GTAAGACAACTACATCAGATTCTTTATGTAGTATATTTGTTTATAAGAATGCTGTTGAAGTAACAAGAGAAACAAAGGATGGATTAGAAACATTTATAGAAGGAGATAAAATAGTTGCATCATGGTGCGGTAGATATGATGATATAAATAAAACACATGAACAATTAGAAATTATTATTGAATGGTATAATGCTTGGACTATTGTTGAAAATAATATATCATTATTTATACAACATATGATAGCAAAGAAAAAACAAAAATATTTAGTACCAAAGCAACAAATAGTATTCTTAAAAGATCTTGGATCTAATAGTACAGTTTATCAAGAGTATGGTTGGAAGAATACCGGTACATTATTTAAAAGTCATTTGATATCTTATGCTATAGAATTTCTTAGAGAAGAGATTAGTCAAGATACAGATGAACATGGTAATATAATTAAAACAACACTTGGTGTAGAAAGAATACCAGACAAAATGTTATTAACAGAAATGATGCAATATTACCCTGGATTAAATGTGGATAGACTTGTAGCATTTTCCGCTCTAATTGCATTTGTAAAGCTTCAACAGTCTAATAGAGGTTATATTAGACGTAAAGAGAGTGATAAGTCTAAGGATAACTTGGAAAAATCACAAAATTTGTATAAATTATCTAGTAGACCTTTTAAAAATTTAGGTAGATCTAGAATAGCAAATAAATCAAAATTTAAAAAATCTGCATTTAAAAATTTAAGATAATGAAAAAATATTGGACAACTACTTCTACAGGTTACTCATCTAATTGGAAAACTAATTCTACCTATGGTAAAGTATATATTACTTATACGCTAAAAAAATAATTTATGAGAATTTTAAATGCTTTACAATTAAAGAATGGTGCAAAAGCAGATAGTAAAGATTATCCATCTTCTGCTGCACTTACGCAACCTACGCAATTTTTACCAGCTAAAAAGAAAACAGATGATTGGGCATCATGGAATTTAGATTGGTTAGAGACAGAAGGTTTAGAGTATCTAAGAAAGACATCTAGAAAACTTCTTAAGAATTATAAGTTAGCAAAAGGTATTATTGATAAAACAGATTACATTATTGAAGAAGATAATGAATATAAAGATTTAATGGATGTACTAACTAAGTCAGATGATTCTGCTTTAGAATTAAAATTTTATCCTATAATACCAAATGTTATAAATGTATTAACTGGTGAATTTTCTAAAAGATTTTCTAAAGTTCAATTTAGAGCTGTTGATGATCAATCATATAATGAAATGTTAGAGAATAAAAGAAAGCTAGTAGAAGAAAATTTATTAGCTGATGCAAAAGCTAATATATTATATGAAATGATAAAGATGGGTTTAGATCCACAATCAGATGAAGCTAAAGAAAAATTAGATGTAGAAAATGTAAAAACACTTCCTGAAATAGAAGATTTTTTTTCTAAAGACTATAGAAGTTTAGTTGAAGAGTGGGCTAGTCATCAACTAATAGTAGATGAGGAAAGATTTAAAATGCATGAACTTGAGGAGAGAGCGTTTAGGGATATGCTTATTACAGATAGAGAATTTTGGCATTTTAAAATGATGGAAGATGATTATGAAGTTGAATTATGGAATCCTGTACTAACGTTTTATCAAAAATCTCCAGATACTAGATATATATCAGATTCTAATTATGTAGGTAAATGTGATATGATGACACCAGCAGATGTTATAGATACTTATGGTTATCTCATGAGTGAGTCACAATTAAAGTCATTAGAAAAAATATACCCTACTAAAAATTCAAAATATCCTATACAAGGTTATCAAAATGATGGAACATTTTATGATCCAACAAAGTCATATGAGTGGAATACTAATATGCCTTCATTAGGATATAGACAATTTGTAAGCAATATGCATAATTCTACTGGTAGAGCAAATGATGTTGTTAAAATGATTTTAAATGAGGGAGAGGATATTAATACTTGGGGTGAAAGAAATATGCTTAGAGTTACAACAGTGTATTGGAAAACACAAAGAAAAGTAGGACATCTTACACGAGTATTAGAAAATGGCACTGTTGTTTCTAAAGTTGTTGATGAAAATTTTAAATTAACAGAGACACCTGTATATAATACAAAATTATTTAAAGAAAAAACAAGAGATAATTTATTGTATGGAGAGCATGTAGATTATATATGGATTAATGAAGTATGGGGTGGTGTTAAGATTGGACCTAACTTACCATCAACATGGAAACAAACTTCTACAGAATTAAATCCTATATACATTGGCATAAATCAAACTAAACCAGGAAGAGTACCATTTCAGTTTAAAGGTGATAGTAATCTTTATGGTTGTAAGTTACCTGTAGAGGGCAGGGTATTTTCTGATAGAAATACAAGATCTACCTCTTTAGTTGATCTTATGAAAGCATTTCAAGTTGGTTATAATATGGTTAATAATCAAATAGCTGATATACTTGTTGATGAACTTGGCACTGTAATTATGTTTGATCAAAATGCATTACCACGTCATTCAATGGGTGAAGACTGGGGTAAAAATAATATGGCTAAAGCATATGTAGCTATGAAGGATTTTGGTATGCTACCATTAGATACTTCTATTACAAATACAGAAAATGCTACAAACTTTAATCATTATCAGACATTAAACATGGAGCAGACAAATAGATTAATGTCTAGAATACAATTAGCAAATTATTTTAAAGGTCAAGCATTTGAAGCTATTGGTATAAATCCTCAAAGATTAGGTCAAGAAATTTCAAGACAAACAGCAACTGGTGTACAACAAGCTGTACAATCTTCTTTTGCACAAACAGAAATGTATTTTATACAGCACTCAGATAACCTTATGCCTAGGGTGCATCAAATGAGAACTGATCTTTCACAATACTATCATAGTAATACACCTAGTGTAAGATTAAATTATATATCAAGTGAAGCAGAAAAAGTTAATTTTCAGATAAATGGAACTGAGTTATTGATGAGAGATTTCAATATTTTTTGTACTACTAAAACAAATCATAGAGCAATATTAGATCAATTAAAACAATTAGCTATACAAAATAATACAAGTGGTGCTAGTATATTTGATTTAGGTAGTGTTATAAAAGCTGAGTCTATTGCTGAAGTTACAGATATATTAAAAGATTCTGAAAAGAAATCAAAAGAAGAAAGACAGGCTCAATTGAAACAACAACAAGAAATGCAACAGCAACAATTACAAGCACAAGCTCAAGAAAAAGCAGCTGAACGTGAGTTTAAGAAAGCTGAAAATGAGGCTGAGCGTAAAAAAGATATTACTGTTGCAGAAATAAGATCTGCTAGTTATGGATCACAAGCAGATATTAATCAAAATATGCAGAGTGATTTTCAAGATGCTATGGAAAATATACGTAAAAGAGATGAGTATAGAGAGCAAATGAACTTTAAAAGAGAAGAATCTGCTGTAAGAAATTCAAATGATCAAGCTAAGATGGGAATAGATAGAGAAAAACTTGCAACTCAAAGGGAAATAGCTAATAAAAATTTAGAAATTGCACGTGAAAATAAAAACAAATATGATGTGCAAGGTGGAGAAAAAAGTTAATAAAATAGTAAAAATTAAATGATAGCTATATACTGTCACAAATTTTAAATTTAAAAAAAATTTTTAAGGTTTATCATAAAAAGATTTACTATATTATATATATAAACGTTATAAAACCAAATAATTATGGCTGAAAAAGAAACCAAAACAGTTGATACAAAGGTTGAACAAGTTGATGTTAATCTTGATGACATTTTTAATGCAGCACCAGGAGGAGAATCAATTACACTACCAGAAGAAAGTGAAAAAAAACCTAGTGTATTTAGTAGAAAAAAGCCTGTAGATACAAGCTTTTTATATGAAAATAAAAAACAAGAAAAGAAGGAAGAAGTTGTAGAAGAAAAAGTAGAAGAGAAAGTAGAAGCAAAAGAAGAAGTAGTAGAAGAGAAGAAAGAAGAAAAACCTAAACAGGAAAGTAAAGAAAGTATAGATGAGGTCTTAGGTTTAAATGAAGAAGTAGAAGAAGAAGTAGTTGAGACACCTAAGAAAGGAAGGAAAAGAATAGAAGGTATAACTGATGTTTTTTCAAAACTTATTAAAGATGAAAAAATTATACCTTTTGATGATGATAAGGAGCTTGATGATTATTCAGCAAAAGACTGGGAAGAATTGATTCAAGCTAACTTGGATGAAAAAGTTAATCAGGTAAGAAAAGAAACACCTAAGCAGTTTTTTAATAGTTTACCTGAAGAATTACAGATAGCTGCTAAGTATGTAGCAGATGGTGGTAAAGATCTAAAAACTTTATTTGGAGCTTTATCAAAAGTAGAAGAAACAAGAGAGCTAGATGTAAAAAATGAAAATGACCAGGAGCAAATAATAAGAGAATATTTAGGTGCAACTGGTTATGGAACAGCAGAAGAGATAAAAGAAGAGATTGATATTTGGAAAGATCTTGGCAAGCTTGAACAGCAAGCTAATAAGTTCAAACCAAAATTAGATAAGATGCAAGAAAAAGTTGTTGCTAAAAGATTGCAAGAGCAAGAAATGAGAAAGAAGAAACAGCAACAAGCTTCTGAAACATATATGAATAGTGTATATGAGACTTTAAAAGGTGGTGAGATTAATGAAATAAAGCTAGATAGAAAGACTCAATCCTTGTTATATAATGGATTAGTAGAACCTGCTTATCCATCTATATCAGGAAAAAATACAAATTTGTTAGGACATCTTTTGGAGAAGTACCAGTTTGTTGAACCAAACTATCCATTAATAACTGAAGCATTATGGTTATTAGCAGATCCAAAAGGTTACAAAGCTAAATTGATGGAGAAAGGAGAAAGTGTAGCTACAGAAAAAACAGTGAGAAAGTTAAAGACAGCTCAATCACAAAAAGCAAGTTCTGCAGCGTCTGTAACAGAAAATAAAAATACTAGAAGAAGTGGCTCAAGAAAGCTACCTAGAAATAAAAATATATTTAAAAGGTTTTAATATATTAATTAATGTTTAACAATTAAAAATAAATTTCAATTATGGCAACTCCAGTTTTAAATAATGGGATTTTCCTAAGAGATACTAACTATAAAGCAAGTTCTCATGTTGATTCTTATCACTTAACAAACATGCTCGGGGACACAGAACCTATGGATATGGGTCCTATTGACATGTGGGCAATGATGCAAAAGGTAGAGATGCCATTGTATCAAATGGCTTCATTTGGTGGTGCGAATACAATACAAGTAGATAATGCTAGAGGTGAGTATAAATGGCAAACTCCCGTTGCTCAAGACCTACCATATATCGTTAAAGATATAGAGGCAGGTGGTGACCACTTTGGTCAGGACGGAACTACATTCAAAATTATGCTTAATAAAAGAGCATTTGGTCATGGTGACATTATTACTTATGATAAGTATAATGGTGCTGAACTTTACATCACGGCTGATGACATTTATGAAGCAGGTGAAGGTGTGGTTTATACTGTTCAAATGGTAAATAATTCAACCTCAGCAACTTTTGATAGAGCAAAGTATCTAAAAGCAGGTACAAAATACTTTAGAAAAGGTTCTGCAAGAGGTGAGTATGGTGAAAGATTTTCAGATATTACAACTTCAAATGGTTTCCGTGAATTCTATAACTTTGTAGGAGGAGCAGAAGCACATGTACATTATTCAGTATCATCTAGAGCTGATCTTATGATCAAAGGTGGTATGAATGCTGATGGTACTGTTCCAGTTACGGAAATTTGGAGATCTTTTGACAAAGGTTTAGATCCATCAATTTCTTCATTAGAATCAATGGTAGAGATTATGGGTGCTGACTATGTTAGAAGAGCTTTTGATAATGGAGATCTATCAAGAACTTTCCTTACTAATTTAGAAGCAGCTCATCTTTCTAAAATTGCAACAGATATTGAAACGTACCTAATGTGGGGACGTGGAGGTAGAGTTAAGCAAGACGGACCAGATGACATTAGACTATCAGTAGGTCTTTGGAGACAATTAGACAACTCATTTAAAAGAGTTTATAATAAAGCTTCATTTAACTTAGATATGTTTAAGTCTGAGCTTTACAACTTCTATCAAGGTAAAGTTGATCTAGATGGACCAGATCCACAAAGATCTTTAATTGTACAAACAGGTATTGGTGGTATGCAGTTAATCAATAAAGCTATCAAAGATGATGTTAGCATGATTAACCAAGGTAACAATGGACAAGCTCCTTTTGTTATTAATGCTGATAGCGTTGGTGCAGTTACAGGTCAAGGAATGGATATGGGTTATGGATATGCATTTACATCATTTGTAATTCCATTCTTAGCAAACGTTAAGTTTGTTCTGAATCCTGCATTTGACAACTTACATACTAATGATATTGAGAATCCGCTTATTGACGGAAGACCTTTAAGTTCTTATTCATTTATAATCTTTGATGTAACTGATCAAGGAAATGATAATATTCACTTATTGAAATTATCATGGGATAATCAGTTAAAGTGGTTCTATCAAAATGGAACTATGGATTATATGGGAAGAACTCAAGGATTCCAGTCTAATGGACAATTTAATGGCTATAGAGTTTATATGACTCAAACAATGCCTGGTATTTGGGTTAAAGATCCAACCAAAGTATTGAAGATAGTTATGAAGAATCCTACTACAGGTGGTTCATTCTAATATGTTCTTATTTAGAAGAGGGATCTAATGGTCCCTCTTTTAAATTTTATTTAATAATTTAAAAAACCTTTTAAAAATGGCTAAGAAAAAAACAACTAAAAAAGAAGTAGTAGTAAATGATATTGATACAATGGAAACTACTATAGATACTTTACAACCTGAAGTTTCAATGGAAGACTTCACAATGATTGAAAAATATCAACAAGGAAAAAATCAAACTATTGCTATACGTCCTTATGTTACAAATGATGAAAACATGGGATTAGAAAATTATAATATGTCTTTATATGATAATGTATATCATGAAGAACAATTAACATGTTTAGATATAAATGGTGTTAGAAGATATATTACTGGTTTAAATGAGTTTGCTCCAGAAATAAAACAATTAGAACCTTCAAAAAGAAAAGCTAAAGTAAAACAGATAAGAACAGCTGTAGCTGAATTAGAAAAAGAATTAGCACAAAATGTTATATCTGTAGATGATCCAGAGTTTTGGAATAAAGTAAAATTACTTAGACCTAATAATGATGAGTTTTGGTCTAAGATAAGTGTAAGAGCTGGTAATGATCCTTTATATTTAGATCCAAAAAAGGATGCATATGATTTAATAAAAATCTTTGCAATAGAAGCAGGAGGATTTTCTATAGTTGCAAAAAGTTTAGAAGAAGCTAAAAGAAAAGGACCTAGTTGTAAATTTTATTTAGATAATGTAAAAGATACAGTTAATACTAGAACTAAGACTTCTAAAGTTAGAAATAGAGCACTTGCTGCATTACAAAACTTGTATGATACTAATCCTACAAAATTAAAATATGTTGGTATGGTTGTTGATCAATATCAAGCATATAATAATTCAACACCAAATGATGTAATATATGAAGATATGGATAATTACATTAATGGTTTTGGTAGAGAGTCAAATAAAAGTAATGCTGCAAAACAGTTTTTAGATACTGCTAATTTAAGTTTAGATGAATTAAAACTAACAGCTGTTATTAAATGTGCAAGATATTATAAATTTTTAATGGATAAATCTGATGGATTTATTTATACAGATAATAATGTAAGACTTGGAAGAACTTTAGACGATGCTCTATCTTTCTTGAGCAGTCCTTTAAATGATGAAGTCTTAATGTACGTTTTAAAGAAAGTAGAACATGAATGGTCATTATAGATGAATAATACAACCCTACAAGTTAAGATAAAGCAAAGAATGAACAAGATTGATAGTCAGGACTATGACAATATCAAATCTTGGGAAATTGCTGAAGCTTTTAATAAAGCACAATTAGAATGGTGTAGAAGGCAGTTAGCAGGTACAAATATACGTAAAGAGGGAGATGAAATGTCCAAAAGACGTATAGATGATTTAAGTATTCTATTAACTAGAAAAAAACTTGTAGGAGTTGATATTCAATATAATGATACATATGGATATTTTCAAAGTAGTAATTTTGGATCTATATATGATCCACAACAAGGTGGTGATTATTTAGAGTTTAAAAAGATTGAGTGTAATTCACAACAATGTTTTCCTTTTACTAATGCTACAACTACAACAGGTATAGTAGAGAATGAAAGCACTATACCAGGGTATTGGCAAACAAATTATGAAACAGTTGTTACAAATACTCCTGGCAGCACTGAGGAAATTACAACTAGTATACAGAATGTTCCTATATTTGGTTTTTATACACATGGCAGCCCTTCTGGAGATTTTATCCCATCACAAAATAGAATTGAAGATTGGGGAGAATATGGCGATCCTAATCAACCATTTTGGCCCGGGATTCCAGCAACACAAATAACAACAAATGAACCTTGGGTTTTTAATAATAATTTGTTTCCTCCTATAATTTTTGATAATGGAACAGGTAATGTAGTTTATAATAATAATATTGTAATGCCTATTTTGGATTCAGCAGGACCAATAACTGGTTGTAATTATTGTGGTTTAACAGGTTCTGAAATTATTAATAATCCAAACTTATTACAGTTTTTTGCTGAAAAAGCAAATGTAAATGTAGGATATGTTATAGGTGGACCTAACAATGAGCTTTTAGATTTTACACAATCACCAGCTGTGCTTAGCTCAATACCTGATTTAAGTGCTCAGGCAGGTGGTGTTAATGGTGTTTTAAATGAACAATATCCATATACTAATGCTCCTAATAATTGGATTAATAATACAATACAATTATTTGATGTTCAAACTGATGCTCTTTGTGCTTCATCAGGTTGTTGGTTTGTGCCAAATAGTGTTCAATTTCAAACTTTTAGTATAAGTAATTGGGAAACAATACCTGGTAGCACAGATTTAAATATAATTGAAACAGATCCTACTTATATACCAGATCAAACAATTACTTATCAAACAGAAGAAACTATAGATGTACCATTTCAAAAATGTTATTGTGCTCCTGGTGCTGATAAAGAAAGATTTTGTATTAAACCACGGACTATGACTGTATATCAATCTGAGGTAGCTAATGTTGATTTAATACTTAGAGATCCATTAAAAAGACCTGATTTTGATTGGTGTGAAACATTTTGCACTTTAGAATCTAATCAGGATAATAATAATAATCCTGCTATTAGAATTTGGAGAAAAGATTTTTTTATAATGGATCCTGTATTGGTTTATTATAGAGTTCCTAGGAGAGTAGAGATATTAGGATCAGTTGATCCTTATAACGGAGCAGATGTATTAGCAAATGTTGAATGTGAATTTAAAGATGATATAGTAGAATTATTAATAGATTATACTGCATCTATACTTGCTGGTGATATTAGTGATGCTAATCAAATGATTAGAGGAGAACAGCAAGGTGAAAAAAATAACTAGTATACAAAGACTATTGCTTATTTTTTGTATATTATATATATAAAACCTTCTTGTTTATTTATGGGTCTTTTATAGACCTCAAGTTTATTTTATAAAATTATTAATTATGAGTTTATTTCCAAACGCGTTTAAAAAAACGTTTGTTCCAGGTGATGTACATACAGCAGCTGGAGCCGCAACAATTGATATGACCTCTCAAAAAGTAGGATTATTTGATCCTAATACAAATTTAAGTATAGCAACAGGTTCACTAGCTGCACATAACGCTGCTGTACCTGCTTTGTTTTACTTTGCACAAGGATCTTTTTATGGTTCAGATACTGTAGGAAACAATCCTGGCATTGGAGGATATCAAGAAACATTAAAGAGTAAAGTGTTAAATCCAAGATATACAAGTTTTGTTGGAAAAATGGATGCACAAGCTGCTACAAATGATGCAATTACTTTAACTGCTCAACATAATTGTTTTCCATGTGGAACATTAGGTATGATAAGAGTTGATATTAAAGGATCTCCAGCATTAAGATTTATGGATAGAAATATGTATAAGGTATTTTCTTCTAATAATATGTGTTGTACTACAGGTGAATCTTATCAAGATCCAACTTGGGTATTAGCTAATATTGCAGATGAAATTGCTGGTGATACTTTTTGGTCACAATTTCTTACAGTAGGTTTAAATACATCTACTAATGGTGGTGGTTCATTTAGTGCAGTAACTGCTTCTTCTGGTTCATTTGTAACTGGTTATAATAGTGGTTCTCCATTATCTACAATTACTTCATCTAACCAAGGGCAGTTAACTTTAACTGCTGCATTTAGTAGTACTACATTTGGTAACAGTTCTTTTGATCCTAGAGATTATCATGAAATGGAGCCAATTATTATTACTAGTGCTGATGTATTAGATGAGCAAGGTGATGTTTGTGTTACTTGTGGAACTTTTGCACATACTGCAAATGGTGCACAATTAATTGGATCTGGTGAAACAGTTTTACGTGATCTTATTTTATCTGAATCTTATAGACAATTTCATTTTCCAGTGGGAAATAAAAATGCTTCTAGAATGAGAGAGATAGAACAAGGTGCTGATTTATTTACTTATGTTGATAGAACACAAAATGATTATAATTCTTATTACATACAACATCATGTACCAAGATTTAATAATCCTTCTGGAACATTTGATAATGATCAATACATGTTAAAATTTGTTGCTAGGGATGCTGTTGGCGCAGATGGTGATTTAGTTACTTTATTTGGAACTAATTTACCTGCATGGGCTGGTATTCCATTCACAGATCTTAATTCAGTTGATTCTCAACCATAATCATTACTGATTAGATTTTATAAAAGGGCGGGATTATTCCTGCCCTTTTTATTTTTATATACTATTCATTTTTTGTATATTATTTATGAGTACTATATTAAATTAATCCTATGGCAGCAAAGCATATATTAAGTCTGGAGATACCCTCCGTTACCAATTGTGATATTTTTAGTGTAAAAGATACAAGTCAGTATGCAGAAAATTTGCCTATAGAATGTCCAGAATTATTAATTACACCTCCTGGTTTTAATGCACCATACATGGTTGAAGTTCAACCTGGATTTAATTTAAATTTAACACCATGTGCTTTAGGTTTTCAAACACATGGTTGTGATGAAAGCACAGCTCCTTTTCCTGATGGAGTTTATACAATAGGTTATAGAGTTCAGCCACATGAAAAAGTTGTTGTTCAATATCATTATTTAAGAGTTACTGAAATATTAAAAAGATATTTTGAAAAATTATGTCATTTAGACATAACACCTTGTGAGCCAACATTTGCAAAACAAAAATTATTAAGCAATATGAGATTTGTAAGAACAATGATAGATGCTGCAAAAGCAAAGGTAGAGTATGCTAATAATATTGAAGAGGGTTTACAACTTTATAATTTTGCTCATAAAAGATTAAATAAAATAAGTTGTGATAATTCTACTTGTGATAATTCTTCTTATTAATTATGGGATATACTAAAGACTATAATAATAATAAAAAAGATCAAACTCAAAGAATAAACATTGAGAAAAAGTTTGCTGACTATGTTTATAAAGAATTTAGATCACAAAGATTTGGTTTAGCTTCTTGTTGTCCTATTGATTTATTAGATAAATTTACAATTAAGAAAGAGATTTGTGACTGGTATGATAATGAACTAGAAACATTTTCTAAAATTGAATATGAATTTAAAAATTTTTTTCCTATACCAGAAAATAATCCAGATCTATTTGATACTATTACTGAAACAATAACTACTACAACCCCTATTATAACATACACAACAACTACAATAGTTGAAGGTGAGCCTATTTATGTTGTTGATACGTGTCAAAATAACTGTGTATATCCTCCAATATTTAAACCTACTCAAGATCAATTATTTAATATAGGTAATGCAGGTAGTACTGGTACTGAAAACCCTGGCTTATTACCAAATCAAGTTTCAGCAAATGCGGCAATTAAATTACTTCAAACAGATTTAGAGTTTATACCTAATAATTCAGGAAATGCAGAAGTTACAATTTATGCTCCAATAGATGGACAATCAATGCTTCAATACTATTTAAATGATAGTTCTATTTCTATTGATTCTTTATTTGTACCCGCTGTAACAGATACTCTTAACTTTCCTCCTAATTTATTTACAGATCCTCCTGAAACATATTTTGTTCCTGTATCACAATTTACTTTAATACCAGGTATTAATGCATTTAATGGTCTACCTAGTGTTACTGTTGCATATAGATATAAAGATCCAGGTTTATCTGTAATATCAGGTGGTGGTGAAGAAATAATAGTTAATGGAGAAACAATGTTTAAGAGTAACAATGATGGTGATATTGGTCCTACTCTTTTTGGTAATACAAAAAGTTTTCAAGCTAGTTTAGGAACATCATCTCAATATTTTAATCTTAATGGTGGATTATTTTATGGATCACAAAATGCAAATAAACAATTAAGGGTTGTTGTTAAAGATGGTTTTGATGTTTATTATGTAGATCCTCTTATTGGTGGACAAGGTATTAATTTAAATTTTCCTGATCCTAGTGTATATTATTATGCAAATGAAAATGTAAGTGGGAATTTTGAAGGTGATCAAACATTATGGTTTGAATTACCATACTTTTTTGAAGAACCTACTATAAATGCTCAATTACAAAAACCAAGTTGCTCTTTTAATTTTGGTGTTGGAACTACAACAATTGCAGATAATATAAGTTTAACAGGTAATATTGTTGAGCCAGGTGTTTTAGATAATGAATGTACTTTTATAGGTATTGAAACTACAGAAGAAGAAGTTATTACTGTTACAGAGGGAGGTGAAACTATTACTGAAACAGTTACAAAGTTTACTTGTAAAACTGATGATGAATATGTAGTATTTAAAGTTTGTGATCAGAATGGAGATTATATAGAAGGATATGAAATAATATTAGATGGAGGTAATATAGGTAAAACAGATCAATATGGTATACTAAAAACAACTATACCTAATGCTTCCGTTAATACAAAGCATACAGTAAATGTATGTTATTGTTTTGAAACAACAGGTGCTTGCACTCAAAAAGAAATTAAAATTACAGTTACAGATGATGAAATAGTAGATCTTACAATTAATAAAGCTGATTGTATAGATATTTCAGAATCTGAATAACTTGGTTACTAACTAAATCTTTTGTATATTATTATATATAGTAATCTCAAGAGATTTTTAAAAAAATAAATTTATGTTACCACTTAGTACTGGAAATACGCAAGGATGTAAACCTATATCATCTAATTGTGTTGTATGGCAAGGTCCAGATTTAAATTGTATTAATGTTTGCAATGGTGATACTATTAGTATTATTATAGCAAAAATGGCTGAATTAATTTGTACATTAATTGATACAGGTTTAGAAGCTAATTTTGATATAAGTGGTATAAATCAAAACTGTGTAATAAATAATCCACCATCTTCTGATTTACAAGGTCTTATTCAGGATATAATTAATACAGCATGTAATAATTTAAATAACATTACCAACCTACAAAATACAGTAAATGTATTAATTGAAGGTATTGATGATCTTGAATTAGAACAAGGTCCAACAGGACCTGCAGGGCCTCAAGGACCATCAGGAGAATCAAGTGTTATTACAAATATACAAGATAATGGTAATGGTACTTTTACTGTTACATATCAAACTGGTGATGTTATTGTAACAGAAGATATTTCAACTATCCCTGGTATTCAAGGGCCTCCAGGTGCCCCTGGTGACCCAGGTGTTCCAGGTGCTCCAGGTAATCCAGGTAACATAAAAGTTAGACTACCTAAATGTATTATAAGTTTATTAGGTACTATAACTGATAATAATACTGGTAATATACTAGGTGAAAATGATACCATGTTTCTTCAGGTGCAAGATGCAACAGGAGTGGCAATACCAAATGCCTATACTGAAAGTTTTACTGATGGTGGAACTGGTGCTGTTACAGTTTATCAATACAGTGGTTGGGTAGATTTAGTTACACAAAAACTTTGTTGTTTATTAGACGGAAGGTGTGCAGATGCTAGTGTAATAGGTACAACAAATGGTCCTAATAGTCCTGCAGTCATGGTAAATGATAGTGCAGTTAGAAATTTACCTATTATAACCCAACTTAGAAATAGAATAATTGCTGTAGAGAGAAAGGGTGCAGCAGTATATACACCACCTAAAATTTTAGCTAGATTTGTTACAAATAGAGTTGGTCAACGTGTAGAAATGCATGAGTTACTATCAGCTTTAGAAATAGACTATGGAAATTTAAGAAAAGCAATAGGCTCAAGTTCTGAAGTATTAAAAGCTTCTAGACAACAATGCATTAATTTATCTGCATCAACTCGTCTAAGTGGTAACGGTGTAATGTCAACATTACCTGGATGGAATAACTCTCCATCTAATTTATCAGAAGCATTTAGTAATGCTTGGAAAACTATATGTGATATGAGAACTGCAGTGGAAACTTTACAAAGTACTGTAACTCCTTCAGGATGTACAGGTTTTGTATATGATCCAAAAATAAGTTTATCTAAAGATGTATCAGGAAATGTAACAGGCATTAAGTTTTTATTTACAGAAATGAAAATACCAGAAGGCTATTCAGATTCTGATAAAACAAAAGGCACTAAAATTATTATAGAAGATTCATCTCTTAATACTTTTGTAAAGTATGCTAACATTAGTAATTTACAAAATAGTGCAACAGGATTTACTATTAGTAATTTAAGTACATCAGGTTTAGATGTAACAAGCAATTTTAAAGTTAAAATAGAATTTGCATTTACTGATGGATCTAATTTGTGTGAACGAATTATGGAGTTTACTTTAGAAAATACTTCTGCTTGTCCTACAGTTACTTTAGCAACTACAGGTGAAACTGCTATAACATATAATATTACTGGTTTAAATACTTCATCTAAATCAACATATGAGATTATTGTAGAAGATCAATCAGGATCTATGATGTCTAAGCAAACTATTAGTCAGCCATCATCTATAACTTCATCAGGTAAAGCATCTGGTTTAATAGCAGGTACTAATTATGATATATATGTTAAAGTAACTAGTTTGGCAGGAAATGTTTCTACATGTGATAGAATAACCTTTAAAACTTCAGCTCCTACATGTACTTCATATTCTTATGTATCAACTGATTATAAGACAACTGCTGCAGATTTAGGATCTACTACTAAAACAGTTGCTACTTTTAAAAGTGGTACTATAACTACCGCATGGATAGCTGGTTTTGATGCTACAACATTATTACCTTGCGCTTATAAAGGTACTGATAGTACTGCAACAGGTGTAGATGATTCATTTGTTGTAAATACAACACCAATTAGTGATAATCCAACAACAAGTATTAGTTGTGGAAATGTTGCCTATCCAGCTACAGGAATGACTACATTAATGAATTCTAATGAAAATGGATGGCAATATTTAGATGCATTAACAAAAAGTGGTGTAACTTATTATATATATGCGCTAGTAAATACAGCTAATAAAAGTATAGATCAAATTGTATTTTGCTGTGATTGTAAACCTTCTTATGTAAGAACTAAATATGGTAGTACTTCAACCATATCAACTTCAGAAGCGTATCTCCCTGATAGACATTCTTGGTATGCAGTTAGTGGTCAAGATTTAAGAATTCCTATTGATATAGTAGGTCATTCAAAACAATCAACTCCAATTAAATGGAGTGCATCAGCCGCATTAGGTGGATCAACAAAGTTTTTATTATCTAGTGATAAAGATTATGATTCTGCATTAGGTGGCACTGCTCAATTAATATATACACCTTCTGCAGGTAGACCAACTGCTGGTATTGATTCAATAGATGTATATGCTGAAACAGATTGTACAATTGGTAATCCAGGAAATAGAACTATTAATACTGTTACTATTCCTATAAATGATGCTAATTTAATATCAAATATTGATACAGATATTACAGTGTTTATAGATACAAATATAATTACACTAAGCGAAGCTGAAATAATAAAAACTGAGTTTGATAGAGTTAAAACTGTAATTCAAAGTACTTGTTCTACATGGACTGGAACTGTAAATTATGTTCCTATAACTGGTAGTAATACTGGAGATTATTTAGAACATACAAAAGCAATGGTTGATATGAAAGCTGGAGGAACAGGTAGTGTAACTGTTTCTAATGGGTACACAACTGTTAAAAGTTTACCAGCATATTGGACACCAGGATCATCAAGTTCAATTCCTAGTACTGTTAGTATAGTTTCTTTTATTGGTGATGTCAATGGTAAAGGAAATTATGGTGGTGCAAGTTTAACAAATGGTTGGGGAGTTCAACCTACTGCTAAATATCAACAAAACTATGATGAATTATTAGATATACTTTATATTAATGGAACAACTAGAACAGCTTGGGGTGCTTCAAATGGATGTACTTATAAAAAGTTTGATTTAAAACAAACCATAATTCCAGTAGTAACAGGATCACAAGATAACAGTGCAGCAGCAGTTTTACAAGTTGCTGGGGCAGTAACAGGAACAGTTCTTTCATCAACAGGATTAAAAGGTTTTCCTACAGGTAGTGTAAAAAATCCAATTAATATAGATCAATATATAGGTCCTAAATCTTCTCAAATGGTTCCTTATAATGGTACAACTGTAGGCGGATCTAATACTATAATTGGCTTGTATAATTATGGATTTAGAATATTACCTTTTATAGATAAAAGTTATTTAGAGACAGATTCTAATATTTATTCAGGAGGGGATCAATCAAATTTTGTAGGTGATGCTATAAAACGTTTAATAGGTATTGATAGTTCTGGAATGGGATTATCTAAAGATTCTAAGTGTCCTACAAATACTGATAGTGTACAACTAATGAGTGGCACATTAAATGGTAGCGTAGTTAGTACTTATGGAAATGATGCAGGTGATCCTACAAACTGTACTAAAGCTGGTAATGTTGGAACATCAGCAGCTAGTTGTGTACCATTATATAATTCAACAGGAGTAGAATTTGACCCAAGTGTTCCAGCTTATGTAACTGTATCAGGTGGTAATGTAAATGCAGTAACAGCTCAACCTGTTGATGGTGCATATTATGCGCAACAGGGTCCAGCTGCTCAAAATGCTGTAAGAAGAGCAGCTCAGTATGATAGAGATGGTGCTAGTACTGGTGCGTATTGGGTTAATGTTAAAGTTGTAGCAGCTTGTTAATAATTAAAAAATAAAGAAATGGCTTGTCAAAAATGTGCTTCTAATCAATCTACTTCTTGTTCTTGTCAAGGAACAAGTTATACTATACCTACAAATGCTGTATATGGAGATTCAACTTGTAAGTTACCCGCAGAGCCTTGTGAAAGTGTTACATGTAGTGAGTGTGTAAGACATTGCCATCAAGAAGATAAATGGTGTGTAAAGTATCCTACTGTTACAGGGGCTGTTGAATTATGTATGAGAAGGGGAGAAAGATTAGATCAGTTTTTACAAAAAATTGCTTTAGCTAGTTCTAATGCTGCAGTATATCCTTTTGCAGTTAAAAACTTTTTTGTAGATAATTTAACAGGAGGTGCTAATCCTACAATTAAGTTTATATGGTTTGATTTTGAACCAGCAGTTACAGGTATAAAATTATTGTATGCTCCTGAAGGATCTGGAGATTTTCAAGCAATACCAGCATTTGCAAATATAAACCCTCTATTAAATAATACATTTACTGTTGATAGTACTATGATTCCTTTAACACCTGGAACAACATATAAATTTAAATTATCAACAACTACATTTGGAAACACAGTTGGTGCTGAAGAAGCTGTATATGAAAGCGTAGCATCAGTAATGCTTACTGTAACTATCCCAGCATAGCGAAGCGTGGAGATTTTTTTGTTGGTTTTACTCTACAAAACGCTCTGAACCCTAGATACTCATCTGGGGTTCTTTTTTTTATTAACAATTTTTTTATATATTAGCAACACTAATTAACATAGCTATCCCCATGAATTTAAAACAAAAGGTAAAAAATGCACTTAAGTGGAAAAAAAATACAGAATATTGCGCAGAGAGATTAGGTATAACAGAAGAAGAATTTGATAAAATAAAAAAAGAAATATATGCAGAAGAAAAAGAAAAAAGAAAAGAAGAAAGAGATATGGGATATGTCACAGATGATTGTACGTCATCATATGACATTGAAAAGGGTCAAGGAAAAATTACTGGAATCTCAAATACAGAACCTAAATCTGCTGAAGAAATTATACAAATATTAAATATTGATACAACACAATGGAAGTTGTCACAATATTGGAATAAACAAATGTCAGATCACTGGCGTATATCAGCTTTAATTACAAAACTTAAAAATAATGATACAGCTCACATAGAGCAACTGCTTGAAAAATGGCAGCCTAAGAAGTTTACACCAGTTAAAAGGATTAAAAGTCAAGGTAAAAAAGATGTGTGTGCTATATTATCATTACAAGATATTCATTTTGGTAAACAAGGAAATGAAACTATAGATAAAGATTTTGAGGAAACTATTATGGATCTTGTAGAAAGAGCACACAGTAGTCACAATCTTAAAAAAATATTTTATGTAGTGGGAGGAGATCTTATGAATATGGATACATGGGGTGGAACAACTACTAGTGGCACACCTTTAGATAATTGTTCTACAGCTACAGATGCATATATGCAAGCATTTGACGCTTTATATTGGAGTATTAATTTTTTAAAACAGTATTGTGATGATCTTCAAGTTGTATATATACCTGGTAATCATGATAGATTATCTTCATTTCATTTAGCACATGCATTATCAAGATCTATAGATGATCCAAATATACTTTGGGATGTTACATATCTTGAAAGAAAAGTATATACATGGGGTGATAATTTTTTTGCATTTGAACATGGTGATGTAAATACTAAAAATTCTCTTTTACTTTATGCTACAGAGTTTTCACAACAATGGGGTATAACTAAGAATAGAACTTTATTTACAGGTCATTTACATCATAAAAAAAAGATAGAATACATTACTACAAATGAACGCACAGGATTTTTATTAAAAATATTACCAAGTCTTTCTAGAACAGATTATTGGCATTATCATAATAAGTTTGTTGGATCTAAACGTTCAGGTGTTATAGAATTACATGACTATAGTAAAGGTAATATATGTGAACTAACTTATTCTCCAGATTAATCTATTGTGTATAAACTTTCATTAGTCCTCTTTTTTTTGTAAATTATATTGTATAGTATGATAAGTAATTTTAAAGCTCCGGATTTAAATGCTCCTAGATATAGGGAAAAAGTTTTAAGTCTGTTAAATGCAGACTTATTTAAAGACTTTAAAGACAAATATCCTATGTATAGTGACATAGATAATTCTAAGTTAAAAAGTATTATAAATTCATACAATAAAAAATTATGGGAAGAGGTAATTAAAAGTAGAGAGGGTGTAGAATTACCAGACTCTTTAGGATATTTATTTATAGGAACTTGCCCTGCTGCTAAAAGTGTAAATACAAATTATTCATTATCAAAGCAATATGGTAAAGTCTTACAAAATAGGAATTTAAAAACAGATGGTAAAATTGCTAAAATATTCTATACAAATCTATCAACAAAGTATAGATTTAAAAATAGAGATTTGTGGCAATTTCAAGCTGTTAGACAATTTAAAAGAACTGTTGCTAAAACTTATCCAGATAACTGGCCTAAATACATTGTTATGGAAAGTAAAAGGAGAGTTAAGGATATGTTTATAAAATAAAAGTTTATAATATGCAAAGAATAGGAGATATAATTTCTCGGATTAGAGGTCAAATAAAAGCTGAATCTGAGGATGCTTTTGTTACAGATAGATACTTATATAGTTTAATTAAAAAGTATGCACAACTTTTTATGAGAAGGCAAGACAGCACTAATAAGCTTAAGAAGTTTAATAGTGTATGGCAAAGTTTAGATTTTGTAGAGCTAGTAGAAGTTGATAAAATAGAATCTAAATGTTGTGGTATTCAAAGTGATTGTAAAATAAAACGTACTAGATTAAAACTTCCAGCATTTATGGAAGGTTATTGGGGACCTTTAATTAGAACTGTATCTTCTATTGATGGATCTATAGAATGTCAAGCTACTTCACCTGGCACATATACATCAATGACCAGATCTACATCATTTAAATATAATAAAACAAAATATTTCTGGTGGTTAAATGACTATTTATACTTACCTAATGTAGAATGGGATGCAATTAAAGTAGAAGGTATATGGGAAAATGATATATCAAAATTTAATTGTGATCCTTCTGATGATTGTATTCCTAGATATTTACAAAGAATATATGTACCAGAATTTCTATTTGCAGAAATAGAACAACAAGTGTTACAAGAAACCTTTAATACAATGAAAGTTCCTGCAGAAAATGCGGATGATAAACAAAATATAAATAGATAATGGCAATCTCACATAAATATAGAACGTTTAATCAATTATTAGAAGATGTAACTATAGATTTTTCTAGTCAAGCTTTAGAAGGTATGGTTGAACCTCAACAGTTAATTAGAGTTGCAATAAGAGTTAACTATGATTTAGGTTTAAGAATTAATAGAACAAAAGAATATCTTTTAGAAGTAGAACATGGTAAAGCAAAAATGCCAGCAGATTTTAAATATTTAAATTATGCTTTTGTATGTGATGAATTTAAAATAGTAAATACACTTCCTTCAGGTACACATATTGACACAACACAACCTAAATATGTACCAGCTCCTGATGGTGGTGATACAGGGCCTTGTGATGATCCTACATGTAAAGATGTTTGTATTGTCCAAACTTGTCCAGATGAAAAGAATGGAGAAACTGTGTTTAATCAATATATGGTTGTTCAGTATATGGGTGCTGAACAGTATAGAACTTCTAATAGATTTTATCCTTTAAGAATTAAAGATAGTATTGGATCTGTACAAAACGGATGTCCAAATATGAATGTAGAGGCTGTTGATATAGCTGAAATAAGGGATGGTTATCTTTTAACTAATTTTGATACTGGTAAAGTATTTATAAGTTATCAAGGAGCTATGGAGGATGAGGATGGTAATCTTTTAGTTTTAGATCATCCTTACTGTAATGAATATTATGAGTATGCTTTAAAAGAAAGAATATTAGAGAACATGTTATTTGATGGAGAAAATGTATCACAAAAATTAGGATATATACAAGGTAGATTAAGAGCAGCTAGAAACAATGCTTTAGGATTTATAAATACACCGAACTTTAAAGAAATGCAAAAAATATGGGAAGTAAATAGAAAGGCACAATATAATAATTATTATAATATGTTTAAAAGCTTTCCTACAACTAGAATGTAATGGCAAAAAAACAATCAAATTTTAAGCCTGTTAATACCTCAAATATAGATACAGATGTATTTATAAAAGGTATGAATAAAGACTCTCATAGAAGTTTTGTTGGAAAGGAGAGTTGGACACATTGTAGAAATTGTATAAATAATTCTGCTAAAGGAGATGCTGGTACTGTAGGTAATGAGCCAGCAACTCTTCTATGTATTACTACTGGTTATACTATTATAGGTGCTATTTATCTATATGGAGATAAATGGATATTATATTCTACTGATGATACTAATAGTGAAATAGGTTTATTTGATGACAGTGAATGTACTTACAATCCATTAGTAAATGACACATGTTTAAACTTTAATAGATTTAATTTAATAACAGGAGCATCAAAAGAAAATTTTGATTGTACTTGGCAAGTATATTGGGATGACGGACTTAATCCATCTAGAACAATCAACTTAGGAAATAAAGATGAAATATTAGAAAATAATTATATTCCTTATGTTCAAGTACAAGTTGCAGGTTTAGATGTAAATGGAGATCCTTGTGTTGAGTTTGAAAATGTTCAACCATTACAATTAGATTGTGATAGAATACGTTTAGCACCTTTAATGAAAACACCATGTGTAAAACTATCTAAAGCAGATAGTCCTGGTCAACTATTAAATGGATCATACCAAGCTTATATAGCTTATTTAATAAATGAACAACAAATAGGTAATTATATAGGTGTTTCAAATGTGCAAGCTTTATATGATGAAGGTGGCACTGCTTCTTCTTTAGATATTAAGATAACTAATTTAGATACTAATTTTAGTGATTATAAATTAGTATTATTAATAAATAATCAACAACAACCGCAAGCTATACAAGTGGGTATCTATAGCACACATCAAACTGAAATAAATATAGATTATGTTTCAGAAAATAAAGCTACAGCTGCACAAGTAGATATAGCAGAATTGCCATTACAAAATCCTGCATATGAAAGATCAGATCAAATGGTTCCTGTTAATGATTACTTATTAAGAATTGGACCTACAACTAATTTTGATTTTAATTATCAACCGTTAGCAAATAAAATAACTGCCAAATGGGTTTCTGTAGAATATCCTGCTGAGTATTATAAGAATGGAGGTAGCAAACCTACATTTATGAGGGATGAGCAATACTCATTTTTTATTAGATTTATATATAATACAGGAGATAAATCAAGTTCATATCACATACCAGGGCGTGCATACTTAACTAACAATCCTATATATGGAGATGAAAAAGGTGCACCCGGTCAACAAAATGTTTTAAATAATCAAGAGACTGAAATATGGCAAGTAAATAATACTTCATTTGTAGATGACTTTGGACCTTTTGATAATCCTAATACAGATGATGGAGGTGTAATAATTTCTAAAGGTCAAATGGGTTATTGGGAATCTACAGAGTTTTATCCTGCTGAAGATCCTTATGGAAGATGGCAAGAGCTTTGTGGTCAACCTATAAGACATCATAAATTTCCAGATGAACAAACTGATGAAACTGTAGATAGATCTAATGCTGATAATCAAAAAATTAGAGTGCTTGGTGTAGAGTTTGATAATATAGCCTGGCCTGTAGATAATGAAGGACAAATAATAAGAAATATTGTTGGTTATGAAATACTTGTAGGTTCAAGACAAGGTAATAAATCTATCCTATCTAAAGGTATAGTTAGAAATATGAAGCAATATAGATTACCTGATGCTCCACAAACAGGTGGTAACTATGGTGCTGATAATCCATTTCTTACAGACACTGTAGGTATAATGCCTAACTATCCTTATAATGATTTAAGAAATGACCAATTCTTAACAGCAAATGCGCCAGATGGAGGTAATTCAAATAATCCACCAATGCCAGTAAGTGGTGCTTTTCGTTGTGGAGATACTACAGATTTTAGAGGTTGTAATAATTTTTATACATTTCATTCACCAGAGACATCATTTCAAAGACCGTTTTTAAATCCTTCAGAAATGAAAACTTACGGTTACACTAGAGGAAAGCAACAAGGGTTTTTTAGACCTTCAGAAGGTCATCCTAAAAATATATTAATAAGAGACTTTGTAGCAATAATAGCAGCATTTATTGGTGTAGGTTTTGCTATTAGTAAACATCGTGGTAAAAGAACAACTGAGTTAGAAATAGGTGGTACTGTTGGTTATCCTGTTGCAAGTGCTGCTATTGAACCTTTAGAAACAGCATTTACAGCATCTTCATTAGTTGGTCCAGGTTTGGGTGAGGTTGTTTACTTTAATGGTACATCTGGAATAATTGCAGCTAATGCTGTTCCAGCAGGTATAGTAGGGCAATTAGGGGGTAATAGAAAAATTACATTTGAAGGAACAGATGTAAAGTCATTACCTAATATACCCGCTATAATATCTGGTTTATTTACAACAATGCACTATGCTGCTGTTGGTGGACAAGAAGTTGTAGATCTTGTTTATAATGTAGCAGGTGAACATCAGTATGCTTACAAGTATAATTCTTATGGTTTATATTCTATAACATCACCAATACCTATTGATCAAACATTTAGGCAAAATATAACAAAGTCAAGATATGTTGGTAATACATTTCAAGATTTTGGATCAGATGATATTTTTACAAATGTAAGAATTAACAATTTATATAGACCAGCTACAGTAGTTGTTCAAACAAATGGAACTGCTGACAATATTCTTAATGCATTACCTACACCTTTTAACTTTGATGTTTCAAGAAATACTATAGGTAATTTAGGTATAACAGCTTTTCCTACAGCAGACATTAGATCTGATATTGGTGCTCATTATGTTGCAATGAAATTTGCAATGGATAATCAATATGGACAATTAGACGGTATTAAACAAGTTCCTATTCCATGTCCTCAAAGATTTATTAGGCAGGGTGCAAAGCCTGATCAAGATGAAGTAGAAGTTACACCATTAGATTTATTACCTTATGTTTCAACAAATTTAAATAATTTAATTCCTGGTGAAGTATTTAAAACAGAAACTTTATTTGGTGGTGATGTATATATAAATAGATATAGTGAGAAAGTTATAATGCCTTTCTTTTGGGAATTTTTAAATGGTCAACCTGATAACTTTGGATTTGATTATAGAGACTATCAAAATGTTCCTTATCCAAGATATTATATGAGTACAAATAAATATGATATGCATAATTTATTTGCCCCATTACTTGATTTAAGTTTTAACTGGTCAACAGGTGATAGTATTCCTAGTGCTATGCGTAATATGGATAAGGAAGGTGATGGTTTATCTGGATCTTTTGGTGGTGGTGGTACTATTAATATAGGTGCAGCTTCAGGTATAGGAACAGGTGGTCAAGGTGCTGCACAAGGTAGTAGTTTATTTGTATTAAGAAGAGCATACATGTACACTCATAATAGTGGTGTAAATGATTTCTTTGTAGAGTCTGAATTAAATCTTGCATATAGAGCACAAGGTGAAGGTAGAAAAGAAAAATATTATGACTGGTCACAGTTTACAGATCTTAATACTTTATTTCATTCTGATATTATTAAAGAAGGTAATTTTTATAAGTATGATTATTCATTAAGTAAGTCTAATTTAATAAGTCAATTAATAAGTTACAGTTTAATACAAGGTAGAGATTATGATCCAAATGTAGCAGCTACATGTTATGATCACTATACAAAAAGAGTCTTATATTCATTACAAGCATTTAAAGAAGCTAAACAAGATTTCTGGAGAGTATACCTACCAAATAACTATAAAGACTTTAAGAATGCTCCTACAACTATTAAACCTATATCTAAAACAGGAGCAATGATTTTATTTCCACATTTAGCTCCATTATTATTTGAAGGTGTTGATACACTTACAACTGATTTAGATACTAAACTTACTATTGGTGATGGAGGTTTATTTAGTCAACCAATGAAGCAAATTACTACTGCTGATTTGCCACATGAATATGGATCATGTGAAAATTCTAGAAGTGTGATTAATACACCAGCTGGTATTTATTATATCTCTCAAGCTCAAGGTAAAATATTTAATGTTTCAGGTCAAGGTTTAAATAATATTGCTGATGCTGGAATGAAACAATGGTTTAATACATATTTACCATCTAGATTATTAGCTGCTTTTCCAGAAATAGAAGGCACAGATTTTGCTGATAATCCTGTTGTAGGTATAGGATGTCAAGCTGTATATGATCCTAATTATGATATAGTTTACTTTTCTAAAAAAGATTATGAACCTTGTAATGTAGATAGTTGTATAGAGTTTGATCCTACTATTCCTGGTTTTATTAATCCTTGTGAAAACCCTCCTGTTGAAGAATGTCCTGATGGATTTATTCTAAATGAAGAAACAGGATTATGTTGTACTGAGTGTTCTCCAATTCAAATAGATAATGGAGATCAGTGTTGTACTTGGTATTTTCAAGAACCTGATTTTGAATTGCCTAGTGCTCCTTCTGATGCTAATTTTGATGCAGTAGATTTATATTTAGAAAATGGCGGATTTCAAAATGAAACTGGAACTCCTTACTGGCCAGACTGTACATTTACCTCTGATAACGATGGCAGTTGTATTGACCAAATAATGCAAAGTGGGTGGGGAAATGTTCCTAGTCCATGGGAACCTTGCATGAAAGATTGTTGTGATCCTTATTTTATAGATGCTGATGGAATAGAACAGTGTTCTCCAGTTTGCGCAGGTCTTATTCCAACGCCTGACTGTGGTGAACAAGGACATGCTCAAACTACTGATAGTCTTAATGGTGAAATTTTTAGGCAAACTAAAACAAGAACTTGTTGTGGTTTAAAACCATTTACAGGTACTACTTATTTAGGATTAGTACATCAATGGAATGGAAATTATCCAGGAGCATGGCAAGAAGGAGCAAGTCAGGAATTAAAAGATGAAGATGGTAATCCTCAACCAATGACTACTGGTGCTATATATGAAGGAAGAGTAGTAGTAGCAGCAGATTATCAAAAAAATCTTGATGGTGAACCAGGTTCTCCTTTGGTACTTATTGCTGGTATTTTAGGTGAGGAGGCTGAGTTCCCTCCACCTGATCCAGTATATGATACTTATTACACTAATATACCGCCAGAAGAAAATCAAGCACTATATGCTGATTTTCCTTATGATATTTATCAGTCTGCTTATCAGTGGGGCGTAAAATGGGAGATAACATATAATATATTTGAAGATGTTACTTCAGTAGTTGATCTATTCAATTGCCGTTTGAATACTGAAGTTATATTGCAATGGGATGCAGAGTCACCACTTCGTGATTTAGAATTAAATGTATATCCAGTACTAGGTGGACCTAACGAAAATGAGTGGGGTGGATATCAAGGTCAATATTATAATAGACCTGAAATACAAATATGGGGTAGTATGGAGCCTTGTCTTAGTGAGGACGGATATTGGTGTACTGCATTTGATACAGTAACTGTACCAGGTCCTGCATACGGTGATCCTGTAAATGTAGTTGAATATATTGGAAGCCCTGATGATGCAGAATTACTTTGGAGATCAGGAGATATTTCTCAAGGTGGAACAGTGCATCATATAAATACCGGTTGGGTACCATATACTTATACATTACAACCAACAAAACCATGGAAGTATTTTACTTATCTAGTAAACGGTTTACCTGCTATTCACTATCAATTTAGCGGTAGCACCATGACAGGTCAATATAGGGATGTAACTTCAACTGGTGCTTACTTATGTTTAGATAGCCTTACACCTCCTAGTGTTGTAATTACACCTGGGTTTTGTTCGTGTGCTGATCCTTATACTTTAGTTTTTGATGATGGTGAATATCAAACACCTGCAACAGAAGAAGATTGTCTTAATTTTCAAATAAATGGTACTAATCCTGTAATATGCGCATTACAAGAGTGTACAGATAAGGTGTGTACAGAACCCACACTTGTAAACCCTCCTATAGATATAACAAATAGTGAAGACTTTAAAGATGTTTCTTGGACTGCAAGTTATGATCCTAAAATAAAAGGATGGATATCATTTCATGATTGGCATCCAGAACTTACTATATCTAGCTTAAATCATTTTATGACTACAAAAATTAGTAGTATAGATAATTTATATTGTCCACCTAATTATGAGTTAAATCCAATAACTGGTCAATGTGATCCAATAAATATAGAATGCCCAGAAGGTTCAGTTTTAATAGATGGTGAGTGTTGTAGTGTTGCATATGGTGAATTAAATTATAACCCTGGTGATCTTGATAGTGTAGAGTATAACATGAATGAAGGAGTTGTAAATATGTTTACTAGGGTAGATACAACTAAATCTTATACATATAGTGATAAGAATACAATTCAATTTGAAATTGATGATAAAGTATTACAAAATATAAAAAGATTTAAACCTAAGACTTTTAAATTAAATATACCTTTTTATGAGGATGAAACAATTGAGGTTACATTAGAACATACATCTGTAAGAAAGAAAGATTTTGTTTATTTAGCTAGAACTAAAGATGGATATGAAAGAAAAAATATATATCCTAATGTTCGTACATATAAAATTAAATCAGATAATATTAGTGGTATATTAAGTATTTCTGATAACTCAGTAATAGGAACTTTAGTGAAAGATAAAAAGATATCTGAGATACATAGGGCTAATACTAATACACATGTTTTATATAAATCTTCTGATGCTAAAGTTAAATCAACATTCACATGTCTTACAGAAAATGCAAAAGATTCAGCTATAAGAGCAGCAGGTAGAAATACACAAACACCTAGATCTTTAAATGCTCAGTGTATTACAATGGCTTTTGATATAGACTTTCCTACAGCAAATGCGCTTGGTGGTGATCTTCCTAATTTTTTAGAAACTGTAGTAGCTGGAATGAGTGAAATTTATACCAATGAATTAAATACAGAAATTATACTTGGTAGCATGGTAGTTTCAGAAGCAGAAGGTATTATTTATAGTGAACAATTACCTGATATAGTGGATGAAAATGGAAATGTTATTGAAGCAGGAGAGTATGTAATACAATCATCTCAAGAGATGTTAGATTTATTAATTGATACTTGGACAAATACTCCGGAGTTAGAAGATATTGAAAGAACTACTGTTCATTTAATAACTACAAGACTTTCTACTGGTAGAGCTAAAAAGTTAGGTTTATGTAGCAAGTCACAAAGTTTTGCTGTTTGTGGTTTAGCTTCATCATTTGTTATACAAGGTCAACCGGGTAGTTTGGGTTATTCAATTGAAGATGGTTGGGTAGGAGTTGCAATTTCTTGGCCACTAAAAGTTCTTTGTCATGAGCTTGGTCATAACATTGGATCTAGTCATACTCATGCTGGATATTGGCAACCAGATCCTAATTATAATTTTCCAGGAGGCCCTATAGATTCTTGTGATTCATTTTCTAATACTTATGATCAAACTAATTCAAATGCTAGTGGAGTTGATCCTGATACTTTAGAATGGAATAGTAATATAGAATATGGAACAATAATGAGTTATTGTCAATGGTTACCTGATGCAGATGATCTAATGACTTTTGAATTTCATCCTATTGTTAAAGATCAAATATTAATTCCAAATCTAACTCAAGATTCAACTAATGCAATTCTTTATTTTGATGTATCAAGTCAAAATGCAGTATCTAGTGATGATATAATGGCAACTCCATGTTTATCTTGCCCAGATGTTGTTACAGACGAAACATATGGATGTACCGATGTTAATGCATCAAATTATAATCCAAATGCAACAATTGATGATAATAGTTGTGTATATGATATACCTGGAGGCTGCACTGATCCAACAGCATTAAATTATGATGTATCAGCAGAGGTTGATAATGGTAGTTGTATTTATGATTCTACTTTTGGCTGTACTGATCCAATAGCAATAAACTACAATGCTAATGCAACCGATGATGATGGTTCATGCATTTATCCTCCACCAACTATATTAGGTTGTACTGATCCTGCTGCATTAAATTTTGATCCTGCAGCTAACACACCTTGTACAACAGATGCCCAGGGTATTTTTAATTTTTTAAATGCTTGTTGTGTATATCCACCTGTATTAACTTCTTGCACCTGCCCAAGTGGTTATATAATGATACAAGCAGGATCTTTAAACTCTAGCACACTTGAATATGTTGAAGCTACTGCAGCTGATTGTCTTAATTGTGGAGGAACTTGTGTGGAATGTATTCAGATAAACTGCACTCCTTTAGATACAGATAGTTTAGAACCATCAGCTGGATCAGGAAGTTTATGGAAACATAATGTTCGTTGTGATTTATTTAACAACTACTATGATGTACAATATCCTTGGGAGATAGAGCTTGTAGAAAGTATAGGTCAAACAGTTAATACTATAAGAAGTATTGAATATCAATTAGAATCATATTTACATCAACCAAAGTTAGATGAAGATGGTTGTGTTTTAAATTATGGATGTGATGATAGATGGCATGATCTTAGTTATAATTTTGATGAAGCTATTATTTATAATACAGAACAAGTATCTGGTTTACTAACACTTACAGAACAGACAGCAGATGTTAATGATATTGTTAGTTATCCAATAATAGGTGTAGCAGATATAAATATTCTTTATAGTAAAATAGAACAAAAATATAGGTTTGATCAATTTTGGGATGTTACAAATGATAGGTCTGTACCTGAACCAATATTTATTACACAACTAAATGGTTATGTAAGAGATCTTAATGAGGCTTATATGAACTATAACAAGCCACAATTAGAACGTAAGAAGTTTAGACATTATGTGAATAATTTAATTTTAAGAAAGAAAGTTTCTGTTGATGAATTAGAACAACCAATACTTCATACAAGAAAGATGATACTTAAATTAGTAAATACAAAAATAAATTTATCAGTTAGATAATGTATAGTAAAGACGGATATAAAAGAAATAGCAAGGATAGAAATAATCCATTTAATATAATACCATCAGGTAATATAACTATGGAGGATGTAGACTTTCCTGTGTTTGGTATGGATAACTTAGGTAATAGTAAACTTATGATGCCGGGTGCTAACTATCAATTTCCAGGTGATGAAGTTTTTGAAATGCCTTTACCACAATACCAAAGAGCAGGTGCACTAAAAACAATTTTAAACTTTTTTAAACCTGCAGTAAAAAAAGTTGATGATGTAGTAGACATTGCAAAAGTAGATGATATTATTGATCCTCTTAATATTAGAGAGATGCCTCCAGGTTTAAACATGCCTAGACAAAAAGACTGGTTATTTAAAAGACATACTAATGTTGATGATATAATGGAACCAATGGAGTTTCCAGGTAATGTAATTCGTAGTGGAGTACCAGTTCCTACTAAAATAAGTTGGTTTACTCCATCTTCAAGAGCTTATTCAGATTATGGTTCTATGACATTTCAAGGAAATATAGTTCCTAAAAATCCTCTTTATCTTGATAGAAATAGAATATATAGTGAAGAGTTTATGAAAGATGTTATGAATAAAGGTTATGATGCTATTATAGTTAGAGGTAGAGTTAATAATACAGGACCTCTTGTAGATGATATAAGATATGCAAAAGAAGTTATTCCTTTAAATAAAGATCTTATTAAAAATTTAGAAAGGATAAGAGAGTATGGCGGTTCATTACCAAAATTTCAAAACGCTGGTGAGTATGATGAGGATGGATATAAGACTGTGACATATGGTGCTAATAAAAAGAAATATCAAGATACAGGTGATTGGTCAGAGTATGAACCTTATGAAACATATAGTGGTCAAACATATAGAAAAAGAACATATGAATTAAGCAGAGATGATTTAAGATATTTAGAATATAAAAAAAGTTTTCTTAAAGATGCTAATTATAGAACAGGTAAAAATAATGCTCCAAGAAATCTTACACAATTTATAAGAAATTCTAATAAAGCTTGGAGAGTACAAGAGATTATAAAAGATAATGGAGCAGTACTATATCAATTACAATATCCAACTGAAACAGGTTTTAGAACATTTGCATCAGGTGATGCTAACTCAGGTCTTGCTAATTTAAATCCTGAGTATGTGCAAGGTTTAAAGAAAACAGGTAAAAAAGGTATTACTCAATTCAGTAGCTGGTTTGATATGGCACCACAAGAAAGAAAAGACTATGGATATAATGAGTGGTTTGATCAAGGTTTTAAAAGAGATCTTAAAATTAATAAAGATGGAAAGACAAAAAGTGGCTGGAAATATTATGGTGAAAAAACACCTTTAACATATACATTAAGTGATGTAGAAGTACGTAAATTACCTAAATCAATAGTTCAAAAATACAATCTTGTTGGAAATGATAAAATAAAACTTAGTCCTACAACCGGAGAAATTTATTTTATAACTGGAACTGGTAGTTTTAGAAATGTTGTTAATCAAAAGGATATGCAATGGTTTCAAAATCCAGGCAGATTAAAAGAATTAGCATATGATTCTAGATTTAATTACAAAGAAGATAATGTATTAGATTATTTAAACAATCCTGATTTCAGATATTTTGCTGATAGTCAAACAACTACTTTGGATCCTGTTAAACTAGATGGTTTACCTTCAGAAAAAAATATGTCTTTGCAAAAACCTAAACCTTATGAATCTACAGTTACTTTAGAACCTAAAACTTTAGATCAAATAGAAACAGAAAGAGAAGATGAGATAATAAAAAGAAGACCATATGAAGCTCCTGTTACTTTAGATCCAGTAGAATTTAAAGGCTTTTCTGATAAAGAAGAAAGTATAAAAAAATCTAATCCTTATGAATCTGCAATAACTTTAGATAAAAAAGAAATTGAAGAGATTCCTGTAGATGAGAGCTCTTTAATAGAAAGACGTAAGCAAGAAACACCAATTACATTAGATCCTATAAATGTAACTGGTATTGATTCAGATGGAACTATAACAACAGATGCATCAAAACAAAGGTTTGTTCCAAAGCCTGACATTCAAACAGATATGCCTGATATAGTTCTTACTCCTGAAATGGAAGAAAAAAGAGATAAAGCTAAAACTGTTGAAGATATTATGGGTAATCTTCAAGATGTTAGAGGTACAACAAAATATGTAAATAAATCTGCAAAGGCTATATTAGATGCAGTAAATAAAGAAGACTATACTGAAAAAGATTTATCAAGAGATTTAGGTATATTTGAAAAATATTATGGTCAAGAAAATTTAGGTTATCTAAAAGATATGTTAGATAAAACACAAGGTCCTAAAGCAAATAAAGGTATAGAAGTTTTAGAAGATGGAAAGTTTGATATAAAGATGAATAGGTTAAATTCTATTATTGATAAGTATGATGCAGATCAAGATCTTTCACCTGCTGAAATGGAATTATTAGAATCTTATGGTTTAATGTCTAAGACAGAACCAGAGGTGGAAGAAGTAAAAGAAACTGATTTAGTTATAGATAATAAGAAGTTTAGTTTAGATGATCAGATTTATATTTATAATCAGTATTTAGATAGCGCATTTACAAGTGATGATGAAGAAAAAAGTGGTAATAAAATAGTTGATAAAATAAATAGAGTATATTATAATCAAGCTAAGCAAAAAGATATACATGTGTATGACTTATTATTAGCTATGCAAACTGAGATGAGACAATAGCTATAATTAGATTATCTCCTTAATATTTAGTATATTATTATATAGACTGTATTTTTATGTATAAAAAGTTAAAAAAATATCAAAACGGCACAGGTATTATACCTACAGAGATTGATAAAACTTATGTTGCTCCTGAATATGCTTTTCCTGGTGCATATAGGGGTGTTGGTTCAGGGGAAAGATCAAAGTCTGAGATTGAACAAATGATGTATAGTATTTTTGGTCCGCCGCCTTCTACAGCAGAAGAGATGATGCAATTAACGGATGATATAGCTATGACAAACATTGATCTAAAAAGAGACATGAAAGGTGATAATAGTTTAACACGTGGTACAATTAATCTTTTAAAAGCAATAGGTAAAGGAATTGTTAGTAATCCGTTAGGTGTTTTTGTTGCAGAAAATATAGATGCAATACTTACTGATGAAGGTCCTACTGATTATCAAAAAGACTTTTTATTTCCTGGTGTATATGATGATAGAACACCAATTATTATGAACTATGGATCTGAGTTACGTAAGGCTCAAGAAGGTAATATTGAGGATGAACCTTTATATCAAAGTTTAAAAAACTATTTAGATGATCCTGAAAGAGCTAAGTTAGTTGCAGAGAATCCTTTACTACCTGCAGCTGAAGAATATATTTACGGTAATCTATTAAATCCACCACAGTTTATGGGAGATGATAGTATATCAATTGATTTAATGGCTGGAGATGATGGTGTAATTGATGCTAATGACTTAACGCTTATAAAAAATGAATCTCAAAGAAATTTACAAAAAGCAGGTTATAATCCTGATAAGGTAAAAACTTTTAAAGAGTATGGGCAGGATGCATTAAGATTTTTAGGCAATGTTGGTAGAGGTGCTAGAACTGCATTTGCTAGAAATCCGCTTGGTTTACTTTTAGCAAATACTGTTGGAGAAGCTTATGATTATGCAACAACTGGTGAATTACCAGAGCCAAGTCCTTATATGCAAATGTTAACAGGTACATTTGGTCAGCCAGATGAAAATCAAATATATGCTTATGGTGATGAGATTAGAGATCTTGTAACTCCACAAAAAAATCCTAATATACAAAATATATATGAAGGTGATGATAGATTTACTATATCTAAAATGGAAAGAGAGAAAGAGAAAACAGATAAGCTTTTTCAGGAACAACAAGAGTATTTATATGATGAGTCTGGATTTCTTAATCCAAACTTAGATTTATCTAAAAATCCATTAAGAAATAAAAAGTATACACTATACAATCCATATAGTGAAGATATGTTTTATGATCCTATGAATCCTACTAAATTATTTACTGAAACAGAGTATGGAGAGTATCAAGATGATATGACAACTACAAGAACTATAGCAGCTTTAAATCAAAGAGCTGACATGTATCCAGAATTATTTCAAAAGGTAACAGGTTTTGATCCTGAAACAAAAGAAATAACATATGCAGGAGATAAACTAGAAGGAGATTTATTTAGTGACGCAAATCCTGATTCTGCTTATTTACAATATACTACACCTGAAGGTGAAGAGTCAGGTAGTTTTACAGGTAGTTTAGTATCTGATGCAGAAGGTGATATAACAGCTCCTGTATATGATCCTTTTGATCAATATGAAAATGATGAAGGTACATATACTTTCATGGAAGCAGAGGCTAAATACGGTGGTATACCAAAATACCAAAGAGCAGGAACTATAAGGAGAATAATGAATTTTTTTAAAGGTGCAGATGATGTAGCTGATGTTGCAAAGACAGCTAATACCGGTGTTTCTAAGAATGAAATTTTACAAAAGTTTTTACAACAAGGTGATAATTTAGAGAATTATAATGACATGATTACTAGAGGATTTAATATAGATTTAAATTCACCATTAAGTAGACAGGCTATTACAAATTATAAAACTAAGTTTCCTTTAAATTTTGGTGCATCAGATGAGCTTGCTGCAACTACCAAAGATTCTAAAGAAGTTATTGAGGCTCTTGGTTATGATGCAATAACAAAAAGAGCAAACCTTTTAGATGATTATATTGCAAAAAATCCTGGTTACAAAACATCACCAGAAGATTTTACTTATTTAGGTAATAAGAGTGGTAGACAAATAGTATCTGTTGACACTCCTGTTGGAACACAATATTTTTATAAGTCTTCAGGTCTTGCTGGAAAAAAAGGATCAAAGGATATGTGGGTTCCATTAGAAGGATTTTTAGATGATACTTCAGGAATGGCAGTAAATAGATTGAAAGGAAATCCTGATTGGTTTATGAAAAGAGGATCAGTGGGAACATATAAAGGACAACCAATTGAAACAATAAGTTTTGCAGATAAAACTACTAAGGGTGTAAAACAACAGTTAATAGATATGGGTGTTGATCCTAATGAAGCTTTAAGATCTGGAGATCTTATATTAGATAAACCTGGCTGGGATTTTGCATATACTACAAATCCTGATTCATTTTATAATAAATTGTCTAATCAGCTAGATAGAATAACACAAGAAAAAGGTTGGGGTGTTCTTGATAAAACAACTAGAGCACATGGTGGACCACATACTGAAGAAGAGTGGGAAGAGTGGAGACAACAAAGAGAAAACTATCAACAAAATAATATGTCTAATGAATCCGTTGGTAATGAATTTAATTATTATGATAGTATAGCACCAGGTTCATATGATTCTAGTGTAATGGATAATATGTATTTTGCTGATCAGTTTCAAGAAAAAATAGAAGAAGACACTGATGATGAGTTTGAATTTGCTGATCCTAATAAACCAGTTATGAGTGTAAAGGATGAAGAGCGTAAACCAAGAGATTTTAACTTTAAACCATTTGAAGCTTTAGTTACAGGATTAGGTGCAGTAAATCAAATGTTAGAAAACAGACCAAAAGATTTTTCTACTAACCAATTAGCAATGAATCAGTTTCAAGAAGACACAAGAAATAATAGAGGATTTTATGATGTTAATACTGGTATTTTAAATCCAGATAGAAATATTGTAGAAAGACAAGCTGCATATGGAGGTAGAACTGATCAATTAAGAAATAGACAATATGATGATATTGATACTACAATAGAATTAGATGAAGGAACAATACAAGAACTAATAGCTGCTGGAGCAGAAATAGATATATTATAATTATGGGAAGAAAAGTAAAAATAAAAAGTTTACCAAAAGGCTTTATACTTAAAGATAATAAAATAATTAAAGAGTATGGAGGTTCTAAAACTGGTGACCAAGTAGGATATGGTTTAACTACATTTCCTAAAACTAATGATGCTAATGGTATGGGTGATTCTACTAGCACATTTTTTCCATCTAAAAATGAGACTAAATATACATTACAGCCAGATCCTAGAAAAGAATCTAATGTAGAAGCTGAAAAAAATGAAACAGTTCTTACAGATTTAAATTTTGATGGTGATTTTGAATTCTATAATATTGGAGGTAAAAGGCATAATCAAGGTGGTACACCTTTAAATTTACCAGAACAGTCATTTATATATTCAGATACTAGATCTATGAAGCTTACAAAAGATGAAATGTCAGAGCTTAATGTAGATTCTAAAAAAAGAATAACGCCAGCTAAAGTATCTAAAAATTTTGAGTTAAATAAATTTACTGAACTTTTAAATGATCCTTATGCTGATAAAATACAAAAGGATACAGCTGACTATATGTTAGATAAAAATAAAAATAAACTATCTCATTTAGCATTTGTACAAGAAGCAAAAAAAGATTTTGAAGAGGGTGTTCCTAAAGCAGCCTTTCCTTATTTAAAAAAGAAAGGAATTGATCCTATAAAGTATGCTGATATTATGGAAAAAATAAATACACAACAAGAAGCACTAGCAGAAAAGATGGAGATGGGTCCTACAGATCAAGAAAAAACTCAAGTGCTTATGTCTTTTCTTCCAGGTAATGATCAAGAGTCTGCACCTCAAATGCAACAGCCTGCACCAATGCAACAAAATATGCCTATGAATAATCCTATGACTATGGCACAAGGTGGTACAGAAATAACAGACTTTGAAAAGAATTGGAATAGTTCTAAGTATGATGATTTAAAAGAAGAGTTTTATGCCCAGTATGCAGCCGTATTAGATAAAGATGAGTTAAGTGATGAAGAGAAGACAGCAATAGATAAATTGCTAATTCAAGATACTCAGATGAAAACTTTAATGCATGATAATTTTGAAAGTGATTATTTTACAGGAAAAGATTGGGATGCAGGGGGTGACCAAAGGAATGCAAGGTATAATGCTGCTGTACAAAAGTTAATTGATGATGGACTATACGAAGGTGAAGCATTAACGGAAGATCAAATTAAAGAAGTTCAGAATGCACATATTGTTTTAAATAATATGTCTGTTATGCCTGAGTATGAGAAACTTATGACCGATACTGGTTTAAATTTATTAGGCCCTGAACAAAAAGGTAATCTTGGTTCTAATCAAACTTTATCTAGATCTGATGGTGTTGCTGGTGATAATTTTATAAATACATTCCCTACAACTAAGACTACTATTACACCTGATGAAAATACTCCTAAGATAAATTTACCTGTTGGTGATGAGTATGTTCAGCCAGATCCTGGCTATTGGTTGCAGGATAATATGAACTTATTAGGATCTATAATGGACAAGTTTACTATTAAGAAAAGAGGTCCTGTATTATCACAATACCAACCTGAGTATATTGATGCAATGTATCTTAGCCCTACAAGACAGTTTGCAAAGATAGGTGAGATGGCTGCTCAAGCTACAAAAGCAGCTACAACATTTGCTGGTCCTCAAAGAGCTTTAGCAGTAGCTAGTAAAGTTCAAGGAGAAGCAATGAAGCAACTTGCAAATGTACAAGCTGATACTGATAATAAAAACTTAGCAATATTTACAGATGTAGATGGTAAAAATACTGTTATAAGAAATCAGTTTGAAGAGATGAATAAAAGAGCATTATCTGATTTCTATGATAAGACACAGTTAACAGAAGAAAATTATGATACTGCTATAAGGAATGCAAATCAAGCAATTGGTAGACAATTAGTAGCAAGAGAGACTAATAGAGCTATGACTAAGAACCTTAATACTTTATATCCTGCATTTGATATTGATCCTACAAAAGGAGGAGATATAAATATTCTAGACTATAACATGTTCTTTCCAACTGATGATGCTAGTGAAACAGCATATAATACTAAAGTAAATAGGATAAAACAATTAATTGATGATGAAGTAATAGATAAAGTAACGGGTGATAAGTTATTATTAGATTTAATTAATACGGATCTTAATGCTCCTAAAGCAAATCCTTATGAGAATACTATTTTAAATCAGATGAATTATCCTAGTTATGGTCAGTTTAATCAGTTTACAAATCCTCTTATGCAGCAACTTGCTATGTTGAATCAAATGAATCAACAAAATAGAAGAAGTCCATATGGGGAAGAAGGTATGGAAGTAGGATATGTGCCAGTTAATCCTTTTACGTTAAGAAGACCTAAGAGAAAATTGGTTGATTTGGATTAATCTACACTTTAAAAGTGTAGTTTAATTAGTTTTAAAACTTAAAAAATTTTAGTATTTTTGATATATGGCAACTTATTTACCCGGAGTACAACCTTTTCTACCACAGACACAAGTTTTTACTCCTGATTATAAATTTTTACAAAACGTTCTATCTGTTAGACAAGACAGGTTTGACACTAACTATAAAGAGATAAATAAGCTTTATGGGCAAGTTGTCTATGCACCTTTATCTAGAGCTGATAGCAAAGATAAAAGAGACCAATATGCTAATGCTTTAACTAACTCTTTAAAGCAAGTTGCTGGTATGGATTTATCTTTAGCACAAAACGTTAATACAGCAAAAGCATTATTTAGTCCATTCTATAAAGATCAGGATCTTGTTAGAGATATGTATGCTACAAAGACATTTCAAAATTCTCAAAAAGAAATTCAAAGATATAAAGATGCAAACAATAGAGATGTATCACGTAATTATTGGCTTGATGGTGAAAAGTTTGTAAACTACCGTATGCAAGATTTTATAAATGCAACAGCTGATGATGCAAGAAAATTTAATGTGGGTGATTTAAAGTATGCTAAGAATCCAGATATATTTAATAGAGCTCAAGAGATATTAACTGAAGAAGGTTTAGAGGCAGAAGATTTCTTTATGCAAGGTGATTATATTTATAAAATTAAAAATGGTCCTGCTTTAACTAATCAAAAATATCAATATGTAGATGAGAATGGTAAAGTAAAACAAGGTACTAGAAATGCAGCTATGGATTTTGTTGTACAAGCTTTAGCTGATGATCCTAAGATTCAAAGAGGTATGAATATAAAATACCAAAATAGAAGAAGAGAATATATAGACAATAATATATCAAACTTTGCTGGTGATAGAAATGCTGCAGGAACTGCATTTGATAGAGATATATTAGAAAATACTACACAAAAAGAATTAAAAAAGTATGCTGAGTTAGAAACAGAGTTAAAAGGTGATTCAGCTGCTTTAAACAATTGGCTAGCTTATAAACAAGAGTATGGTATAATAACTGGATCTAAAGAAGATGAACAATATAAAAAGTTACAGTTTGAAGTAATGCTTAAAAGAAAAGCACAAAATAAGCTTAGTGAAAGAATACTAACACTAAAAGGACCTGCTAGCAATCAAAAGGTTTTACAAGAGAAAGCAGCTATAGCATTTATATCTGATACAATGCAAAAAGAATTTTATGACGCATCAGTAGCTTATTCAAATAAAAATTATTCAAGAGATGTTGAAGTAAATTCAGCAGCAGTAGCGGCAAAGAGACTTGCATGGGATAAACAAAAATTTAAGATTCAAGAGATGAATAAGTTTTTGCTTGAAGAACAAAAAAAGAAAAATCAAGGTGGTGACTCTCAAACTCAATTAGATAATATACTTAATCAAAATGACACTGAACTTAATGTAGATGCTGTAAAAGAAACACAAAATCCATTAAGAAATGTAGGTGATGGTCTTGTAGCAATTGATAAGACACAAAGAGAAATGGAAGTTCAAGCTATAATGACGCTTTATAACTATCCAGGATTTAATAAATATTTATCTGGCGGTAGAGTGGGTATGATAAATGTTGGTACTGATGAAGAACCAAATTATTTACCAGAAGCACAAGCAGGAGATTGGTTAAGAGATCCTGATAATGCAAGTGAGTTGAATAGAATATTTAAAGATGTAACAGGTAAACTGCAAAGCACTGATTTACAAGATTTTATAGGTGTTTTTGCACCGGGAGATAGTTTTAAAATGACTAAGGATGATCTTAATGTTATACAAGCTGCTATAAATAATACAATGTTAGAAGAAAGTGGTGATCCTGGTAGTTTATCAGGAATGACACAAGAGTTTTATCATAATTTAAAAGATCAGGAAGCTTATTATATTCAAACTAATCCTAATTCTCAATATAGTAATGCGAGAAAATCAGGTTATCCTTCTATTGTAACTTCTCAGGTGCAAGCACAGTTAGAAGAAATGGGAGTTCCTGCATATCTTATTGATGCTGGACCTGATGCAGTATTTCCAGAAAACTCTAACAAAGCTGGTGTAAGAGTGTGGGATTATTTAGAAAAGATTTATTTAGCAAATGGTAATCCTGATGAACTAAAATTAGATGGTAATAATAATGTTATCTATAAGGGTGATAAAAACTTTTATGATTTTAGTAGAAATAGTGGTTTAGTTATAAGAAATCAAGAAGACTTAGTAAATTCTACTTTATCATCTATGAGAGGTAATAATAACAGCACTATAAAAGGATTAAATCAGTTATATCCAAATGGTCCAAATGAAGAGTTTGAAAATGATTGGAGATTTAATAAAAATTCTAATTCTGCGTTTAGAGCAAATGCTTTAAGGTGGAACGCACAAGATGGCTGGTCTATTGATGAGAGTTATGTAAGACAACAACTTATAGGTGGTGAGGGTGCTTTCTATAATAATTGGGTAAACAGTGTTAATGATACGTGGTCAAGAACAGATTCTACAGCAGATTCAGGTATACCATATCCTACTGTAATGAGTAAAATATTAGCGCAAGACATAGATCTTGGAACTAATATGATGAATGCTTTTGTTAGTAGAACGCTTTTAACTAATGAAGCTCCTATGACTGAAGATGCTTTAGTTAACTTTAATGCTGCTTTAAAAGCACTTAATGTAGCTATTCCACAAGGAGACGGTATGATATTACAAGGTAATTATTTAGGTCAAGAAGCTGGTGATAAAACAGTAAGTGATCCTTTGGCAAAAGCATTTTTTAATGATGTAATAAGAAAAGAATTAAGAGTTGGTGACACATCTATGGGTTTAACATGGTCTCAACTTTCTCCAACAACATATGAAAATCCTCAAACAGGTGAAACAGAAAATTATTCTGCTTATGTATTTACATTACCTACTGAGTTTTTAAATAAGCATAAAGATTTTAAACCAACTGGTACAGATACAAAATTAGAAGACTCTGATATGTTTAAAGCTCAAACTCTTACAATATTAGTGAAAGAAGAGTTTGATAAGCAATACAATAATAAGCATATGGAAAATCAAATGCCTAGTGCTGCAGAGAGATTATTATATGCAAATGGATATTATAGTCCTCAACCAATAGCAGGTGGCGGCTCACATCATTATTATAGGAATGATCAAGGAATGATTACACAGGAAATCAAACCAGTTATTTGGGATAGTAATGCAAACGCATATGTACAAGATCCTATATCATATAGAACAACAACTATTGATGCTAATCAGTTACAAAATGTAATAATGTTAACACAAGAGTCATTAATAAATAATCAAAGAACTCAATTAGATGTAAAGTCAGGAAATGTTTCAATAGAGGATAAACAAGTTTCTAGTAGTGGCATCTATCAAGCATATCCTGGAGGTCCTTTCTTACCTAATTAAAAAATAAACCATGGCAGAAAATCCAAATATAGGGAACAATAAATTTATAAATCAAAATTATACACCACCGGTAGATATAAACACAGGATCCGTACCTCAAATAAGTTCACAAGAACATCAGGATATTACTGATGCATTAAGAGAATCTACTATTCAATTTGATAGATCTTCTGAAATAGATCCTATGAGTTTAAAGTTTATAGATCAACAATCTAAAATTATTAATGAGCAAGAAACATTAAACCCTAGTAGATTTACATCCCCTTATCCTGGTAATGCAACTCCTAATAGAAATCCATTTGCTTATAATACTGGTCAAAATGATCTTTCAACACAACAGGGTAGAAGAGATTATTTTGGATCTATATTAGAAAGAGCTAATGGTATAAGTGATACAAGACCTCATGGTGGTGCTTGGCAAAATCCTATTATATACGGTAAAAGACAAGTTAATGCAGATAGATATTTAAGTCATCCTAGCTTTGATGATTTGGGTTTCCACCCTTATAGAGATAATGAAACATTCTATAATCAAAATAGTACATGGTATGATGATTTAGGTAGAACTAGTTCTGCTTTTGTTCAAATGTTTAAACCTGCTTTTACAAGTGGTTGGAGAGCTTTAGGTGATTTTATTAGTGGAGATGGTTTATCACAAGACTATATTGGAGCTGAAGCAATGCAAGATGCAATGAGAATAGCTTCATCAACTAGAGGTGGTATTACTGGATTTACGAATGATTTATATTTAAATAGTGCATACACATTTGGTATACTAGGTAGTATATTTGCTGAGGAGGTTGCTCTAGGTTTGGGTACTGTGGCAACTAAAGGTATGAGTTCATCTATTGCTGCACAAAGAACTGCTGGTAATTTTAAAAGACTATTTGATGCGGCTGATGCAATGAAGACAGGTGCAAGAAATATAGGAAACTTTTCTTACAATGTTATGAGAGATCTTGGTGCTGTAGACAAAGCAAAAGATTTTTATAACTATGCAAAAGGCAATATGTATGGGGATGAAGTAGGTAGATTTATATCAAACTTCTTTGCTCCAGAAACTACAAGAGCTCTTCAGACAATGAACTCTACAAAAAATACTGCTAAGAATGTATCTAATCTTTCTAAATTAAATACTACATTTGGTGCATTTTACAGAGATATAAGACAATTTAATATTGCGTGGGCAGAATCTAAAATGGAAGGAGGTTTGCGTGAGATAGAAACTTTAGAAGAAGCTTATTTAAAAGCGTTACAAGAGAATGGTGGCAACCCTCTAACAGAAGAACAATATAATCTTATACATAGTAAATCTAAATCTGCAGGATTAGGAACAGCATTATTAAACTTTCCTATAATATATTTATCTAACAAGCTTGTATTTGATGGAGCATTAAGAGGATTTAAACCTTTAGCTAGACAACTTGATAATGCTAAATCAGGATTAGGCAGACAAATAATGAGAAATACTAAGGATGGTGTAGTAAATTCTGGCAAAAAAGCTTATGTAAATGTGGGTAGTGGTTTAAAAAGAATGTATAGAGAGGGTGTTGTAAATGGATTAAAAGCTGCAGGTGTTGCAGGTTTAAGATATAGTACAAGAAATTTTGCAGAAGGTTTTCAAGAATTAGCTCAGGAGCTAGTTAGTGCATCAGTTGGTGATTACTATACAGGTTTATTTGATGAAGTTTTATCTGATTCTATGAATGCTAATGCAGCGGAACTTGAAAGTAGAGTTAAAAATGCTGAAGCTAGTATGGCACAAGCAATAAGTTCTGGTCTGAATAATGAAGCTGTAGGTTTTAAAACATTTATGTCTGGATTTTTAATGGGTGGATTAGTTCAACCATTTCAAACTGTGATGTTTGAATATGTGCCTAATACCTATACTTATGTTACTGATAGAAAAAAGTATGATGCATATGCTAAAAAGAAAGAAGATTATATAAATGAGTCTACAAAGACACTAACTGAAATGTTTGATGATCCTAGAAATCTTTTTAAACTTACCAATTTAAATACACTTACACAAAAGCAACTTAATAAATTTATGTTATTATCATCATATAATAATGATATAATGGCATTTAAAGATTCAAAAGATGCTGCAGCATTTCACCATGTGTTAACAATGCTTAGAGTAGGTAAAGCAGAAGACTTTAAAGCTCATTTAAATGGTATACTTCAAATGAATGATGCAGATCTTCAAAATGCCTTTAAAGATACAGAAGCATCACCAGCAGAAATTAGAAAAAGATTTACTGGATTGATTGATAAGGTTGATACCATGAGAGATAGATTCAATAGATTTGATGATAAGTATATTAATCCTTATAATCCAGATAACTTTAAACAAGGTAGTAGACCATGGGCTCAAGAAATAATTAGACAATCTGCATTTGAACATGCTAAGATGATGTTTATGTTTACTAATGATACTTATGAAAGATCTGTTGTTAGAATGGAATCTATATTAAGTAATTTGTCTGTAAATCCTGTTATAGATAAAATGGCTGCTAATGATATAACTGCATTAACTAGTCAAAAAGGTATGCTTGCAGAGATAAACATGCTAAAGGATGAAACATCTGTAGCCCCAGCTAGAAATGCTTCAGTAGAGTTAAAAGAACAATACAAGAATAAACAAGAAAAGTTAAAGATCTTTCAAGAGTTTTATGATACCTTTTATGCTAAAGATAATTACAAAATACTTAGCAGAACAAAAGATAAAGTTAAGTATGGTAAACTAAAAGTAAGTGGTAAAAATAAATTAAAGAAAGTATTTATTAAATTACTTGATCATCTTTCTAAAACTACTGGTGGTAGAATACAAGATAATGATGCAATAAATACAGCTTTTGAAATGATTATTGATCATGAGTATTTAGCTGGTAGAGCTTCTGATTATTATCAAGCAGCAAGAATACTAGATGATCCATCTATCCTTAATGATTTAGCAGATAGATCTGCTGAAGCTATGAATAAAGTTTGGAATGATCAAAGAAAGAAGTTTAAAGTATACGGTAAATTAAAAAATTGGGTTGATAATCAGGAAAGAGCTAAAATAATTTCTGATCTAGCAAAGGTAGGAATTTTTGCAGAGTCAGAACAAGCTAAGAATTTTATTGAGACTGGTCAACAACCAACAGAGTTTTTTAGTGAAGAAAGTAGACTAACAGCTATAACAGCTGAAGAAAATCCTAATGCTTGGAAAACTTTAACAAACATACTGAAAGGGTATCAAAAACAAAAAGAAGCTGAAGCAAGAGCTGCTAAAGATAAAGCTGGACAAGATCTTGAGATAAATAAAGAAGAGTTTGACAAAGATTCTGATCTTAGTGCTGGTGATGAAATAAATTCAGTTCCAGAAGTAGAGGAAGAAAGGGGAGCTCAGATATCATCAAACATACAACCAAGAATATACACACTAAAGGATTATCAACAGTTTATAGATCAAGATCCTGATACACAAGCTATACTTAATAAAAAGTATCAAGAGTATGAATATGCTTGGAATAAATTGGGTATAAAAAAATTATCAGGTAAAGAAGGTCAGATCTTAACTAAAAGTGAATGGGTTAATTCAAAAGAGGGCGGTGGTAAAATTGTTAAAGCAAGACACAGATTGTTTAGAACATACGCAATGCAATCACCTGGTATGAAGAACAAAACAACATTTGAAGAATATTTAACTAAGAATCAAGATCAACAATTTCTTATAAATGTTGTACAAGGATATGGTCTTAGAGTGGAAGATATACTTGTAGATACAGTTATTAATGAGAATATAGCAGTTGAACAAGGTTTAGGTAGCAGAGATACAATAGTAGATACAGATAATGATTACTCTAAAAATAAAATTAAGATAGTTAGAAGAAGAAGATTTGCAACAGAAGAAGGTGTTGCAAGTGATTTCTTTATGGTTCTAACTCTTAATAATGAAAATACAGTTGATAAGTATGCAGGTCTTCCTAATGCAAATACTAATTTATCTACAACATATAAAACAGAAGCAGAAGCTATAGCTGCAGCTGATTGGTTAAGTATGAATATACCAGCTGCAAGTAATTTTGATTTTACAGTAGAAGGTAAAGCTGAAGATGGATTTACAAGTGGAGAGATTGTTGTTAAAGATGGAAGAAGATATAGTGTAGAAAGTAAAGAGGAAGATAATAGCATGCTTGTAAAAGATTTAGAATCAGGTCAAGAAGAAACTATAGACGCAGGCAAGTTTGCATCAGAAGGTTGGACAAGATCTAAAGATGAAAAAATTCAAATAGCTGATATAAAAACTTCAACTAAACTATTTGTTGATAGGGCTTTACAAATACTTCCATTTGATCCAAATGCAGACTCTTATAAAACAATGAATGATCCTCAGAAGGAAAAAATATTAAGAGCTCAAGCAAGAAAAGATTTTGAAAAAACATTACAACAATTAACTATTGATGAAATAAACAAATTAAAATTTAGTATTGTAAAAGGTGAAGACTTTGAAAAGGTTATAACAAACACAGCTCCGTCTGACAGAGATGTATTTCCAGCTAGTGTTAATTATGATGAGAATAAACAAATAAGGGTTGGTGCTGCTAAGTATAGAGTTGTAATATACAAAGGAGATGAACCTTTTGCATTATTAGCTAGTCCTTATACAGCTACTATGGTAGATTCTAAAGGAGAGAAAATAGATCCTTTAACAATTACACAAAAGCAAGCTGAGACATTATTTATAGGTGCAATAGCTGATCCAAGTGCATATAAAAAGATTAGAGCTAATTATGCTGCTGCATATGAAATAGAAAAGATATTTGAAGATGCATTAAAAAATTCTAAAGGTGATCAAGCTTTTATGTCTTTTAAAGACCTACAAAAGAACAATATAGATATGCAGTTTACACCTGGTTTAATTCTATATAAGTCAGAAGAAGTGGTTAATGGCAAACAAATTAATAATGAATCAAGTATTGAAGAGTTAGCAAACAATGGCTTTACAGTTGCTGAGGGTGTTGGTACTGACGGTAATCCTTTATTCTTAATAGAAGATAACCAGATTATAGATAGAAAAGAAGGGGTAAGAGAAGAAGCATCTATTATAACAAATATATCTGTAAAAGATTCAAACACTCTTGATAAACTAAGAGCTGATATTAATGCATCTATGAGGCGTCAAGGTTTTGATACAAAGACAAAGCTAGGAAGATATGTTGGTTATGTTTATTCACCTGGTCTAGGTGAGTATACTGCCTTTGAATTAAAAGCAAAACCAAAATCATTAGAGCAAGTAAATACATTATTTACAGAGTATCTTAATAGAATGGAAGATACTGTTAAAAATAATCTAGATAAAGGTAATGTAAAAGATGAATTGTATAATAGAGCTTTTAATACAGAAAAAGAACAAGATAATTTTATAGTAGGAAAAGGTAATCAACAATTTTCTATTAGTGTAACAAGTAGAGGTGATCTTAAATTTAGATATTATAATAGTGGTGTAAGAGGTGTTGGTATAAATATATTTTTAAAAGTAAAAGATGTAAAGAATCTTTTACAGTCAGAAGCTGGTGTTACATCTCTTTTAAAAAATATACAGAAAAAAGTAAACAATAAAATTAAAGCAGATAAGAAGCTGAATGATCTACAAAATCTTTTAATAAATCTTAATGCAGAAAACTTTAAAGACAGTTTACCAAAAGATATTAACTCTAACAGTAATAAGTATACCATAATAAATACTAAAATGGATGCTGTTATTGGTCCTAATGTAAGATCTAAAATTTATGGTAATATAGTATTTAATGATACTTCCGCTATAAATAGTGCAATACAAACAGCATTAGATATACAAAGAGAAGCACCAGTAAAGACTTCAACTGTTACTGAAAAACCATTATCTAATGTTAGTTTAGAAGATACTGACTATTTTAAAAAACAATCAAAAGAGAAATTTGCAAATATAGATGAGTCTATATTAAAAGAGATAGCTAATAAAATTGTTAAGGATGGTAAAGAAAGTTTAACGGAAAGAGAGAAATTAGCATTACAGAACACACCTAATAGTAGAAGGGTTAGTGAGTTTATGCTTGAGATTACTAGCAGGCAAGCTAGTTATAAAGCTCAAGAAGAAGCTGAGAACTCAGAAGAACAAAAAGAAGTTGACAGTGAATTAAAATTACAAGACCAGTTAAGGGTTTTAAAGAAAGAAAAGTATGATAAATATTATCAAGAGAGATCTGTTGAAACTATAGATGGTCAACGTAATAGTAAGTATATAAAGAAAGAAGGAGAAAGAAGAAGGGCAGCTTTATCAGATGTAAGTCTAGATCCTGAGATACAAGATTTAACAAATAGAATAAATTCTGCACTTAAAGTAATTGATACAGAGTTTGATGGTAGAGACATAGAAGACATAAATAAATTTGTTACTTGGTTAAAAGCTAATCTACCTGAAGATATAGTAACTATAAAAGATATAAATGATCTTTCTGAAAGATTAAAAAACAATGGTACTACTGTAGGAGCTTTTATTATGAGATTAAAAACACTACGTGGTAAGTCTAAAACTGTTGGGGAGATCTATACATCTAAAGAATCTCCATTTAGATATCATGAAGCATTCCATGCTGCGTTTAGATTATTATTAACTGAAGATCAAATTATAGACTTTTTAAATGTAGCAAAGAAAGCTAAAAAAGCAGAACTTAAAAAAGAAGGTAAGAGTTTAGATCAAGCTTTAAAAGAACTTGCATTGCTAAGTCCTACATATTCTGCTATGAATAAAAAGGAATTAGAAGATACCTTATATGAAGAGTATTTAGCTGATGAGTTTGAAAAGTTTAAACAAAGCCCAACTAGTACAAAGATAGCTCCTAAAGTAAAAAGTTTCTTTACTAAGTTATTAGAAATGATAACAAAGATTTTTGAAAATGCATTTAAAGTATTTTCAGGATCTGCTTTAGTTGAGCAATCTACAGATACTCAACTAAATAAATTATTCCAAGATATTGATTCTGGTAAATTTAAATCTTCTAAAACACAAGAGAACAGGTTTACAGATGCAGTTGCAGAAACTAGTGGTGGTGTTTCTAACCCAGTATATGCTATAGTAGCAAAACAAACTGCAATTATACCAGTCACTGTAAGAAGAGCTGGAGAACTTATTACATTAAATAGAAAAGTTGTAATACCATTTCCTGCAGAGCAAGTAGATAGTCTTGTAAAAAGAATTGCTGCAACATATACTCAACTTAAAAGTAGATTTGTACCTGCTAGAGAGACTCCAGCTTTTAGTAAATCTAAAGGTATAAGACAAGCTACTGATATGATTATTCAAATGTATGATCCAGGTAATTCACAATATGATCAGATTAGCAGTGATATAGAAAAGTTATTTGAATTAGAAGATATATATAATGCTTTAAATAATCCTGATAATAAAAAAGCATTGGCTAATGGTGTAAGAGATTATATTAATATTGTTGAAGAAGTAGACAATGTTTTAGAAGATAATATGGACGTGGCTAAAAACGAAGAGAGAGATGCTCCATATCAAATTGATGATAAGAGGAATCAGATGGCTGGTTTTTCTAATCTAAATGAAATGATAAGAATGTTTATTCTTACTACTACAGTTGATGTTCAAGATGATAGATTTGGAAATACTTTTGTAAATCCTGATGCAGCTGAAGCAGATAGAATACCATTACAGGAGAGTGTTAACTATATTGAGGTGTTTAATGGATTGTTAAAAGCACTTTCTGGTACTGCTAATCCTGCTACATCTCTAAGAAAGATGTCTATATTTGCTGAATCAAATAGAGAGACACAGGCTGTAGTTAACAGATTCTTTATGGAATTTTTTGGAAACAATGGACCTAAATTAATAAAAGACTTTGTAGAAGGTAGGTCTGAAATACCTACACCACAAGGCGCAAAAGGTGCAGAGTTTTTTCAAAAAACAATGAATGCTTTTCATCAGTTTAGAGTTGACTATATTGTAGGTCTTAAAGATAAGAAAACTGGTAATACAAGTTTAATTGCTGCAAACAAGAATGATGATACACATTGGCAGTTACAAAGATGGAGCAATTCATTTGATAACAAAGATTTAAGAAAAGGTACAGTTAGTTATAATACAATAATAGATGACTTAAAGAACTTAGAAACTCTTATGACTTCAGGAGAAGTTTTAAGTGATTTAGAAGTTAGAGCAAAAGGGGAAAGTGTTGCGGAAGCTCTTAATAGACATTTAGGTATTGATATTTCACCTAAGTTTGTAGAGTACAGTTTATTATCTAGTATGGGTTCTTCTACACCTTATCAAAATAATCTATTAAGTTTATTTGAAGAGAGACCTATAACTATAAGTGATGAGAATCAAAACTCTGATTTAACAGAAATTATAAAATCTTTACAGAGAGGCGAACAACTATATAATGAAACTAATAAAGAAGATTCTATAGAATCTGAAAAAGAAACATCAACAAATTATTCAGAGCAAACCTCTACTAATGCTCAGGGTGTATTTTATAGATTACAGAAATGGGCTATAGCTAATGCTGCTTTTGATGAAAAGGTTGGATCTACTGTAATGTTAGATCCAAAAGGTAATTATATATATACACATCAAACTCCTACATATCATTTAGAGATAGCACAAAAACTTAATTCTCAAAATGGTATTAATGATTTAATAAGTGAAAGACCTGACTTAGTTGCAAACACACTATTGCAAGATCCTAAGTTCTTAGCTCTTTCAGATGCACGTAAGTTAAGTATTATTAGAAGTTTAGGTACAAAAACAACAACCTTTACTGTTACAAATGATGGTCAAAAAATAGAGAATAAATCTTTAGATACTAATGATGATGCAAAAACATATGGTGACTATACTCCAGCTGAATTTTTAGCTGATAGGATAAATCTATATCTTCTTAATTTTAATGATCTAAATGGTAAGGTTGCACAAGAAAGTTTTTTTGAAGAAGATAAAGAATCACCTACAGTATTTACATACTCTCCTGTTTTACTTAGGGTAATGAGTGATTCTAATATGGGTGATATGCAAAACATGCCTGTAATTAAAGTTCAAAGTAAAAAGAATACATTTGCTAAAGAGTATTTACAACAATGGGCAAATCTAATAAAGGATGATTATACAATTATACAAACTAATAGTAAAGAACTAAGAGATGTTACATTATTTCCTGTAAGGAATGTACATAAAGGGTATAATGATATAGAAGCTTCTGATATTGATTTTACAAATGGTAATTTAAATCCTAATCTTGCAGATCCTAATAAAGCTAGAGGTTTTAAAATGGGTTTAGGTACGGCAGATGTATTAACAATAAGAAAGGTTGGAGAGCAAAAAGAGTTTGATGAAAGTTTAAAGTTGCATTTAGAAAAAGTAGCAAGAAGTTTTAAACCTGATGGCAGTCAGTATACTATAGAAGAGGCATATAAATCTTTTGTTAGTACTAAAACTGATGATTCAAGTGAAAGCGCACCAAAAAGAAATGCAGGAAGATTTATACTAGATGCTTTAGAAGCACAGTATAAAAGGTTTGAAAGTGAGCTAGAGGATTTAGGAGCTGATACTTTAGTTGATAATAGAATAAAAAAAGGTTTAGCAAAAACAGGAAATACAGAATTTAAAAATAATGCAAGATTATCTCAAGCATTATTATTTTTAGGTACAGATGAAAGATCAAATCTAAGACAAATATATTTTAATAACTGGTTGCAAACTACACGTATTAATGATGTATATCTACCTAATCAAAGCATGTCACTAAAAGATGCAGTAGATGCTATTAAGAGAGCTAAGATGCAAAATGCTGGTGGAGCAAATACAGAATCATATATATCTGCGCCTGAATTAGGTATAAATAAACCACTTCAAGAATTACATGTACTTATTGGTACTGATCCTTTAGTTAAGAAAAAGTATGATGTAGATGGTGAAGATCAAAAACCTGGAGAGCAAACAGATGGTCAAGGTTACATGACTACTAAAACTTTTAGAGCAACATGGTTTGGTTTAGGTAAGCTTACTGAGAATCAGGCAGATATGTTAAATAAAATAGAAAATAATCAACCAATTACAGAAGAAGAATTTTTTGGTGCTGTAGAAGAAACAGAAGCAGGTTTAAGTAGTTTAGGTTATAAGGATTATAAATCTCAAATAAACTCTAAGAAGTATGTTTATGGAGACGGTAGTTTGTACTTTAAACTATCTTATACAGTTTTAACACCTGCTTTGGATAGTTATGCTGATGGTACACCATTAGAAAGTAGGAGAAGGTTGTATAATTTAAGAACTACTTTGGAAGCCAAAGAAAAAAGGGATGATGTGTTTATGATGTATATACCAGAGTCTGCTTCTAAAATGCGTAAGACAGATATACTTGATAGAGAGACAAGTGAATTATTATTTGATCAAGGTCTTACTATTGGTGAAAGACTTGAAGGTTCACAAGTTATAACAGATATGGGTAAAAAGCTTGAAGATGCTATAGAAATTGTTCCTGCTAAATATATGAGACTACAACAAATAACTCCATCAAATAAAATGGAAGTTGTTGATCCTAGACAAATACAAAATCTTATTCTTAATGAGCAGAATGATGATCAAGATATTACTTATATGGGTGAATCCTTGAAAGTAAAAGATCTTAAAAAAATGTATCAATGGTCTATATCTAATAGAAAACAAATTAACTACTTTAATAGACATAGTTTAGTTTTTGATTTACAACATGGATTACAATACTTACAAGAAGCTATTGATGAGAATAAAGTAACACCAGATCTAGATGCATTTGTTGATTATGCACAAAACTCCTTACAAGCATCACAAGCATCTACATTATTATTAGAATACTTTTCTAAAGCTAAGAATGGAGAGTCTAGGTATGAATTAAATAATCCGGTTACAATACAAAAGTTTACGGAACTTATTATGAGTTTCTTTAGTAAGGGTGTAATTGCAGATAGGCAACCTGGTAAGGCTGTTGTGCTTGTATCTGATTATGGAATGGATGTGTATAAAAGGGTTGATGCAGTTGATAATAATGGTACTCCTATAGCATGGACAGTGATAACAACAGAGGGTTGGAAACAATCATCTGCTCAACAAAGAGGTGCGTTAGTAGTAGATCCTACAGTAAATCCAAATGGAGATGTAATAGGTTTATCTGAAGATCAAGTTTATGTTGATAGGCTAAGACATGATGTAGTTGAATATAAAAGAGATACTAATGGAAAGCTTATTAGAGAGGATGGGGAGTTAGTTTCTACTGGAGAAGTGTATACAGAGTTTATGTTACCTCCACACTTTAGAGAAGAGATGCAACTAAATCCTGGTGATCCTATACCAGATGTAATAGCTAAACAGTTTGCAGTGCGTATACCATCTCAAGATAAACACTCTGCTATTAATTTAAAATTAGTTGATCACCTTCCTGTATTCTATGGGTCATCCGGTGTATTTGCAAGAGAGTTATTAGAGATAACAGGATCTGACTTTGATATTGATAAATTTTATGTACATCATAAAGAGTTTTATGAAAATGAAAATGGTGAACTTGTAGAATATGGTAAAGGCAGAACTGCAGAAGAAAGGTATCAAGAATATCTAATGGCATCAGAGAAGGATATGTCAAAATCAGGAACAAATATTTTCTATGCATACAAGAAGTGGAGAGAAAGAAAAAGAACAGCTGATAAAGAAAAATACACAGATGTACAAGAAAAAATAAATAAAGAGTTTAATGAGTTTATACTTACTAGTGAAACAGGATTATTACTTAGTGGTCAAGATCCTAAAACATTAAAAGAAGCTTTTGCAAAAGAAAGAGGATATGATTATGATTCAAAAGCTGATGAGTTTTATTTATCTCCTAACGAAGAAATTGGTGTTGAAGAACCAAATAAACAAGCAGCACTATTAGGATCTTTAAAGATTTTAAATCTACCGGTTACTATAGAGCAGTATGAACAGTTTAGAGAAGAGAATAAGTTTGTAACAGAAAGTGGTGCTACACTATTTAGAGAACCTTATGCACAAGCATATAGTAATAATATATTAGATTTTAAAATGTTATTGTTGGGTAATGACTCTATGTCAAAAGCTCAAGGTGGACGTTTACATGCTATAAAGAATGAGCCTGCTGTAGATAAACCTTTTGTAAATATATGGAATAGTTGGAAAGATAAACTACCAAACTACTATGAAAACAATAGAGTAGACTTAAACTTTAGTGTAAATAATATTAATGGTCAAACTAAATATTATAAAGATAGTAAAGAAGGTGCAAGAAATATTGGAGCTGTAGTTCAACCTAATACATACTTAGGATGGCATAAAATATTTAAAACAAAACTAAGAGATGGTCAACCAAATGAGAGTGGTATATATATAGGTCCTCCAACACTTAATGGACATACTTATAAAGACTATAATATAAACTACTTTATTGATCCTAGTAATGGAAAACAGCTAAAGGATGGTGAAAGAATTCAATATGCTATGTCTGCATTAGTTTCTATTATGGTTGATAATGGAAAAAATCCATATGCAGCAAAGTTAGGTTTGAATAAACAACTTGTTGTAATGGTTGCAAATGCAATTGCATTAGGTATTAATCTTGAGACAGCATTATTACTTGTTAATCAACCTATTGTTCAGGATGCATTTAAACAATCTAATATAACAGGTACTAATGCAATCTCAACTCTTCGGTCAGCTTACAATGGATTTATAAAAGGTGAAAAACCATTAAATACTGTATCTATGGGTACAGAGGTTACAGATGAATTTTTGGAAGATTTAATACGTAAGGCTAAAAGACCTTTAGATAAAGGAACAAAAAGAAGTGTAGAGAAAGAAATGGCAGGTCTTAGAGAGTTTTTAAATCTTAGTTATATTACTCAAGCAAATAATAACCTAGGAGCTATAGCTGCATTAGCAGAAAGTATGGGTAGAGATCTAGATGCTGTTGCTAATACTAATAAAAATTTAAATGATTTAGGTTTGTTTTTAGACAAAGAAGATTATTTAGATGCTAGAGTAATGGGTAATCCAATACCTTTTGAGTATAATTTTGTTAAAGGAATAACAAATATAAATAGTATACCTGGTGTTAACACTAACCTATTTAAACACTTTACAGATCTTAGTGTACCGTATTTATTAACTCCAGCAACTGAAGTTTTCATTGGATTAGAAAACTTTTTGACTAGAGGTCTTAAAGGTATGACTCCTAAAAGAACAGCTGATGCTACATCTAAAATTAGAAAAGATTTATTAAGTTATTTGACAATAAAATCTTATATGCATAATCTTAATCTATTAGGTGAGTCTGGTCAAGAATCATTAGCTTCATTGAATAACGCATTGATATATAATGAAATGGAGGGCTCTATAAGGATTGACAAAGAAATTGAAAAAGTAAGAGACTTTTTAAAAGCCACTGATCAAAAGAATGAGTTTATTAATTTATTTATTAGAAATGATAGAACTGGAACTAAAAAGAATAAGACTGGTATTAATAGAGTAAGGACGCAAAATCTTGTTAAACTTAGTAACAATAAAGCTAATAGAATTCAAACATCCCTTATATCATTATTAAAAGATAAAACAACTAGAGCTGCTGTAACACACTTGATACACTATGAAATGGTTAAGAATGGATTTCAACAAAAAGCAGGATCATTTTTACAAGTTATAGCACCTGCATTACCAGATATTCAAATGTATTTAGGAGAAGCTAAAAGAGTTAAAGATCTTTTGTCAACTAAGTTTAAAAATTTAGAAGAGGTAGATGAAGGATTTAAAAATACATTTGGTTTAACACTTGATGAAACATTACAAGATTTAAGTCAATGGTTTAGATCATCTAAAGATTCTTATTATATTCCACGAATTGGAAAGGGTGTACAATTTAATACATCAAAAGGAGTGAGATCACCAATGTATATAAAAGATAATAAATTTATTGTAGATTACCATCAAGGTACAACTGAGATTACAAAGTATAAATCTAAAGATCCAAATGATAAAAGAATAAAAATACCAAAACTAGAAATAGATATTGAAAAGAAGTCATATGAAATATTAACAGGAGCAGGTTTTAGACCAAGTGGGTTAGGGTTTATATTTCCACAAGTTACATCAGTTTCCCAAACTTTAGCAGATGGCACCTCAACAGTAAAATATTATTATTTAAATAGATTATTTTCTCCATATACAAAAGGTAAGACAAATACTAATTTATATGCTGCTGAGAAAGTTTCTAATGCTTTAGTTGGTACAACAGCTGAATATATAGAGTTTGATTTATTAGGTAGTAAAGATCAGTGGAAAATGGGTTTCATGTTTAATATTGCAAAGATTAATGGTAAAACTCAGTTACAACCCACACTTAAAGAGATAGCACAAAAAGAAAGTATGAATCAAACTGATGGAGCACCAATTCCTCCAAGTGATTATGCAGATCAGTCTTATACTATTCCAGCTAATGTTGAACCTAGGAATACTGTAAATGATACCAACATTAATAGTATAGAAGCAAACAATGATAAAATAGAATTTAAAAAAGATGATAACGTTGTTGGCTCAACTGAAAATCAAGATCCTCAAACTATTATAAATGCTAATGTTATTGTGGATAAAAAGAAGGCAGCTCCAGCATCTGCATTTAGTAAAGCTGAAGGAGTGGGTGCAAAGTTTTCTAAAGATAAGTTAGGGCCACAAACAAAAAAAGATAATAATTATGTTGATGTAATTAGAGAGTGGTTTCAATCAACACCTGTTGGAGAACTTAATAAAGCTGCAGAAGCTAATTTGCTTACTGGTGCTAGATTAAAAGACTTTGTAACATATTATGAAAAGAATAGAAATGTTACTAACTTAGATGACTTCATGTATAGACTTAAAAACTGTAAATAATGGCAACTTGTTTTAATAGAAATTTACCTGCATATCAAACACTTTTAGAGAAGTATGATTCTCCTATGTTTGTAGATGGAGTTATTAATGGATGGCAAAAAGTAAATAGATCTGAACTTATGCCTACTGTACTTGAAGCAGAAGATTTTTTAAAAGATCAAAAAGAAGTTGGTGTTTTAGATAAACAAAATTTAAAACAATCTATTCTTACAAACTTGGGTGTAAAAGGTAAAGGGTTAATTAGCAGATTTGGTGAATCATATTATATAAATAATACTAATAAAGAAGTAAGAGCAATTAAAGGTGATGTACAAACATTAGAAAGAAATAAGAATAGTGTAGAAAGATTATTAGATTGGTGGCAAGTAACACCAGAGGCTGTAACAATAACAAAGACAGACAATTCTTATAGGTTAGATATAAATGCTAATCTACTAAATATGCAAGATGTTATAACAGAAACGTCAGATGTAACACATTTGCAAGATATACTTCAACATCTAACAAGATTATTTCCTGATGTACAAATTCAAGTGATGAGTGAAACTGATGCAAAAAGAATGTATAATTCATTACCTCAATTTACATCAGAGTTTCAAAAGCCCATAGATTTTAAAGATATAAAAAGTTTTTATGTAGATGGTCAAGCCATATTAGTTGAAGGTAGAGTAACATCAGAAACAGCAATAGAAGAAGTATTACATCCATTTGTTAATGCTTTATATGCAGATAAATCAGAGTTGTTTAGAAGATTAAAAACAGAATCAGAACGTTCTTTTCCTAAACTAGCTCAAGAGATAGCTGGTGCATATACAAAGACTAAAGGTTTTGATAATATAGATAGAGATAAAGAGTTGGTTACACAAGCAATGGCTAGACACTTTAAGAGAGAGTATGAGCAAAATCCTACAGAAAGTTTTAGATCTAAGATTAGAGAGTTTATGAGATGGCTGATGGATGTATTTAGAGATCTTAGTAAGTGGGTTGTAGGTAAAGATTTAGTATTAGCACCGGGTATGATAGACAATGCTAATAACTTAACAAGTCTTTCTAAAATTTTGAATACAGGTGATTTAAAATTTGGTCTTGATAGAGCTATAAGACAAGATAGGAAAGTTAGATTTAGTTTAACACCTAAATTTCAAAAGATATACAATAAAGTAAAAGGTAAAGCCACTTCACAAAAACAAATTACTAGGCTTGATGATCTTTATAATGTAAGCATTAATAGTCAAAAGCCTATAGATGACTTTACTGTTTCTATGTCAAAAAAGAAAAATCATCCTCTAGTAATATTAAATAAAAAAACACACAAATACATTAGTGTAGAAAACATTAATGACCCCTTTACAAGTGTAACTACAAAGATAGGAGGTTTTAGTTCTAAAAGCTATTCTATTAAAAAGGGTGATACTATAGCAAGCATTGCTAAAAGTTTAGGAACAACTATAAAAAAGATTAAAGAGTTAAATCCAATAGGTGATAATTTAAATACGCTTACTAAAGCAAATGGTCAACCTATAAAACAATTATATGTGCCACAAGAAGATTTTCAAATCAATATGGATATTGGTAATGATTTTGATTCTATAGTAAGTGCTATTGTATTAGATGAAGGTATAGACAGTGTAGACTTAAAAGTTGTTAGTAAAGAAGTTGCAGAAGATTTTTATAAAAAGATGAAGAAAGATCTTGCAGTATTAACAAGAAATGGTGGAATACTAATACCACAAGTTGTAGTATCAGATAAGCTTAATCAAATAGCTGGTACTATAGATCTTTTATTTATGGATGAGAATGGAGCTTTAGAGATTATAGATATTAAAACAAGCAAGGATAGTTTAAATGCTCTTGTCAATGGTAAATTAAAATATGAAGAAACTTATTTTCCTGTTACCTATGGTAGTATTTTTTATGATCCTGCTAAGTCTCATGCAGATCAGCAAAAGTTTACTAAAGAGCAAATGCAAGCATTGCAGGTAAATTCTTATGCTCAGATATTAAGAAATCAAGACTATGATATTGATTCTACTTTTACCTATCATGTGCATACACCCACAACAGGGAAAGGTATTAATCAAAAATATACACAGAAATTTGTTATTGAGGGTATTAGAACACAATCAGAGACTGCTGATGTGCTTATTGGTGATCCAGGTAATAATAACTTTGCTTCTGAAATGATGGTAAAAGATTTTTCAGATCCTACAGCAAATGATAAATTATTTACTTTAGATAAAAAAACAGGAGAGAATGAGATAGAGGTAGATGAGTCTGAGATAGATGCAATAGCAGAGAATGTAACTTCTAAGATGATGTCAACAGAATCTGTACTTGAACAAATAACAGATTTTAGAGTTGCAATGAGTACAAGAAAAGAAAACTATCAAAGAGTAAAAAATCAAATTGCTTTTTTTAAAGATGGTAAAGATGTTGTTCAAGAGATTGATAGAACGTTAGCAATTATAGATGCTGGTGTTGAAGATGGCAATGTAATTCCATTATTTGAAGAGATTGTAAAACAATCAATAAAAGAATTAGATGACTTTATTGAATATGTTAACAACCCAGATAGCTATTTACTGGATGATAAATATATATCTAAAGTGTTAAACTATTCAAAAATGGTGAGCACATATGAAAGTTTATCAGAAGTAGAAAAAGCAAAAGGTTTAACAAAGGCACAACTACAATTACTAGAAGAGTTAAGGGGAAAAATATATACAATTAACGGTAAAAGAGATGGTTTAGGAAATATAATAGAGGGTAAAGAAGGTTTGATTAATACTGCTATAGATAATTTTGCTAAACAATTTATAAAAGATAATTCTAAAAGAGATTTTACACAAGAAGATTTAGAGGACATATTAAGGTGGGGTTCAGATATGGGTATGATAGAGTATCAAACAGGCACACTTGCCACATCAAGTGATACTATTCTAGCTTTAATGGATAAAATATTTAAAAGAAAAAGACAAGAAATATTAGATAGAGTAGAAGAAAGAAATTCAGAAGTAAGAAAGCTAGCTTCTAAAATAGAAAAACTATCTCCGGGTAGAAAAGCTAATTTTGATTTTATGATTGTGCTTGGTGATGATGGTCAACCAACTGGAACTTATGTTAGAAAAATAGGTGACCAGTATTATAAAATGAAAAGACAAAGAACTGACAAACTTAAAAATGCTGATGGTGATCCTTTAGAATATGTAATTAAAGATAAACTTACACCTGAAGAAATTGCTTATAATAAAAAGTTATATAAAGATAGACAGGAGTATAGAGATTTTATGAAAGCAGAAAGAGTTATAGATAATAAATTAGAGGAAGGGAAGTATCATAAGTATAGTGATGTGTTTAAAAAAGAAAGATTGAAGTTTATGTTTTTTGATGGTCAACAATGGCAAAAAAGAGACAGAGTACCATTAAATGAATATCTAGAGTTTAGAACTAAGTATTATAATCCATCTAGTTTTTTTAGACCAGAGTTTGATAAAGATGGATTTTCAGGTTATTTAAAAGAAAAGAAACAGGGATGGTTTGTTAAGTCTGAATATGTTGAAATTAAAGATGAGAGTTCAGAAGATTCAGGATCAGTAAATCTTTTAGACTCAAAGTATCAAAAGATTATGAATCCTACAGATGCATTGGGTAGAGCACAAAAAGAGTTCTATGAAATGTATGTTAAGTATTTTGAAGAAGATCTTCTTACAAAACTTCCTATGCGTGTTGTGCAACAAATGCACGGTAGATTACCATTAATTAAAGATACACAATATCAACAACTTAAAAATGCTCCTAATATGATGTCTGAGTTATGGGCTAAAGTTAAAGGTGTTCCGCGTGGTATATATGATTTCTTTGCAACTAAAACTCAAAAGTCAAGAGTAGTTTTAACTGATGAGTATGGTAATTTTACAAGCACACTTCCAATATTCTATACAGGTAGTATTCAAACTCAGCAAGATCTTCAAGAAATATCTGATAAGATAAGAGCTAAAGAGGATGAAATAATTAGAGCTAATGGTGATACAAGAACAACACAAACTAAAATTGATAAATTAAAACAGCAGCTTGAAGACCTAAAGGGTAAAAAAAGAAGAATGCAAAATAGACCTGAAGCAAGAGAATTAAGTAGAGATCTTGCTGATAGTTTGATAAGATTTAGTGCAATGGCTGAAAACTATGAGATTATGTCAGGTGTAGAAGATACTCTTAGTTCATTAATAAAAGTATTGGAAAGAAGAACCTATGATCCAGCAACTGGTGATGATCTTAAAACTTTTAAAGATGGTGTAATGCAAAAGGCTGGTTTGAAAGGAAACTCAGGTTTAGAAACACCGTTAATTGTTAGGAGAGCAAAGAAGTGGATGAAGATGGTTTTTTATGATGATGATCAGAAAACAGAGAATGTATTTGAAAAAATATCTAGAGGTTTAATTAGTTATACATCCTTAACATATGTTGGTCTTAACCCTTGGGGTAATTTGAATAACTATGCTATAGGTAGATTAAATAATTTAGTAGAGACAGCTGGTGGTAGATGGTTTGATAGAAAAGCTGCTGTAAGAGCAACAAAAGAATTTAATCAAAGAATGATACCAGACTTTATGAAAAGAATGGGTGGTAGAACTTTTCTTAATGATGCTATAGGTGTAAGTCCAAGTCAATATGAAAAGTATAAACCAGGTAGTAAGTATGAGGCTCTTGTAGAATTATTTAGAATGATGGATGATAAAGCAGATATACGAGAGCAAAATAAAACTGCTGGTAAAGAAAGTCCATTAAGAAAAGCTATGAGTTGGGGTTATATGTTGCAAGATGCTGCTGAGTATAATGTACAAACCAAGCTAGGTATGGCAATACTAATGTCTACTAAAATATTTAAGAGTGCTGACCCAGATGGAAGTAAAAGTGCTATATCTTTATTTGATGCTTATGAGTACAACCAAGAAACAGGCAAACTATCTCTACAAGAAGGGTATGATACAGTTATAGATTTTCAAACAGGCAAGCAACAAAAGATGTCTGATAAAGCAAGATATGATATTAGACAATACATACGTGAGGTTAACATACATGTACATGGTAACTATGCCTATGAGGATAGAATGGTATTACAGTCTAGCGCATTAGGACAACTAGCTGCACAGTTTCATAAATGGATTGCGCCAGCTGTTAAGGCAAGATATAGATCAGAATATTTTGATGAAAATCTAGGTTGGATAGAAGGTAGGTATAGAACCTTTTGGAATTTTATGTCTTATACGGCTAAGAATATGACAGATATTAGAACAGCAGCTAAAGACTGGAAAGAGTTGCAGGGAGAGAAAGCAGAAATGAAAGTTAAAAATCTTCATAGAGTTGCAGGTGAGTTAATGTTATTTATGATGACAGTAATGTTAAGACAGATGTTTGCTGCAATGTGGGATGATACAGATGAAGATAAAAAAGGAACAATGAAAAGATTTCAAAATGCTTTTATGTATCAAATGGATAGACAAAGAAGAGAACTTATTCAGTTTGTAAATCCTGTAGATGCATTTATGTTAATGAAGTCTCCAATTAGTTCTGTAAGAATGATGAAAGAGATGTCTGAAGCATTAATGACTGGTGTACAAACACCTTTTGTTATTGGATCATATAAACTACGTGGTGAAGGAGATGTAGAATTAGATAAAAGAATATATTATCAAAGAGGTGCTAAGAAAGGAGATCTTAAACTTTACAAAGAATTTTATGACGCATTCCCAGGTCTCTACGCATTAAACAGATGGATGTCATATGACAATGTAAAAAACTTCTGGGTAGGAGAATAATTAATATTTCCTTAACAGTTACTTAATATTTACTTAATATTAGAGTTGTATATTATTAGTATGAGAATAAACGTTACTAATTATATATATATAGCAATAATGATCACTGCTTTTGCTTTTGGTCTTTTGTTTTAAAAGGACAATGCTTACAACCACTGTTACAACAGTATCCTCTTTCTAAATGGTATGCTGCAGTCATGACTGTATTACCATCTTTATCTTTGTAAAAGTATGGACTAAACTCAGTTGACTTCACAAGCACCACCAGCACACGCCAGCTCTCCCATTAAATTAGTTTCATCATCATCTTCTATAACCTTAGAAAGATCTATATCCATTATTGATGTAACCATTGTATTAAACTTATGCTCATCTATATCTTCAAATGGAGCTTGAGTATAAGTACCACCATCATAAGGTAGTACAGCTAGTCCATTGTAGTGATCTCTATTATTCCACATCCATTCACCTGCATCATTCCAGTCTTCATCCTTTAAACTAATAGTAGCAGAAACATTATGACTGTTAGATCCTGTTCTATGTCCAGGTTTTACCCATTCAGTTGCAACTTTTTTTACTCTTTCTAATAATTGAAAAGCAGATTCAGTTCTTAATATAGATCCTCCTGGTGCTTTTTGTGGTATACTTATTACAGCAGTATCATGACCACGGAACACACAGTCTTCTACAAGATCAGGGTGGTTCTTAGCAAGATATCCATATATAGATTCATTTTTACCAACACGTATTCTTCTTACATAATAATCATTATGCCATGCATGAATCCCGGAACTAGTTCCTAATGTTAATGATGTTGTACCAGCAGGTTTTACTGTTGTTGTTCTAGCAGCCTTTCTGATACCAATTAAGTTAGCAACACGTGCATTTTCTTTATTTACAATTTTTGCTGCAGCTGTCATGTCTATATAGTCAGCAAGAACTTTTTTAGATCCTATACCTGTCATAGATACACCAATTAGTGCATCTTTTTCTGTAGTCTCTTGCCATACTGGTCTGAGATAGTGGAAGTTAGTATATCCTGCTTGAAGTGTTCCTATAAATGCAGCAGCTTTAACTCTTGCTTCTAAATCTTCTTGAGCTTCAACATTACTAACATTAACTTCACAAAGGTTGCAGAACTGAAAAGGTCTTAGTGCTATCTCACAACAAGGATTAGTTCCCCAGTCTTTATCATTATTAAAGTAAATACCAGGCTCACCAGCTTTACTTAGTTCAACTCTTTTCCATAAGTCCATAAAGAAAGACTTAGTTATCTTATGTCTCATAAGCACAGCAGAGTTATTTGCTCTACCACGTTGTGGATTTAGTTCCCACCAAGAACCAGCTTTGCAAGCTATCATTTCATTATCATCTGCGCTAAATAAACTAATTAAAGCAGCACGTCTAATACCACCAGCCAATACAGCATCAGCTATGTGACAAACAATATCATGCACTTCTAATGTAGATAGTGCATCACCATCTTCTTTATTTTCTAAAACTCCTGTTACTTTTAGTATACATTCTTTTAATGGTTGTGGACCAGGTGCTTTACCACCTGATGTTACAAGTCTAGCACCTTTTGGTCTTATGTCTGAATAGTCAAATACTATACGTGAACTTTTACCATTTAAATAAGATTTCATTAATATCTTAATAGCATCAGCCCATCCTTCAATTGAATCACTAATTAGATAACGTCTAGTTCTTTTCTTATATGGTTTATTAATTAATGGAAGTTTTTCAACATGGTGCTGTTGAACCGAATAACCTACACCTGTTCCACCAAGCAACAAGAACATGGTTTCACTAAATGCATCTACATGATCTATAGGAAGGTATGCACAATTATATATTCTGTTAGGACTTATCTCTATTGGCTTGCCAGCAAACTGCATAGATCTCATAGAAGGTAAAATCTTTTTATCATAAACATAAGTATATGCATCTAGTATATCACTCTTTAATTTAGGATATTTTTTAATATGCATTGCCATATTTCTTGTTACTAATTCTTCCCAAGTTTCTCTACGTTTTAACTCTGGTAAGTATTTTGCATATTTCATATAGACAGTGATATCACTAAGGATCTTGTTATTCAATTCCATTTTTTTGTTATTTAATAGTTAATAAATGTAGACACCTGAGATGAACAGGTAATTATAATATAATTAAAAATTATGACTTAGAATGTAAGTATGTAAAAGAAATAGTAAAAAATAAAAATCCAAAAGATACTATCATTGCAGGTTCCCATTTCTTAACAAACTGTACCTCACATTGTTGTATGTATATTCCTAATAAAGGAGATTCTGAAAGCATCTCAATTCCAAAGCTAAATCTTTTCATATTTGTCATTTTTAATTGGTTATATTTTTTTGTATATTATAATAGTATACAAATATAATAAAAATAAATACTATGGCAAATTCACCTTCAGGATTAAATTCAGATCCTAAATTTAAAATGATGATTGATGTCCTGAGAGACACAATGATACAAGGTTATGCTAAACAAGGAGCAACTTTTATTAATGATACAGCTCAACATACAGCAGGATATTATGCAATACAAGGTATAAGTGCTGCAAAGTTAGATGTTAGTGACTGTGTTTTTGGTTCTGGTATGACAGACTTTGATGCAGATTTTACTATACCAAATGGAGCAATTATATATGGAAACTTTAGTACACTAAGTTTAGAAAGTGGTTCATGTATAGCTTATAAAAAATAATTATGATTGGTATAGGTACATCAATATCTAAAGGTCAAGTAATTAATGACCCCTCATCAATATCTGACTTAGTTGTTTGGTATAATTTTACTGATGTAAGCAGCTTGCGTAAAAATAGAGATGGAACTACTGCTGTAACTACTAACAATGATGTTGTTCATTGGGCACAAAACCTTGCAAACGGTGATGCAAATGGAATACTAGGAAATTTTATACGCTCAGAGGCAGATGGTTCTCAATATGGTGGTATATTTAAAACTGGTGGAATAAATGGTCAATCTTATTTACAATTTGCAGAAACTGATTCAGATAACTCACATGGGTTAAGATCTGGTTTTATAGCTGCTGATGCTACAGATGATGGTGGTGTTGCCTCTGATAAATTTAGTGATGTAAGTTTTAACGTATCTGATCTTACAATTATTCAGGTTTTAAAACATGATGATACTGTTATAGAAGAAGATGATAATGCTTTTTTTATACAAGGTTATCCTGCAGTTGGTGGAGATACTAACAGTTTTCAATATGCTGGCTCTAAGAGTCAGTCTACTGAAAAATTTGCTCTAGGATATGTAGTTTCTGCTGGAGGAATTGATTTTGAAAGTAATGTAACAAATGATACTCTTGATGCAAGTATACATGCAATGGTTATGAGATCTACACCAGGAGCAAATAATATGACACTACAAGTTGACGGAGTTGTACAAACAGATACAGATACACCAGATGATAGAACAATGAAATTTGATAGATCAACTGGAGTAACTACTAATTTAGCTGGAGCTGCTCTGTTAAGTATAGGTGGTAATTTTACAGGTGGTGCTAATCTAACAAAGTCTTGGAGAGGTGCTATATATGAAACTATAATATATAGTAGATTTATAACTGATGAAGAATTAGCAAGTTTAGAGGTGTATTTTGCAGGTAAATATGGAATAACCTTCAGTTAATTTTAAAAATCATAAAAAATTAGTATATTATAATATAAAGTAATTTATAATGGCAAGTAAAAAAGATATGGAAATGATGGCTGCGAACATGTTTCGTAAGCAACAAGAAGAGTCAATTATAGGTACTATTATGGATGAAATGGCAACTGAAAATATACAGTTAAAAAATGCTATTCAACAAATGCAACTCAAAACCTCAAAAGAAAACTTAATAAACCAAGGTAGAACTAAACCTATAGATCTTAGTGTAAGAAGATCAGGTAAGAGAAAAGGAGGAACAATATAAATAAATATTTAATATGGCAACTACTACAGCACAGTTAAAATTAGATAGTGCAGCTGGAAGTTTATTAACTTCTGTATTGGCTATTGATGATACAGCAACACTAACTAAATTAGGAACAGCAACTGGTTTAGAAAAAACTACCGGTTTAGCTAGGCAAACATTTGCAGCAGCAACTGAAACTCAGTTAATAAACGCTGCTAATTATACAGCAGCTAAAGGACATAAACTGTATATAAAAAATACGGATACTTCAGGTACTGATACTGTAAAATTGACATCAGGAACAATAGGTGATGTAAAGTCAATAGGCTATCTAGATCCAGATGATTGGGCTTTTATACCTTTTGGAGGAGAAAATGATATAAATGTAATATGTACATCTGCAACAACTGTAGTTGAATGGATGTTAATTTTTGAATAATAAATAAAAAAATAAGATATGGCAACTTTAACCGCGCAAACTAAATTAACAGTATCAGATATAGTAGCTGATGCTATTGCATTAGATGTATCAATGACTCCTACTGTATTAGCAGGAGGTATTACAAGTAAAACTTTAACATCTGCAAGAGCAACAGGTTCTGCTTTAACTATTGTAGAAGCAACTCACTATAGTGCAGGTACTATAATTTATTTAAGAAATATGAGTAGTACAGAAACTATAGATGTAGAATTAACGTCAGGTACAACGCATATTCAATTAAGTCCTTTACAGTTTGCATTGTTTCCTTGGGAAGCAGCAACTGATATAGAAGTATATTCAACTAATGGAAGTGAAGTTCCTCAGTTAGAAGTAGGGATATTCTCTGCAGCATAATAATAATTAATAAAAAGTAATAATATGGCAACTTTAACAAGTCAAGTAAAATTAGATATTTCAGGAGTAACTTCTGATCCTATTTCAATAGATAAGAGTTTTTCATATACTGCATTATCTGGAGGTGTAACTAGTAGATCTATTGATGCTACAGCTCATGGTTCTGCAGAGAAAATTTTAGAATCTAGTGAGTATTCAACAGGATGTGTTGTTTATGTAAGAAATAGAGAAGCTGCAGGAGGTAAATCAATAACAATTATGTTATCAGCAGCAGCAAATGGAGAAATAGTATTACAAGGTCAGCAGTGGGCAGTATTTCCTTGGCCAGCTGCAGTAGATGTATTAGCCTTTGCTTCATCTGCTACTCCAGGACCTATATTAGAAGTAGGAATATTTTCAGCAGCATAGGTTATGGCAAAAGAATTATCAGAAGATTCAAAGTTTGAAATAAGTCTAAAGACACTTGGTGGTATAGGTTTTCTAATTACTACACTTGTAAGTATGTGGTTTGTATTACAAGCAGATATTGCTGAAGCTAAAGAACTTCCTGTACCCCCTCCGCCTGATGTTACTAGGATGGAGTTTCAGATGAAAGATGAAAACATAAGACTATCAATAAAGAACACAGAAGAGAATGTAAAGAAATTGGAGGATAGACTTATAAGGATAGAGGATAAAATAGATGACATGAAATGAAATGGATAGTTTTAATATGCCTATTATTTTCTTATATATGTAGTGGGCAAGAAGTGCTGACTGATAAAACATTTAGTGATAGTCAAGAAGGTGTAACAGTTGTAGAATTTTGGGCAGATTGGAATGCAAAAAATGAATGTGCATGGTTACAAGATTTAGAAGATGCAGAAGTATATAGAATAGATCTTAATACAAATGCTGCTAAAGAAAATAAAATAACAGTTTTACCTACTGTTATAGTTTTTGATGATGGAGAAGAGGTTGAAAGGTTTGAAGGAGATATTTCTTTTAGTCTTTGTCCAGAAAAAACACCTAAAAAGGTACAAAAAGAGATTAATGAATTAGTATTAAATAAATTTTAATATGAAAAAATTTTTATGTAAATTATTATGTATAGTTAGTTTTAACTATATATGTTTAAAATGGTGTGATGACAAATCATGCTGCAAAGACAAGTGTTAAATTAAATAAATTTAAGAAATATGGCAACTTTAACGAGTATAATTCAACTTTCTACAAGTGGTGTAGCAAAAGATAGAGTAAATTTTACATGTTCTAAAATATCAAATGTAAAAAATCCTGCTATCCAAACTGGTACTTTAGATATTTCAACTATTGCTACTATAGCTACTGCACCGGCAGGAACAAGTTCAAGTGATGGAATGTACATGTATGTAAGAAATTTAGACCCTACAGCTCATTTAGATCTTACTTTTGATAGTAACAATACATTAAAAGTAGGACCAGGTGAAATGAGTTTTTTCTGTGTACATGATTCTAGAGTAGTAAAAGGTACTGCTAGTACTGGAACTATAAAGGTTGAATACGGCACATGGACATTAGATAAGTATTAAAAGTAATACTTATTTAATATGAGACAACTAATATTCTTTTTATTAGTTCCTTTTCTCTTGTTTTCACAAGAGTCTTGGATAAATGTGCAGTTATTAACAGATGATTATCCAGAAGAAACATCTTGGACTATAACTCCTCCAGGTGGATCACCAATTATTGCACAGTCTGATTCTATAATGCAAGATCAAACTTTGTATGATACAATAGTTGATCTTGGAGGAACTATTATTTTTTCTTTATTTGATGAATATGGAGATGGATTAGGTGGCTTTAATGGTTCACCAGAAGGATGGCTTTTAGTACAAAATGATTGTCAAGATACTATATTATATGTAGCAGGTGATTTTGGTTTTGATTATATAGATACATTAACCATAGCTCCCTGTGCTCCCCCTCTTGCTGGATGTCTAGATTCTTTAGCAATAAACTTTAATCCTCTTGCAACTGTAGATGATGGCTCATGTGAGTATCCAGGTTGTGATGGGATTCTTACATCTAATGCATATGATATATGTATAGGTGGAGGAACACAAACACAAATTATATTTGAATGGACATTAGATGATTACAATCCTAATTGTGAAGTAACTAATGTTATTGTATCAAATGAAGAAGGTTTAGGTCCTCTAAATCTTCCACCAGCTCCCGTAAATAACTTTGGCTTTATAGCAGGTAATGGACAAATGCCACCTAACTGGAGTGTAGAGCACTACTGTGTATTAGAATTTCTAGATGGTTCTATATCTGATACAATAGTTTATACACCATCTCCATGTATTGCTGGTTGCACAGATCCCACACAAATAGCTTATAACCCATGGGCAACATTTGATGATGGTACTTGTACAGGAACATCTTGTGATACAACATCTCAGTATCAGATTACAATGGAGATTATGTTTGACAACTGGCCAGGTGAAACAGGTTGGACAATGGTAACCAATTCTGGACAAGATATGCAAATGCCAAATGGGTCATATAACTTTCAAGATATAGGACAAACATATACTTATACATTTTGTGTAGATCAAGTTGCACCATGGGAATTAATTGTTACAGATGATTATGGTGATGGTATGGCTGGATCTTCTTCAGGAGGTAATATGGATGGTACAATTGTAGTTTATGATTGTGCTGGAGATACTTTATGGAATATGGATAATCCTGGTTTTGGTGATGTATTATACTCAGGAGCACAAAATGCAAACCCCTGTCCTACTGTACCAACAATACCCGGTTGTGTAGATGATGATTATGTTGAGTTTAACCCAGAAGCCAATGAAGATGATGGATCATGTGCTACACTACATACTTATGGTTGTATTAATCCAAATGCTTTTAATTATGATCCTAGCGCAACTATAATGGATTTAGTTCCAGACTGCAACTATGAACTATGGATAGGTGATGCAGGTGGTGATGGTTGGGGTAATTCTTACTTGGGAATTATGCAGAATGGTCTCATAATAGGTACATATACAATGGGTCCAGGATCTTATGAACAAACATTTGGTCTTATACTAGATCCAGGTGTGCCAGTTGAAGTATATTACTTTGAGGTAGGAGGGCCACAGCAACCACCTCAAGAAGTAGAGTTTCAAACCTGGCACAATTCATTTAAGCTAACCAATGCTAATGGTGTTGAGCTAATGTATGAAGGTTATAATCCATTTGCAGATAATGGTCAAGGTGCTTTACAAAACTTTACATCTCCTTTCTGGACAAAGTATATAGAGATACCCTTTTGTGGGACATACTGTATACCTACAGTTGTTGGTTGTTTAGATCCAACAGCATATAATTATAATGAAGAAGCTAACACTGATGACGGATCATGTGAACCTATAGTAGAGGGATGTACAAATGATTTAGCATTTAACTACAATCCAGAAGCTAATGTAGATGATGATTCTTGTGTAGCTCTTGTAGTTGGATGTACTGATTCTTCTGCTTGGAACTACAATGCAGATGCAAATGAGGATGACGGTGCTTGTATATACCTAGGTTGCACTGACTCTTCAGCATGTAACTATAATCCAGGTGCAAATGCAGATAGTGGAGGATGCACTTATCCTGATCAATACTATAATTGCAGTGATGTATGCATAAATGATACTGACTCAGATGGAATTTGTGATGAGCTTGAAATACTAGGGTGTACTAGTGTAGCTGCTATTAACTATATGCCGGAAGCAACTGATGATGACGGCAGTTGTGTTGGTATAGTATACGGTTGTACAGATCCCACTGCTTTTAATTATGACGCTACAGCTAATACAGACAATGGTTCATGTGTGCCTGTAATATATGGATGTATAGATAGTACAGCATTCAACTATGATCCAACTGCTAACACAGATAATGGCACTTGTATAGAATTTGTATATGGTTGCATAGATGAAACAGCTCTTAACTATGATCCACTAGCAAATACTTTAGATAACTCTTGTTGTTATCTTGGAGGTTGTACTGATGCTACTGCACTAAACTATGATGAAGATGCTTGTTTTGATGATGGTAGTTGTGTAGTTATAATAGAAGGATGTGCTGACCCTAATGCATACAACTATGATCCGCTAGTTAACTTACCAGACAATAGTGTTTGTTTATATGATGCTGGTTGCTATGGTGGACCTGGAGAACCTTATTGGTTAAATGATCCTTGTTATGCTTGGGTTATAGATATAGATGGCTATTGTTGTACTGAACTATGGGATGAAACTTGTCAATCAATGTATAACTACTGTGAAGATGGTTGGCCTGTAGATCTAGATGAGTTATCAGGTAGTGATATAATTGTTTATCCTAACCCTACAGCAAACACATTTACTATAGAAACAAGATTAAATGTAGATGTAGAACTTTATAACATAGTAGGAGAGCTTATACAAACAAATAATATTAAAAGAATAGATTTATCAGATTATCCAAATGGTATGTATAATTTGATTATTACATATGATAAAATAAGAATAACTAAGAAGATAATTAAACTATAATGAGAACAGTTCTTTACATATTACTACTTCTATCATTCACGATAAACGCACAAGAAGAAAATAAATTTAAAAAAGAACTTAAAAAAACTTTTAAATTCTCTACATTCTATGCTGCAGTAAACGGTGGTACTTCTATTTCAGATCAGAATACATATTCTATATTAGATGGACTTCAAACCGATGTAATAGAAACTCCATTTGATTACGCACTAACTTTAGGTGTAAGAAAGATACAAAGATTTGGATACGAGAACAAGGCTAACACATTCAAGGATGGCACAGAGTCTTCATACTCTGATGCCGCTACTATTGGACGAACTAGAGGGTTTGAGTTTTTGTTTGAGGCAGATTACAAAAGACAACAAGGTGACTCTTATGTAGACCAACATCACTTCTTACGATACCTAGCAGACAAATGGGTTGTTAAGGTAGAGTATCTACAAGACGGTTTTGCTGATGTAGAGTATCTAGAAGCATCACAACGATATAGACAAAAGATAGGCAAAAGATTTTCACTTACTGCAGGGGCAGCACAAAGGATATCCGAACCATATGGTTATGATCCTCTAGCTGAATGGGTATTATCTAACGGAAACATACACTACACAAACCTTGCTTTAGAAGAAGGGTACACCATTGCATTTGACCCAACAGGAATAGAGTATCTATCTCCTAATGGATCTGTTGCAGCTACAAGTACAGAAGTCTGGGAAGAGGTTGTTATACCTCAAGTTATAGATGACTATGTTAAAGCAAGCAAAGATGCACTCCCTGTACAATGGTGTCACTCTCTTGTAGTAGGTCTTGATTATTACTACTACACTAAGAAGATCTGGTTACACTCATGGGCAAATGTGCTCCCTTATCACCTCAATACTGGGGGTGAATACTCATATCATAATTTCAATGGTGGTAATTGGATAGATTATTCTGGCGGATTAATCTTTGGATATAAGATTAACAGGAACCTTGGAATCTTTATTGAAGGTAAATACAATAAGTATTGGAATAGAGATTGGCATGACTTCAAGTTTGGAATAAATTATATCATTCTTTAATTTCTAGGTATTTTTTTGTATATTATTATATAACCAAAACCGTATTTATATGAACTGGATAAACAGTTGGCGTGAGGGAAACAAGAAGAATATTGTTGATCTTACATTTAGATTTGGGGTATTAACCCTGTTTGAATTAAATTGGAACCCGAAGAAAAGCTTCAGGTTAATAGTATTAAACTTTGGATTTGAAATATAATGTGTGTGTGCCCAATATGTGTTATAGTAGCAGCTGTTGCTATAGTAAGTTATAAGCTAATTAAAACATAATATTATGATGAAAGGATTAAAAAATGTTATGGTCACTGATCAAAGAACTCAGATGACTTTTTGTGCAAGCTGTAAAAGCTGTCCTGCAATTGATATTTCCAAAGACTCAGACAAAGTTATTGTTGGAGGTGATGACGAAGGTTACACTGAGTTCACCAAAGATCAATTTGCTTTGTTTGTGAAAACAGTTAAGGAAGGTATGTATGATAAGTACCTTCCTGAAACTAAAGATTAAAGATGGCAAAAAAGTGGATACAGGATGCAATAAAGAAACCGGGATCTTTAACAGCAGCAGCTAAAAGAGAGGGTAAAAGTATTACAGAATATTGTAAGACACCACCTTCCACTAAAGCAAAACAAAGGTGTAATTTAGCTAATACCTTAAGAAAAATAGCTAAGAAAAGAAAAAAGAAAGCTTGTGGCGGATCAGTTATGTTTTGTGGTGGAGAATATCATTCACCAGTTAAACAAGCTGTAGGCCCAAATAAAATTTTATAACTATGGCAGCAAAAGGCCCACTAAGAAATATGTTACTTAGGCTTTTAGGTAAAAGTAAAAATGTTACTACAAACGTTCCTACAGGCCCTATTAAAGGAAGTCTTGATGAAAGTTTTCAAAAATTTGTTATAAAAAATAACATGTTAAATCAAAAAGGATTTTTTGGACCAGGTGGTTATAGAGGAGGTGTAGATAATTTTCAAAAAAGAATAGATCAATTAAAACTTAATACAAAACCTAAAATGACTTTGGAGGAGTATCAAAGGAGTATTGATAACTTAAGATTACCAGATAATCCACCAAATTCAGGTAAACAATTGGATTTATTTAAAGATAAAAAAAAGGGTGGAAGCGTAGGACCAAATGGAGTGTTATGAAACTATTTAATAAGTTAAGGAAAAGAAGAATAAGTAATAAGATTAATAAACTTAATCAGGAGACTGAAAATCTTCAAGGTAAAGGTTATGGTGTATTTCAACCTGCATGGAATGAAGGTGGTAAACAAATTGTAAAGAATACAAAGAAAGTAATGGATTTACAAGATAAATTAAAAAAGTTAAGTAAAAAACATTGCGGTGGAGGTATGATGTGTGGAGGTGCTGTAGGACCAAATGGTATATTATGAAAAAATTAATTACATTTTTATTACTAGCACTAACTGCACTAGTTTATGGGCAAGATAAAAATGTAAGACCAATAGATGTAGTAGAGAATATAAGTGTATACTTTGTAGACACAGCTTATTATAAGTCTTTGACACTTGACTCACTACATATACAAAATGTAACTGAGTTTGTTTATGTATCAAACGCAGTAGCTGACACACTAGTTGTGCCTGTTATAGAATTTGTTGAGAGAGTTACAGTTGATACGCTACACATACACGTACCTGAATGCAGAGTAGAATATGTAGAAGTGTATGTAACCGAAGAATTATTGATGCAGGATACTATTGTAGAGATAGAATTTAAAAATGCACTTATAAGTTCTAACTCAGGAGTTCAAGAGATTTTAGATAAATCTTTTGGTAATAATATACTATATGATCTTCAAGGTAATCAAATAAGAAGACCAATGGGAGTTTATATAGAGAATGGTAAAATAAAGTATATAAAAATTTAAAATTTAAAGTTATGCCCGCAAATATGAAAAAATCTGGAATGTCATACAAGAAAGGAGGTTCCAAAAAAATGTACGGAGGTACAATGAAAAAAAAGAAAATGTATGGAGGAACCATGAAAAAGAAAATGTATGGTGGCTCCAAAAAGAAAATGATGAAGAAAGGTGGAATGATGAAAGCTAATAAAGGTTTAGAGAAATTAGCTGAAGCAAATCCTGAGCTTACGTATACAAAAAAAATGTATGGTGGTATGGCTAATCCAAACAAAGATGAAATGATGATGTATGGTGGTGCTATGTATAAAAAGATGATGAAGATGGCAGGTGGTCCAATGATGAATGAAGAAGGAATGAAAGTACCAGGTATGATGAAAGCTGGTGGTGGATTAAGAAAAATGCCAGGTGGTGGTTACATGAGAGATATGGATCTACCTAAAGCACAGTCTGGACTTTTTACAAAAGGTCTTAAAGGAATAGCAAAAAAATTGGGAAAAGGTAAAATAACAAATCCAAGCACAATAGATAATGTGAATGTGAAGAAAACTCTTTTTCAAGGTGTAAATAAGAAAGGTGAACAGGTTTTTAAATTAGGAACAGATGGTAATGTATTTACAAAAAAAGATAATGCAATGGCTCCTTTTTTACAGAATAAGGCAAAGATCTTAGAAATATTAAGGGGAAACAATCCTACAAAAAATAAAGTTTATAAAAAAGGAACTTTATATGGTCCTAAATAAAAAAAATAAACTATGAGTATACTAAAAAAGATTTTTTCAGGTGCCGGAAGCAACCTGGTAGAATCAGTTGGCGGTGTGATTGATAATTTAGTAACAACAGATGAGGAAAAATTAGAAGCCAAAAGAAAACTAAAAGAACTCATTATGAGTCATGAGGCTCAGATGGAGAAGAACATAACTGACCGTTGGACAGCAGATATGAACTCTGACTCCTGGCTGAGTAAAAATGTAAGACCCATGGTTCTTATATTTTTAATTGTATGTACTATGCTATTGATCTTTATTGATGCTGGTGCACTTACGTTTACAGTAGAAGAGAAGTGGACAGATCTTTTACAATTAGTTTTAATTACAGTAATAGGTGCATATTTTGGTGGCCGTTCTGTAGAAAAATTTAAAAAGAAATGAGAAAAATAAAAAAAGAATTACCTAAAGCACAGAGAGGTTATCTTGGGAGACAAGTTGCAAAAATTCTTGGTTTTAGTGATGAAGCTTTAGAAGCAGCTAGAAAAAAACAAGCACAAATAAATAAGAGGAAGCCTACTAATAAGAATACTAATAAAAGTAAAATTAATACAAATAAAAAGAAGAAGAGTAATAAACAATCTTTTCTTGATAAGCAATTTGAGTTTAAAAGTCCTAGTTTACGTCAACTAAATCCACTTAGGATAATTAACCCAGGAATACCAAATACTGCTAGGTTTATTAAAAAAAATCCTCTTGGTACTGGTGCACTTGGCCTTTCTTTAGCGGCATATTTAAGATCAAGACAACCTGGTATTGATCCAGTACAACCTATAGAAAATTTTAATATTCCAAGTAACTTTAGTAATGATTTTAATATAAGCAGAAATACTGAAGCTCCAAATGTAAATTTAGATAGTATTTTGCGTAGTCAAGACTTGTTAAATTTTGATAAGAAAGGTGGACGTGTTAAAGCTAGAGGTGGTAAAACAGCTCCGGGTATGAGAAAACAAGGTGGTGGTCTTAAGATAGACCGTAATGGTAAATACTACAGGTAATGGCAGCTAGAAACACGTTTACATTTAGAAGCAATGGTGGTAAGAAAAGAAGAGGTGTCCACAGTAAAAATGCTAGCAAATCTCAAAATGCCTATAAGAAACCCTATAGAGGGCAAGGAAGATAAAAAAGAGGAGACTATTGATCTCCTCTTTCTTTTATAAGCCCCTCAAGAATTATAAGATAGTTTATGGCATCTCCTATTTTTTCTTCTAACAGTTCATCTGTTGGGACCTCTCCGGGACATTTGCTTATAATGGTTTTAATACATTCAAAATGTTTGCAAGCATATTCCCAAGCTACACCTTCTGGTGTATCATGAAAAGAAAAACCTACACCATTTTTAAATGATTGGAATACATCTAGGTCAGTAGCATATTCGTTCATCTTAATAGCATAAGTTTCTCTAGTTTTAGTGAACCTCTGTTCTAGAAGTTCCATGAATTTGTCATAAGTCATACTTCTTTTTCAAGCTTTCTTAAGACTTCAGGATCAACAATTGGCATGCCATCCTCATTCACATTATTAGGAACAGTTGGTTCCTCCATAGAAATCATTTTTTCTAAATCCATAAATAAATAATTAAAAATTAAAGTTCTTCACCAAAACATTTTTTCATTAATCTTGTTAATCTTAACTCAATGCTGGTGATTAATTCAGTTAAAGTGGTTAAAGCTAATGCTGTAACCCAGAATATTATAATGATAATTAGTAGCATAGAACCGCTAATCATCTTAATGCAATTTAATAAAAATTTTCCCATTTTAAAATATATATCTAATTTTATTCCAAGGTATTACGTTATCATGTTCTTTTATAAATGCATCAATAAATTGTTCTTTTAATTTATGTTTATATCTAACGTTTCTACCTCCATACTGTGATGTTTTACTCTCCTGCAGACTAGGTGTCCACAAATCTATTTCTTGTTTTTCTTTATGATCTATTAAGTTTTTATAATGTTTATTCTTGTTATGTGTTAAAAATATACACTCAGCATAAACACCTTCTTCATATCTTACATTGTTATTTATTAAAGCAAATAACTCTTCATAGTCATCTAACCAGCCTTCATAAACTAATATGGGACTAAAGTTAATATGAACATCATATCCTGCTTCTTTAAACTTATCTATTGCTTGTACTCTTTCTAATATTGTTGATGTATTGGGTTCATGTAATGCACGTTTCTTTTCAGGCATCATACTAAACCGTATTCTAATCTTCTTGTTTGGATTGTATTTAAGTAATTCTTTGTTAACATATTTAGTTGCAAAGCTTCCCATTATATCTTCATTATACTTGAAAAAATCAAATATAAATTGCCAATCATGGTATTTACAATGAAGAGCAAAGTCTTCATTACAACTAATATCATATGTAATATATTTTGGATGTGTTTGATTTGGTTTTTTTGTTTCTAGTTTTGCAAATATAGAATGGTTGTTTATCTCTGTAAGTATTTGGTTTGCATTTGTTGCTATTGATAATCCTTCAGGCTTGTGCCTTTTCATATAACAATATGAACAATCATATAAACATCCCCAACCAAAGCTTGGAGATATAAAGTCTGTAGATCTACCCGAAGGTCTAATCTTCAGACTTTTTCTAATATCTCTAGTGACTAATGTCATATCTTCCACTCTTCAAATGTGTCATAATCTTGCGCTTCAAGATCTGCAAATAACCCATCAGTAGTGTCAATTGTAGGTGTAACCCAAGTTGTATCTTTCTGATGTAATCCTGCTTGACTTAATAACTCTGCAGTCATAAACTCATGAAATCTAACTTGATCACTCATCCAGGTACGTGGATGTGACTTCTTAAAAGAATGTGTAACATGATTGTAAAATGTCCATGCATTATTAAGATCAGCTGAATAATGATATGATGGATCTTTCATCTCTGCTTTTATAACAGAAACTTGTGATGCATCAATAATCTCTTCATCTAAGAATAATCTTCCAACTAGTTCTGCCTGACTCTTTTTAGGTAGAAATATTTGTCTCATCTTATTCTTATCATCAATTAACTTATCAAAGTATTTGTTGGCTGACTTAATTTGTGAACTTATTTGAGTATGAATGTCATGATCTGCTTTACCTGTATGTTTTCTAGCATAGTTTGCCATGTCTCCACATAACATACCATTGCTACATACATTTACGAAAGCTCCTACAGCACACTGAAACCGTGTACTTTTATCATAAGAGTTAGTCCAGGCAAACATCATGCCCATTTCTTCATCTTTGGTAGAGGCAAGGTGATATACACCCTGCGCTACCTTTGCATTCATATTAGCTCTATATAGCTCTTTTGTGATTCTAAATCCATTATTGTCTAATAGAGTTTTAGTTGTCTCTATGACATCTTTATGAGGAATAACTGTGTAAGTTTTTCCATGATTAGGTAGTGGAGCTGCCACTAAAAAATCTTTTGTAGTATTTATTGGTCTTGTGTATCCCATAATTTGTTGATTTTAATGCCAGAGGGGAGCCGTGCACGAACGAAATCCTTGGCTCCCTTGGACTTTATGAATTATAACATTACAAATATAATAATAAAACTTATTGAAACAATAACAATTGGTTATTTTTTACACCAATTATGTTATTTATTTCTTTCTCAATTGCATTTAGATAATATTTCTCATTAATGTCATAGTCTGACCATTTTTTATTTTCTATCTTATTCATTACAGTTTGGACCCATTGCCCAGACTCTAACTGTATTTCTCTCTTATCATTCTTATTTATCTTGACTATCTTACAACCTTTATTTGAAATATAATATCTATTAATTTTTTGCAATTCATCTTGTTTAGCAACACCTTTATCTACATATATAGCATGTTGCCTCCATGCACCTTTAGATTTTGCTCCTATACAATAATCAAGAATATTTCTATTATGTTTTATTGTATATTCTGGTAAAGTTCCATCAACAAAGTAGGCATACAATGCTTTTGGAATGATCAGTTTAGACTTGTTCTTATGAAGTGCTAACCCCTCAAACTCAAATCTACCTTTACATTTAGCTTTACCATTAGTATCCACTGCTATATAGTTGTTAACATCAGCTAACACTAGTTTACTATATTGATCATGTTCAAGATTAAGACCGGTTATCTGTTCCCACTCTTTACAAACTTCCATATAAGTATCTATATACTCACGTGGTATGATAGTTTCTACACCATCAGTATTTTGCATGAGTGCTACAGCATCTGGTATTCTTGTCATAATCATTTCATACAACATCATTAATGTTAATTGACCATTAACAGTAATAAACATAGTAAACTGAGGATCATATAGAAAAGAGTTCTTATCATTACTTAACCCATAGGTTGAGTTTAAGATAATTTTATATACATAGTTCATTGGATCACTCTTTGGTATCTTCTTTCTTTCATCAAAGAACCATTGATATAATTCACAAAACTTTTCTTTAGGTATATGAGCTGGTGCATACTTATTAACAATAGCTAAGTTAGGATAGAAGCTAGTAACATCCGAAGACATTATAACTCTCTGAGCATCAGACTCATATACTCCAGGTTTAGTAGCACCATGAGCACCGCCTAATCCAAAGTCAGTCTTTACACCTTTATATATAACAGAAGATTTGAATCCTCCTTTAGTATAATTAGGATTTATTTCTACAGTTTTAAACCTTTCTAATAAATTTTTAAACTCAGGTGTTTCAAACTTAACATAGTCTAATATAAGATCCTTAACTTTAATTACATTTCTAAATGTTCTTAACTTCTTAACTTCATGTCTTGGCATGTCTAGTTCTTTACTAAGATAGTAAGCAAAGATTTCTTTACTTATCCTTGGTTCAGATGCACTAAATAGATTAATATCATATCTTTCAGTTAAGTTCTTTCTTAATGCAATTAAAGGTTTACATCTATTAAAAACTTCTTTAGTAGCTTCTACATCATTGATACAGTATTCAATAACTAAATCTAACTGATTCTGTGTATTTATCTCTGTATTATGATGTATAGGCATGTCTAATATATTATCCCAGTCCATGGTATATTCTATCCATTTAAGACTAGATCTCTTAGCCATATTATCCCAATGATTTAGCTTAAACACATCTATCTGTTTAATGCACATATGCCATTCAGGAAATTCTTGAAACTCATGGTTATGTGCTTTCTCTATACATTGTTGCGCATAACTATATATCTCACCGGCAATGTCTTCTCCCTCCATTAAGTCCCATTCTTTGTAATGTTTTATAATATAGTGAGTGATCTGTGCATCAAATGCTAATCCGTTATAGGATATATGCCACTCTTTATTTTCCGTATTTTCTTTAAGAAACTCTAGGAACTTACTAAAGTCATTACGCTGTTTGCATATTGCAAAGACTTTAGTTTCTTCAGTCTTGTAGTGTTTAAATACACCAACAAAACAGTTCACTAGGGTTTCATAATCCATTACCCAGTGATTCATATTTAATAGTTTTCATAAATACAAACATTATCATTACATAATGAACTGTTTGTAAAATATAGTTGATTTACATTGTGACCATTATAGTTAGGATCAAAGTTTATTGCATCCCAATCACAACAAACTTGATCCTCTAACTCTCTTTCACAACTTGTAAATATTAATAATAAAAGTATTATATATTTATACATAGCTACCAATTTATTGGTTCTTCACCATTATTAATTAAGTTTTCATTTATTTTTTTAAATACATTGTCTGAATCCCATTTGCCACCACGGTATGCAGCAGCTGCAGGATGTGCAACAAAATGTTTATTGTGATCATTAGGAATCATCTTTGCAAAAGGTTTAGCTTTAGCACCCATAAATACAAACTCAAGTATTTTAGGATAATCAGCTAAAGTATGTGCAAAAATAGATGAACTCCAATTTTTCCATATCTTAACATGAGCACCAATGTTATCTACCTCACATGTTAGTGCAGTATTTAACATAAGCACGCCTTGCTTAGACCATCTACTTAGATCACAGTCTCTGGTTGCATCTGGATACTGTGTTTGTAGTTCATCAAATATATATCTCAATGATGGTTGTTCTTTATTAGTCTTTGAACAACTAAATGCTATACCATCAGCAACACCTTCTTGAGGATATGGATCTTGACCAACAATTATAACTTTAAGTTTTTTATATGGGCACATCTCATACGCTTTGAGTAGATCACGAAATTTAGGTGTAAACTTCTTGCCATTATCAACTTCTTTAGCTAATTCTAATAGTGGATCAGAAAATGCTTTTGAATGTATTGTATTCCAAAGTGTTTCTGCCCAACTTGTATATGGACTTTCAGAAGCATCTGAAAGCTTATTCATAAATTTTTCTTGTATTTCTTTTATATTCATAATGTGATTTTTGTGTAAAAAAAAGGGAGCCGTCACACAAACCAGCTCCCTAGAAAACAAAGACAGGACATTTTTAGGCTGTCCTACACCTATGCCTTTTCAACTATATCAGGTTTTCCAACCGGAATAATTTTATCTTTATCCTCTTTAGGATATAAGAAAGACTTATAATCAAATGTTTTTGAATTGATTGCAAAAGATTCTACAAATCCTTCAATCTCTTCTGGGGTAAGCAAATAGAATTCTGAAAAAGTATCAACTAATCTTCTTTCTTCCTTGTATTCTTTACCATTTGGTCTTTTACTTTTTGCTTTGATAGGATCACCATTGTCATCTAACTTAGCTACCATGTGGTAAGATTGCTTCATTGTTTTAGTGATAACTGCCATTACATTATCTTTTTCTGAGTATATACACTCAACAAAAGGACAGCTGTTAGTTACAGGTATCATCTTAAATGCTTTAGCCATACTTTGAAAGTCTGGTGCATTTATTAATATCATATTTTTGCCAATTTTTTCGCTCATAATATATTATTTAAAAAGCAAATATAATAAATTATTTAAATAATTGAAGTTCTAGTACTTGTTTTTTAAAATCCTCTTTATCCAAATCCGGTTTATCACATAGCTCTACAGTTTCTATTAACAGAGATACAGGTACATTTAAAATTTCAGAGTAAACATCATAATATTTTTCAGGAAATAAATAACTCTCCATATATTTAGATATAGTTCCTATATCACCAAAAAAGTCTAATATAATATCTTTAGTTAACCCAGCAAACTTTGAATATTTCCCAGCTCTAAACATTTTTATATCATGTTTAAAATAATCTAAATTAAATACAATTATTTCTAAATCATCTGTATGATGTCTTGAGTGGTAGAATTTATTAGTCTCTAAATACTTTGTAACAAATGCATTAAACTCTTGTTTGGTTCGTACCTCTTCTTCATTCTTAGTTACTTTACTAATTTGATATGCACATATTAATACATTTTCAGAATCAATAAGATCATGATTCCAAGTTATATATGTTTCTGCAGGAACAAATCTTATACCCTTTTTAATTCCTAATAAAGGGTATAAGAATACTTTGCTCTTTTGAAAATAAGATTTATAAATTTGTTTCATAGTGTTACATTACCGTTTGCAAAATCATATGGCAAGTCATATTTTCTTTCACTGTAGTGATAATTTGCTAACTGTAGTGCTCTATTTAATTCATTCATCCATCTTAGTAAGGTTTCTTCTGATACAGGAAATACATAGACTTGATCATACTTATCTATAACAACAAATTTAAAAATAATTTTGTAATCTTGCTGCTTTTCATCAACATTTTTAATAACAAGTAGTGAATATACAGCTGCTTGTAGCCAATAATTGTAAAAATCTACAGTTTCTGCAAAGTTTTCTAATGGTTTTGCAGTAGTTTTAAGATCTACAATAGTTATTGTCTTTGACTCATCATCAACTATATACTTATCAACAATACCTTTTAATCCAAATTTATAATCAGATAAATCACATTGTAATTTTTTCTCATTGTATACTTGAATGGTATCCATTTCAAAATCAGTGGCTTCTTGCATTAGTAACTTAGTTACATCATCATTAGCCCGGATTATAACAACACGATCCATACAACGTGCAAATGTATCCGCATCAATTATAGTTTTACCTGTTGTTTGTAGAAATTTAAAATACTCCTCACTCTCCTCTGTTATTATTTTATCTAGTCTTTTACTATCTTCCTTAAACGATTGATATAAATTCTCTTCTTTCAAAGCTTTTAATATCTGATCATCTAAATCTTTTAATTTTATATAATTTTTTGGATCAACAATTTTACTGCTGACATTTCTTAATACTCTTTTTACAGAATCCGATGGCATCTTTAGTGGTGTCATCACGAATTCTTCATTAAACCTATCTGGTTCTAATAGTAGCAGGTGTATTAGTCTACCTTCTATTAGATGTTTATCCATCTTAGTTTCCCTTTCTTTAAGGATATAATCTCTATAAAAGAGTTTGGGTGAGAATAACAATCTGTTCAAGGAAGAGTAGCTGAAGCTAAACTCTCCCTTATAAAACAGATCTTCTTTGACTTTATCTATCATAATCTATGTGATTCAGTATGCATATCAACAAGATCTTCCATATACTGTAGATCTTCTTGAGTTGGAATTATCTTCTCTTTAAGTTCCGGTTTTAGTTGGATACTTTCAGGACTGATACTAAATACATTTTTACTATCAATACCCATCTGAGATGACAATACATCATCATACATTTTTTGAGCAACTTCTTTCCAAGCAATTTCAGTTAATGCATTATCTTTAATTAGATATTCAATCAAGTAATTATAATTATGACACCAGTTCCAACCATTCATTTGTATATACTTATCAAACTTTTTCCTCACGGATTTAAAGTTAACAGTATTCCAAACAGATGAATCTCTCATAGAGTCACTTAAGAATGAAAATAATAATGCTATATATGTATGAGACTTTTGAATATTACAATTAGCAATGATGCTCAAAGCTAAGTTCATATTCTCTTTGTCCCTAGTACCTTGCCAACCACAACCACTTTCGGTCTTTTCCCAACCAAGCATAGTTTTAAGTTGTATATACATCTCTTCTGTTAATACTTCAGAGTCTTCTGTAGCAACATCATTAATATTACTGTCCCAAACAAGTTTTGATAGATTAGCTTGTATATCATTCCACTGATCTAATGATTCAATGTAATAATGATATTTAGTATTTCTACCTATATCTCTTGCTTTTTCACACATCTTAGAGTATCTATCAATATTACTAGCACCATCGTGGTAATATGAACTAAACCATTCTGATTCATATACAATATGAGCATCTGCAGGTATTTTTTTTAGTGCATTTACAACTTCATCAAAAAGATCCTCTTCAAAACAATCTTGATAAATTTGTGCCCAAGAAAGTACATCTGCAGGATCTGCTTGTGCAAGCCATCTGCTAACAAATAATCCATCAAAATACTTTTCAGATACAATACCATAGTCTGCCTGGTGAAAATCTCTTTTCAATTTAAGATCAAACTTTTCTTGTAGTATCTTTACCTTATCTCTTGATAAACTAAGTCTAGGAAATCTATATAATGAATCAGCATTTTTAAGATCATCAGATGTAATAGTTCCAATACCATTCATTATTTCTTTGATCTTTGTGTTATTACTTTTATTTCTATATCTACCACCACTATCACCTGATTCTATATAATGACCCAATTGTTTTACTTTAAGGCAGCCACTTTGCATTATTAAAGCATTATTTATTTTATCCATTTTATTTGGGTCAATATCAATTAACCACAGTTGTTTTAAATCTGTCATTTCTTAATTTTTAAATATTTTCTATACTCCTCTTTAACTTGTACTTTAAAGGTATATAGTTCTCTATTATTAATACTAATTTCTTTACGAACAATAGGTTCAAGATACCTAAATGATTCTGCATCAAGACATTCTTCTTCCTCTAATGCTTTAATCATATCCTCAGCACTATGGCGAGCATAAGAATTAAAGTTAGCTTTATCTGCCCAATAGTTCATATCTTTATCTCTATTAAATCTATACATATAACCATTAACTTCTTTTGCTAGTTTCCATATAAGATGTTTCTTCTTTCTATAGTCAATAGCAGGAATCATTTTTTTAACTAGTTCTCTTTCTTCCTCACTACCATGTTGAATCATTCTAATAAGATCATCCAGTAGTTGTTGATCAAGAATTGTTTTATTTGCTGACTCATTTAAACATGTCTCAGCATATATAACAGGTATTTGTTCATGTCTAATACGATAAGCAATTTGTATAGCTAATGGTGTAATAACCCATTTTTCATACAAATCAGCATCATAATCCATAGAGTTTCTACTATATGTTTCTGCCATCTTATCATCAAATACAATTTGAATATTAGGATCTACATTTGGTTCACCATCTTTATTAGCTAAGTTTTCACTTACACTAATATCCATAGCTTCATAGTTCATGGCCTTAAACATCATGGTGTTAGTTCTAATTGACTCACCATCACAATGATATTTACTCCACTCATCATGGGTTACAAAGAAATCAGCTGCACTGTAATCATTTGTTACAGTAATCTTGTGCTCTCTTAATGCTTCCTTTAACCTAGGTAATGATACCGGGCATCCTGGAATTATAAAAGCTTTTTTATATTGAGTTAGATCTACTACATCTATCTCATCTTGAAACATATTTCTCATTACTTTGTAGGTATTGTTCATGTCAGAGAATATGGCTTGACCCATATCCCAACTTTGTCTAGAAAGAGCAACCTGATATACAGGCTGCCCTTCTAAACCAAAGTCTTCTAACTGCTCTTTAATAGCACCCAAAGTACAATTATAAACTTTACTCATTTTATTTCATTGTCATTTTGATGATTTCTGGATTCATCATCATTTTGTTAAACTTAGTTTTATTACCATTAAAAATAGTTCTAACAATAAGATACTTCAGATCATTAGCAAATACATCTTTAGTACATAATGCTATCAATCTTTCATTAATCTTTGGTGTTACAGTATTTTCATTAGCATAAACAACTGAATAGTTAGCTAGTCTTGTTGCAAGAGTAGATGCAATATCCGCTCTATATGTGTCACCTTTTCCTAGAACACTATTTAATTCTCCAATAATGTAATCTTGGTTTTCATGTGTTAACATATCTTTAGGTGTGACCAGCTTGTCTAGTTTGTTGTTAATAAACGTAGTAAACATAGAAGCAAATGTGTCCCCAACAGAACCTTCACCAATCATTTGGATCATGCTTAGGTCATCTTCAAACTTTTCAAAACTTGAAATAGAATTAAAGAATGCTGTGATGGATCTTGCATTAGTTTCTTTATTAACTAACTCAGGATGCAGTAACAGGAAGTTAATACAACGTGTGTCTATGTGCTGCTCTTCAGCCCATCTTGCCCATACGTTTGCATCAAACTTCAGGTTAGCAGTAATATACCTAGTCTTTTGTGCTGAGTCAACACTATTAACCATATAGTCACCATTATCTGGATTACTAGTTAGTATAATATGCCAATCAGCCGGTAAAGACCATGATATATACTGTTGTCTGTCAACCAATTCCATTACTGCTTGAATAAATCTAACATCTGCACGGTTCCAGTCATCAAGAAGCAAGATACCACCTTTTTTCTTATCAGCAATCCACTCTGGTGCACAGTAAGACATTCTATTCTTACCAGTCATCTTCCATCCTTTTCTTAGATACTCTTCAACTGCAAGTTCATCAACCCATTGGCCAATCTTCTTAGTTATAGTAGAGTCTGCAACTTGTGCAGATGCTGCAGCTTTCTGAGCTACTGTATAAGAAAGATCATCTATCTTCTTAGGAACTTGTTTTTCTCTAAACATTTGAAACTGTCTAACAGGAAAACCAACTAAGTCACCTAATTCTTCTATCTGTGCAAGATTAAGCTTAACAAAATCTAATTCATTTTCTTTAGCTAAATCTAGTACAGCAGATGTCTTACCAATACCTGATTCACCAACTACTTCTACAGCAACTGGGTTCTTCCCTTGCTCTTGTAAGAATCTATTATTCTTTATTATATGGTTTACAAAACCTTTTAATTCATCAATATTTAAATTTACTTGTGCCATTTTAATGTGTGTTTAATTGTATTGTTTTCCCTGGTAAATGATCAGTCCAATTAGATCTTGCACTAAGAACCCACAATGTGTTCTTTGGACAATCTTCTGGAGCTGGTGCTTCACCATCTGTTAAATATATAAGGGCAGTATATCTACCTCTCATTTCATTGAAGTGGTCAATAACCGGTTGGAAGCATGTACCTCCTCTACCTTTTATTTGCCAATCCTTTCTACTATTGAAAGGGGATATATCACTAATACCTGTATCACATTGTGCTACAGTTATTTGATGTCCCGTTTTCTGAACATGAACCATTTCACTCATAAAGTGTTCTAGTTCCTTCGTGTTAACAGATGCAGAAGTATCAACACCAATCAATATATGATTTTTGTGTTTGATCTTAAGACCTGGATTATCTGTATACCTTTTGTTGAATTTTCTTCTCAACTTCTTTGTGAAAGTAAACACGGAGTTACCCACAAATCTTTTTAAATAACCCTTCCAATCAAATGATGGAGGGAGCACGGTTCTTAGTTTACTAATTAATTCAGCTAATTCACCTGGAATAGTTCCTCTTCTCTTTTCAGTTTGCTCTGCAGTTTCTTTTAGTTGATGTTCAATCTGTCTTTCAACTAGCTTCTTCTCTGCTTCTGTAAGATCTTCAAACTCTTCCCATGTTTTATGATCATATTGACTGTCACCATCCATCTGATCTAGTATAGATTCTAGTGACTGACAAGGATTATCCTTGCACTCTTGTTCCAATAAATCATAATACTTTTTAGTACCGGCTTTCTTTGGTAGCTTTAGTTCAGCAAAACTATCTAAAGTCAAACCACCTTCAGGAAGCATGTTTGCATCTATATACTGATTGATCTCAAGATCTGCAGCAATATTAAACAACTTCTTGTTAGGATAAGAGTCTCTCATCATAAGATGACCAAATGATACATGCAATAGTTCATGTTTAAGTAAACCTATCTGGTGTTCATCTGGTAACTTCATAAAGAAATCCGGGTTAATAGATAGTTGTATACCTATACCATTTTTACTGACACCCGCTGTTGGGACGTCTTTTCTTATTTTCTTGTTAAGTCCAATAAGAAAGAGCCCATAAAAGGGCTCTCTTAATATTAGTGACTTACAAGCTCTTGCTAATTTATCCTGTATGTCCATTCCAATTTAATTTTATATCAACGTTACTAATAAATGACCAAGTATTTTTAAAGACAGGAAGCATCTGCTCATGTACTTCATATTCTACTATATCTCTTTCAGTATGATGTAAACTTTTCTTTAAATTTTTAAACATATCATTCCATTCTTTAATAGCATAACTATCTAACTTAAATTTTTCACAAAAGTCTTGTCTTCTACCAAACATTAAAGATTTAGCAAACATCATTAATACTATATTATTTAGTTTTAGATTTTTTATATTCTCACATGCAACTGTATAATCTTCATCAGATGCATGTAGTAGTTCTCTTAATTTTATATATTCTTCTAATTTAATCATTGATTTTCATTGTTTTAATCATCCACAAGGGTAGTTTTTTCTTGTGTATGTTATCTAACCATTCTTTGGCAGAGGGAATGTAGTTATTACAATCCTCTCTTACATGCTGCTCTGCAACATATCTTGTATAAACAGGTTTACCATCTGAATTTGTAAATACTGGCCCGAATTTTCTTTCACATTCAAATATACCTTCACTATGATGACGAAACATTCTGTGTAAGTGATTGCCCACCCAACTTTTTGTTGCATCTAACCAGTTATGTATATGTATGTAATCATCAGGACACCCACCAAACTTCTTTACAGAAGATTTGGCATGAATATTTGGATGTGCCATTAAAAGAAATGTTGTTTATTATCAGTACTAAAATCTATATCATCATAATAATGATCTTCACAAACACGTTGTGTATGATTAATATTAACTTTCCATGGAGTTTTTGTACAATCAATTATCATTTGACCGTATCCTCCATCATTATTAATCCAATCCCATTCTATATGCTGACTTAACGTATCATATAATAAGTCATCCCACTCTGCTTCTACTTCACCATCTAATTTAACATCAATAGTATCACCATTAATGTCTTCATATCTAACTTCATCTAAACATCCGTCATCACCACCACCATTATAATCTACTTCTATTTTTGCTATATTGTGATCTTTAATCACTTGAACTGCTAGGTTTCTTTTTAACTTTGTTTCCATTTTTAATTAACTTAATTTCTACACCGGGGTTTTCCTTATCATATTCATAAGGTTCAAATACGGGTAGAATGTTTTCACAATTGTCATCATCAATCCAATTATGTTTAACCATATCATCTTGCACTGTCTGTGCAGGATTAATATAATCAAACTTGTGTTTAGATCCTCTGATGAATTTAAATGATATCTTAACAGGTAACTCAAGTTTAGATAGTTGTTTTCTAAACCCTTTTCTATACATATCATAGTATTTGGCTGTTGCTTTTCTATACTTAGTTGTTGCTTTGCTGGACACAAAATACCTTCCTGTCCATCTACGTCCATTTTTACTACTTGGTACGTTACCTGGTATAAACCATTTCATAAAATACTTTTAAGTTTAACTTTTATTTCTTTATGAGCATCATCAAAGCCTTTCTCTTTTACAAGATCAGCAATGTCTTTGCTACTGTCTAACCATGTCCCGGATATGTTATACAGCTCTTTATACTTCTTAACTGCATTATGTCCAGCAACATCATTATCAAATAAAGTTACAACTTTTTTATAATTTTTCTTAAAATTTTCAATCATATAAGGTTTTATTACAGTATTCTCTGAGTCAGGTGCAACAACTTCAATGTTATATCCAAATTGTTTTAAACACATTGCATCTTTCAAAGAAGAACATATAATAAGATAAGGTTGTTTAAATTCTAATTGATCTAATCCTTGAAGCCAAGGTTTAACTTTAATAAATTTAAACTTCTTATTTCTTGGTTGATAAATTTTATAAACTTCACCTACACTAGCCCAGTATCCATATATATAAGGTTGTTGTATAGTAATTCTGTCATTCTCTTTAACCATATGATAATAATCTATAGCCGTTACATTGTATTTATTTAATATATCTTCACCAATATTAAATTGTAACCAAAACTTCTTATCATATTTATTCCATGCTCTTACTACTACACCATCAACTTTATACTTTGCTTCTGGTTTTAATGTAGACTGTGTGTATGCACCTTTATCTGTAATAAACTTGTTATAGTCCTGACCTATTTTAAATACAGCTTTAGAATAATCTATATTAAATAACTCTTTGACTAAGTCAATTCTATTACCACCTTTACCTGTAGAAAAATCTTTAAATTTATATTGACCCTTGTCTACAAATACCCACATGCTTGGAGTTCTTTCTGATGGGTGAAATACAGATTTAATCTGTACATTCTGCCCATTTAGTCTTTCTGGTAAATCCAAATAGAACTCAAACACCCATGTACTTGGAACTTTAGATCCATCTAATATGAGATTCTTTGTACTTATCATAGTTAATAGAAAAGGGAGGACGTGCCTCCCCTTTCAGTGTTAACTTAATAATAACTAATTATTAAAGCTCAAAATCAGAACCTGATCCTGAGTTTGCTTTAAATGGTGTTTCATCATTAGAAGACTCTTTCTTAACTAAAGCTTTTACATGCACAGCACGATCAAACTTAAGTAATCTAGAATTTTCTTTGTCTAATGCTTCCATTGCAATTCCATCTTTAGATATACGTGGTAAGTAAAGATCATTATTTACATAACCTTCTTTGTTTTCCCACTCACGGCCACCAATGCACATATTAATAAGTTTAGAAGCACCCATTAATCTGTCACATTCAGTCATAAACTCTTCTATAGTTTGTGCTTCAATAGAATCTAATCCATCTCTCATATCTAATGTTTCAGCAAGAGTAATCATATGCTTTAAGATCTCTTGATCTCTACTAATTTCTCTACCACTTGGTAATGTAGTATCTTTAAATGGAAAAGGACTAATCCTTACTCTACCAATTTGACCGTCATATCTACCTTTAGATTGATCATTATAGTCTCTAAAGAAACCTTCAAAGCCACCTCCAATAGGTGCAGTTTCTACATGTAAATGTATATTGTATGACTCTGAATCATACGGTGTTTGATCTAATGTAATAGAATTAATCTTTACTACATGGTTACCTGGATCTAATACAGGCTTTGTGCGTCCGCTTCCAGCAGACATGTCTTTAGTATTTAGCATAACTTTATTTTTTACTTCATTCATTTTTATTAATTTTCATATTCAATAATAGCATCTTTAACAACTTGTAATGAATTATTTATACGTGCATCAGCAAACATACCGTCTGGTGACTTACAAGTATTTTCTCCATTATTAACTGTTTCAAATACATAACTTAACTTATCATCTTCTCCTTTGACAACTTTGCCAAATAGAACTATAGAGAATAGACCTTCCAAAGTTAAAGCATTATCTATCATTTTACCTACAGTTTTTGCTTTTACTTTTCTGTGTCCATTCACATCTGTTGATTCTTCAGAGTGTGTAAGAAAGAATATATATAAGTCATCTCTCATGTCTTTAGGCATCTTAGCAACTTGTGCAAGATTCTTTGCAATAGAGGTAAACTTATCATAACCTTTCTCATCAGCTCTATCAAAGTACTCAAAGCTGGACATATACTGCCAGTCATCAATTACTAAATTTTTAATATGAGGCATTTTATCATTAACATGCATCATAGCTTTCATAATCCCTGCAGCAGTAGCTGTAGCAGCCATATTGCCTTTTGGATTATCTTTACCAATCATTGCATAATTCTTTTTCCATCCTTTAAATGGTAAAGGTTTATTAGCAATGTTAATTATAAACGTCTCTTTAGGATCTAAATCCCTAATTGATGTTGATTTACCTGACCCGGAGTCAGCTATAACTAATACAGATTGTGCCATTTTATTTACTTAATTTTTGGTTTATACTTAATAATGCTCTTTCAATTCCTTTAAGAACATCTACTATATCTCTTTCATCTGGATTCTTAATTGCAACTTTTTCTTCAATTGCACTTGATCTATCAGTTACATCATTAATAACTTTAAGTTCACTTACAGGTACAATATGTCTCTCAAATCCAGAACTACTAATAACTTTTTCATATTCTTCAGCCCAATGTTTATTGTGCTTTAGTAAATATAGTGTTCTTTTAGGATCTTCTGATTCATATTCAATACTTACAAATTCAGTAAATATATCTTTACCTTTTTGAAATTCACTTGGAAAGAATGATACATGTAGTTCATCTTTACCGGATGGCCTGTATGCCATCTTAGGAATATATAATGCATTTGTATTATCTGTTCTTTCAAAATAATTTAAATGCTCTTTTTTTAATTCTAATACTTTTGCTTTACGCTCTTGTGGTGTCATATATTATCTTCTTTGTTGTTGAGGTGGTGTATCCATCTCAGTTATTTGCATTCTTTCAAATTGTGCTTTGAAGAAACTCATACGTGTATCACCATTTCTTGCTTTTAGAAAGTGTAATACAAGAGTTCTATCATCTTCTATTATATATCTATCAGGACCATAATATCTAATCTTTTGTTTAGCAGGCCGGTTGATACCAATTAAAGTATCAGCATGTTGTAACATTGCATCTGAACCAAATATATCTGATTCTAATACATAGTTACCATACTTACCATCTTGTGCTCTGTCTGGATTATCTATGTTCCTATTTAATTGTGATAAACATATAAACATACATGGATAGTCTCTTTTACATTGTGTAAAGAACTCACCTAATTCAAATAACATATCTAATCTGTTATTCTGATATGGTGCTCTCTTTACTAAAATACTATGATCAAGAGTTATAATAGTTTTTTTACCTTGATGTAAATTCATATAGATATCTACTTGATCTCTCATTTGATTTACAGTCATTGGTGTAGTAATTATATCTACAGGACTTTTAACTCTATTCTTTGCATACGCATGACATTTGTCAAATGTATCCTTCTGTAAAGTTGTTCCTGCACTACATAATTCTTTATATGTTTTACCAGTTAGAGACGAAAATTCTCTTAATGCTGATGTTCTACCAACCATTTCAAAGCTAAATTCTAATACTCTATACTCTTCAGCTGGATTTAGAATGAAAGATTCTCTTACTATCTGATCCTTGATCAAAGTTTTACCTGATCCAGGTCTTCCCCCAATGACTGTAAGAGTATTCCATTCTAATCCATCTGTAATAGCATCATTAAACTTAGGCCATGGAGTTTGTATAGATTTCTCTTTACCACTCTGCCTAGCAAGCATATATTTCAGTGCTTCATTAAAAGACTGATATTGTCCGTCCCATGCTGGTTTAATTTTGCTCATACTACTTTCTCTTTAAAATGATCTTTAGTTTCTGGCTCAACACCATCTCTAACCATATCACAATAATCAGCTAACTCTGAATGCTTTACCTTATGTTTATCTGATTTACAAATAAAATATTGACTTGTCTTCATATACATATAATCTTTATCTCTATATTCATCTATGTACATTACTGTTGCTTGTGTAACCTCATCCCATGAATAATCATAAGTATCAAAGAACCATCTAAATGCATTTTCTAACGTTTTAACATTCTGCCTACCTGGTTTACCACTTGGTAATTTACCTGCAGGCCATGCTTCTCTATATAACTTAAGCATATCTGCATAACCTTTACCAAGCAATTGTGTTGTGGTTCTTTTCTTTGCTACTCTAAAGTACTGATCATATTTAACACATAAACTCTTACCTTTTTTAGTTAAAATTAACTTGTTATCTTTATTATATACTGCTAACTCTAAACTAAATATTTGTGATGCATCTTTTGCATTTACTCCATTAGGAAAGAAAGTAATACTATTCTTTATCCCATACAAGAGAAGTAATTGGTTCGGTGTAAGCTTGTCCTTTAATATCTTCTGGAATAGTTCTAACATAATTTCTAATATTTTCTTTTAATTTTTTATAAGCCTGACAAACTATAGGATCACCTATATCTAATAAAGTTGTAGCTTGTCTAATGCTATGTAATACACTAGCATGATGTTTATTAATATGAGAACCTGTATATTGTAAAGTAAACCCCATCTTATTACATATATAACAAAATAACTGTTTAAATACTACAAACTCTCTAATTCTACAATCTTTACCTAAAGATCTCCATCCTTTAAAATCAGGATATTGTTCTCTCATTGTCTTTAATACTAGTTTTTCTAGTATCTCTATAGTTTTAATCTGATGTGCCTCTTTCATTGCATGTATTTCATCTTCCCATTGTTTGACGTTAAATACAACACTAGATTTATCACTGACTAAAATATTCAAATATTTTTTATATTTATTTTCAAATTTTTTTTTGAATGACTGTATATCATTAGTCATTTCAATTATATCTTCTTTAAACATAATACGTGGTTTGCAAAGATAACAAAAATTGTGTATCTTTAATTATATAATTATAAAAACTTATAGCAATGGCTAAGAAAAAATCATCACCAAAGTCAAAGGAAAAAAAAGTATCTAATGTTCCTGATCCAATAGAACTAACTGATAAAGATAGAGAAAAAACAGTTGATAAGATAAAGAAACTTAGAGGTAGTCAAGTAATGACTCTACCTGATGAAGCTATTGTAAGTATACCTGTATCAGGATCATATCATAAAGCCATAGAAGGTTTATTTTTCTACTTAATGGAACCTATGAATGCATCTGAAGTTATTGCAACAATGCAACATATTAAAAATAATTTTAAAGATGTACCTGAAGAAAAGATCTCAAATAGACAAAAAGCTATTTGGACTATTATGACGTTATTATCTGAAATTCAATGGCAAGCTGATGCTCAAGGAAAATTAGTTAAAACAGAACAAAAAGTTGGTAATCTTATTCAAGATCTTTTAACTGGTGTTGATGGTGCATCAGGTGCAGTTGCTGCAACAATTGAAGCTGCAAAGAAATCTAACGAAGATTAACCCCCGTAAAATCCCCCATTTCAATTAAGGACTGTATAACTAGATTTAGTTCTTGTTTACTGCAGTCCTTAAATGATTTACAATATTCTTGCTTGTCTCTAACAAAACATAAACCTGTTTTTCTTTTAGCTTCAAGTTTAAGTTCTGCAAATGTGTGACCTACTTCATTTGCTAATTCTCTGATCATAGCATGGATCTTTGCAAGTTGTGCATTAGTTCCATCCTCTCCAGCTACACTAACAAATATCTCTACCTTTGTACCTTCAGGTAACTCTTTAATCCAATTTTTATAAAGAGTACCTTTAGCTTTTATAGTGTGAACTAGATCACCATCTACCTTTTTTAATATTGAAAAGAAGTTATTTTTCATATACTTTAATTATAATTCTATTAGTAAACTTATTAAAGTAATGTTTACATACAACTCCTGTTTCTAGTTTAATAGTTTCAATTAGTATTTCATTTTTAAAACTATTCAGTATCCAATTTCTAAATTGTTTAAATATTCTCATGATAATCAGTTATTTCTTTTTCTAATTCATACATAACATCCGGACATAATTCATAGAAGAAATCAGCCATATCCACAGGTTCATCAGTGGATACATTAACGTGTTCATTCCATAAATAAATAGCAAGTACTTCTACTGTTGATCCTGTACCAGGATGATCATGTGTAGCTTCTTCAGCTGGTATATAATTATAGTCTATATTTAGATCCCATTCATATATTTTTTTTGTATAACTCTTCAACATGTTTTCTGTATTCTTTTTCTTTTAATATTTTCTTAAGGTATTCTGCAGGAGTTCCCTCCCATTTTTCATTTTTCATTTGAATGTAAATGTTTTTCATTTTTCCCATTACTTATTCTTTTTTTTATCCAATAATCTATTTGTGTACAAAAGTACATACCTGCACAGAAGGATGCTGCCATTCCTAAGACGGCAGCAACTCCTATAACATAAATTTCTATTATCTCCATCTACGTATATTATTTTTAACTTTTTTACTAAAATATCTTCTAAGAGATTCAGGACAATCATATTCCCAATAACCATCTCTATGTACTATAATGCTATAATCATGCATAAGATCAACATCATACATTGGATTCTCAAATGTTGCAACAACATTAGGTTTACCATAATCATTAAAATATGGTGCTTGATAGTTTTTTCTTCTACTTTCAAGTACCCATTCATCTCTTCTTGGTATGTATCTAAAATGTAATTCTAATACAGTATTATCATTCCAACCATAATCATTATAATAATAGTTTGGTCTATTGTTATTACCTATTACATCTAGTAGTGCCATACCAAACCAAAAATTATAGTTAGGTTTATGAACATGATGGTTATGGTGTTTACCTTTATGACCATGTTTATTCTTATGCTTTGGCTTCTGTGCAAAACTAATACTAGTTATTAGTAATGCTAATAAAATTATTTTTTTCATTTATTTAACGGATTATAAAATTTAACTTTAGTTTGATCAAATGTGCTAAGTGCAGAATTAACCCACTTAACATCCTGAGTATTTTTATAACATAATATATGACATGTAGCAGTCTCAGTAGGATTAAGACGTAACAAACGCCCTATTCTTTGTGCAGACTTACGCTCATTACCATATGCATGCATAATGATACCCTGTTTTAGATTAGGTATAGTAACACCCTCACTTAATTGTAATACACAAGATAGCTTATCTATCCTGCCATCAGAAAATAACTGTAGGTTATCTTCTGAGTCAGGATTTTTAGAGTGATAACTATGATCACACATTCTATCAGCTTGTTTTTGTGTGTTAGCAAATACAATACACTTATGTCCTATATTTCTAATTAAACCTTTAGCATAATTTTCTTTTGTAGGATAATCCATCATGGCTTTCATACGCATGATAGATAGGTATTGTCTTTGCTTTGGTGTTTGAGCATCACCCAATGCACCTGTAAAGTACTGATAGTCAGATAGTTCTGATGTATACCATGTTCTTCCATCTTTTGCAGACTTCTTAACATTCTTTATTTTAGATAGTTCAAGTTCATGTACTATGATTTGATAGTCATTAAGTATATCATTATCAGCTGCATCATCTACACTAAATGTATATCTAACAGGACAATATCTATTAACCATCTTTAGTTTTTCACCAGATTTAGGTGGTGTACCAGTTAAACCTAATATTCTACCTTTAAACTGATTTAAAAACTCATCATGACTTTCTAATAAACTATGACATTCATCTAAATAGACTGTATCATAATCATTTGCTCTCTTCTTATTTAATGACAAGTATGTTGTAAACTCTATATGTGGTAATAAAGATTGTTTACCCATTAAATTTATCTCATTGACCCATGAGTCTTTAACAGACCATTTTGGAACAACAACTAAAACTCTTGTAAAAGCATCAAAGAGTTTTTCTAAATGATATAGTGCAATTCTAGTTTTACCAACACCCATTGATATTGCTAGTGTGCCTCTTTCATATTCAAGTGCTTTGTGTAAAGCCTTGAGTTGTACTTCTTCTCTTGATATTTCTTTCACTTCCATTAGTTTAAGCCTATATTATTATCTTTTAATAGTTTATGTAATTCATGATGAGCATCCATCTCATCAAAATGCTGCTTAATATTGTCAAGTTTAGCATTTATTTCTGGTGGTAATGAAGTTACTTCAAACCCATTAACATCATTTATTATATGCAATAGTGTTTCTTGATCTATAACATCAGGGTTATTTGATAGAAACATTGCAAGATCATATAAATCTTCTTTTTGTAAATTATCTGCTAGATATTTTAATAATTTTATCATATTCTTTTTATTGAAAATCCTAATTCTTCTGCGTCTACTGGATTAAGTTCAATCCAATTGTGACAAGTTCTACATACTGATAGCCAAGTGTTTACATCATTGTGATATATACCTCTACCTTTCTTATGATGGACATCTGTGGACTTATTTGTACATTTAGGCAATGCAGCTTGACACAAAGGATACTCAGCCAAGAATTCTCTTCTTAGCTGACTATACTTTGCCTCAATCTTTTGCATTTTTTTAGATCTTTGTCTCATTTTAAACTTAAATAGTTTTTAGGTAATAAACCTGTACCCATAAATTTGATTACTAAATCTTCATAAGTTAAACCTAAATCCTTTAAGTACATTTTATTTTTATAGTCAGGTAAATATTCAAAAGGCATTTCATAAATATCCTTACCTAATTCTGACTGTGCAAATATACGAAATAAAGGCTTAACTTGTTGCCATGTAACAAATTGTTTTAGTTCATTAACAACATGTTGACCACGCTTCCATACTTTGGTGATTCTTCTTTTCTTATCCCAATGCATTTTAGCTATCTCTTCTCTGTCATACATCTTTAAACCATGCAATACTCTCTTAAATAAGAAGTGTTGTACTGGATTAAGTTTTGTATACACAAGAGTTTGCTTTGGTTCTTTAATAAATAATTGATATTCAGATAGCATACCTAAGTATGTGTATCTTGCTTCTTCTCTTTGTATTTTAAATTGTTCTAACTTTGGTTTTAATTTTATAATTTGTTCTTTACTAAGCATAATATATTCTATTAGTGAGTTATTGATAAATAGAAAAGGGCCCCCATGACAAGAGCCCTTCTCAAATGAAAAATTTATTTAAAAAGATGCGAGGTAACAAAGTCCGCATCAAATCAAATTGACCAGTTAAGGTTGGTCATTCCTATAATTCAAAAGTTTCTTCTTCCATTTCTACTTCTTGTTCTACAACTTCCTCTACCTCCTCTACTTTTTCTGCTTTCTTCTTATCTTTCTTAGCCATTAGCTTGTTAAGATCTTCTTGAGTTACAGTTTTCTTAGAGTCAGTACCATTAGCTTCTCTAATAGCATCAGCATTAGTATGTGCTACTAATACATCTTGTTCTTTACCTGAAGCATCATAGAAAGTTCTTCTGTAGATAGGTTCACCATGTGCACAGCAAATTATACCTGTATCACCTGCTTTTTTAAGATCTCTATCAGGATTACTGCTGTTAAATGGTTCAGTTTGTTCTCTAATAACTATGTTACCAGAAAGTTCTTGACCTGGCTCAAAGCCCATAGCTTTAAGGTCTTCTAATTTACCATGTACTAATGTAGATCTACTTTTATTGTCTACCCAACCTTGTGTATTAAAGAATACTTTTTGTTGAACTAATCTAATGTGAGCATATTCTGCATTAGTTTTTGATACTCTGATTGCGTTACCTTGTTCATCCGGAACAATAGTAACAGATTGTGAATTTGAATTCATGTCTTTGTTTTTGTTTTAATTAATTATTTGTGTTAACTATGACTTATACGTCATCTCTATGAAAGTAGGAATCATCCATCTTCTCTATATCCTTGATCTCATCAAGGTTTGGTTCACGTTCATGTGAGTCCAATATTTTTTTATCTATTTTCTGCTTACTTTTTAAAGCAGATTTATAAAAAGGATTAGTGATATCTGAAGTATAATCATTACCAAGACCATTTAGATCTCTGATCTCATCATCAGTTAAAGCTAAGTACTCTTCAATACTAAGTTCAATGATGCGTCCATTTGGTAATTGATAAATCATATGCAAATATATGTGATTCAGTTATTATACCCTAATGATTTTGAATCAGCACTAATAATAATTTACAGTAGTATAGCTATCATACTAATAGAAATTTTCTACCAATCCTCTTTATATATCCTTTTTGCTTTAATTTATTAAGATTTCTATGTATTGTACTTGGATTTACATCACATAAATCAGCCAATGTATTAATAGAAGGATAACAAGTTCTATTTTTATTTGCGTAAGTACATAACAAAGCATACAAACCTTTAGCTTGCATAGATAGCTCTGGATCAGTTAATATATCTTTATTAACTATGCCAAAGGCTTCCATAACTCTATAATGTTAGATCTCTTTACCCTTACTTCTTTATATTGTACATCTTCATTACCTTTAATTCTTAAGTGAGCATGTATTTTATATTCAGTTGCATAAGGATTACATTCATCTCTATAACCACAATCACTTATAATTTTACCTTTTATATAACCATATTCATTCATAAGTTTTGCATCTTTCATTATATCTTCTTGGATTAAATCTTTAAGATCATACTTGTTATCTATAGGATCAAACCAAACTATATCATTTTTTTTAAGTAATTCATGCTTCCTTTCATTAACTATCTCATCCATTACAGCGCCCTTTTGTTCATCACTTAAATACGATATCATCATCTTTAGTATAAACTCATCATCTATTGAGTCTTTTATTATCTTATATGTTATTCTTTCTAAATTCATATCAATTATTATTATGGACCAAGAGGATGACGTAGCTATATATCATCCCCTTAATCACTACTCACTTAATAGAATAGATATTACCTATTCAAATAATAAACATTATACCCCTATAATGCTATGGTACTGTTTGTATTGCATACATGCAACAAAAAACAATTATACTTGCCTAACCCAAATAGGTTAGGACTTTGGTAGGTTGTTTGATTTTATACAGTTTACTCTGCTAAGTTGCGGTTACTATGTCTCTTATCCTATAGAGAGAGAACATAAGACTATAACAAGAGTAGTTACATTGGTCTGCATTATCATTAACCTCTGCAATTACTCTAGTTATAGCTATATTATTTATTATGGTGTTAACCATGTTGGTTTATGGTAGAAAGTGGTAATATGTGGGAATTGAGACCTCACACACACAACTTAACGCACATAATTTGTTTTTTTTATGCACGGTAACCAAATTATTATGGACTCTGTAACCAAATGTGGTTGCTGACGCCCATAAAAGAATAAAGTGTAGCTACTATTGTTCACTACACTTTATTTAGAACTCTTATCCTACAAACTCTGCCCAGTTCAGTCCAGTTGGTTCCTTGGTATCTCTGTCTAATACAGGAGAACCAGAATCAACTACACCTTCAAGTTCTTGATCTGCTTGGAAATCATAGTCACGAGGATCAACAGTGTTACCTTCTGAATCCGTAATTATGAGTAAGCAGAACTGAGCTTGGTTTCTAACGAAAGCTTCTTGCCCGTTGATCATTCTTTTTGTTCTACTTGCTGAAGTCTTGCAGATCACACTGTTTAAAGGATTACCCTGTGCATCTACTGCATACTTGTGGAAAAATAAATTTTGCATCTTTGTTTTAATTTTAAGTTAATATTCTACGAAGCAACACAGGGGGTACCTGCGCTGCACATTCTAGTAGGGGAGCAGAAATATAGAACGTCTCTAGAACTTAATGCATACAAAATTTCAATTTAGGTGAGAAATTTGTTATATTATATATGTAGGGGGATTTAGGTATACAGCCCCATCCTTTACAAAAAGGTATGTGCAGTAACTTACCATCCCTACATAAACACACCCAAGTATATTAATTATTGCTTATTGGGTAATGATAAATGTCGTAAGTATATGTAAGGTTCGTGTTTATAATGTTTAGGGATAGTGTTTAGGAAAGTCCTTTATGCCCCTTTATGTTTAATTTTTAAATTTTTTAATTATGGCAATTTCAAGTATGTCGGGCGCAAAGCCTTATTTATATTTCTTAGATGGAGCAAACACGGATGTAACTTTTAAAGCAGAAGATTTATTATGGATGGAAAAAGATGGTGCAGCGGCACTTAACATTTATTTTAGATCACCTAAGTTTAACTCGGTTTTATTAACTGATGATAGTGATGTTACAGCAGCTCAAGCTTATCAAACAAGAGCTAACTGTAAAATTGTATTAGCAGTAGCTACAGGTTTAGGTAAACAAGTAATGAAGTCTATTATTGCTGCATTGAACTCTCCAGTTTCAGTTGGAGATCCTAATGCTAGATTTGATAGAGGATTTATTACTGTAGCTGATGATGTTAATAGTAGTTATGTAGATGCTGGAATTACAGCAGTAACATCAATTACATTTGATGCTAAAGCTACTGACGCAATAGCATAGTAGTTTTTTGAAGAGTACAGGGACCTCTGTTGGTTTGGGCCCAATCTTGTTATCACGCACTATCAAGTCCCTTTTCTTCTTTAATTAAATTAAAAATAAATAATATGAAAGATCAAAATCCAGATGACTTCTTACCAGAAATGAGTGAGTCAGAAAAATATGAGGTTGAACAGATGATGATAGATAAAGCGTTTGATAATTCGTACTTGGTATTAACTAATAGAGCTACTATAGAAGAATTATTAGAAAGAAAATCTAAGTATGGAATGAAAGGTATAATGATGTTTGACCCAGGTGATGAGCCGGATGAGGATTTATTTGATGATGTAATATATTATTATGAGGATCTTGAAGAGTATGAACGTTGTGCGGAATTATTGAAGATTAAGAAAAAGAAATTTAAAAATGTATAGTTATAATGCAAAGTGCATAAGAGTAGTAGATGGAGATACTATAGATGCAGAAATAGATCTTGGCTTTGATGTTAAGATTAAAAAAAGAATAAGGCTAGCTGGTATTAATGCACCAGAGTCTAGAACTAGAAATAAGGTTGAAAAGAAGTTAGGCTTAGCAGCAAAGGAAAGATTAATTGAAATGTTAGATGGTGCTGCTAATTATTTTGAATTAGAATCACAAGAACTTGGTAAGTATGGTAGAGTTCTTGGTAGATTACACATAGATAAAATAGCAGGCAAAGATACAATTACTAAAGTATGTGTAAATGATTGCCTCGTAAAAGAAGGACACGCCGTAGAATATAACGGTGGTAAACGTTAATATTAACAATTAAAATTAAAATTATGCCAAAACATGGAATGAAATATCACAAGGGTGGTTCAAATGCTAAAATGCCAAAATCAGTTATTAAAAAAGGTGGGGCAACTTGCATAGGTAAAGTTAAAGGTGTTGATGTATGTGCTTTAACATTAAGACAACAAAAAACATTAAAAAAACATTCTGTACACCATACAAAGAAACATATGCAAATGATGGTTAATGCTATGAAAAATGGTGCATCATTTGGAGCTTCTCATAAAATGGCACAGAAAAAAGTAGGAAAATAATGCCTAAGAAAAAAAAGGATCCTAGAGTAGGGACTGGAAAAAAACCAAAAGGTAGTGGTAGAAGACTATATACGGATGAAAATCCTAAAGATACTGTACGTATAAAGTTTGCTACACCTGCAGATGCAAGAGCAACTGTAGCTAAAGTTAAGAAGATTAGTAAACCTTATGCTAGAAAGATTCAAATACTAACTGTAGGAGAACAAAGAGCAAAGGTTATGAAAAAAACACAGGTTGCTGCAATATTTAAAAGAGGTAAAGAAGCAATAAGAAAGAAGCATAAAAAAAAGAAAGATGTCAAAAAGAAGTAAAAAAGGTGGAATGTCAGGATGTACAATCAAAAATGGTTGTAAAAGTAAATCTGGTGGTCTTACAGCTAAAGGGCGTAAGATGATTAACCGTAAAACAGGATCTAAACTAAAAGCTCCACAGCCAGGAGGAGGTCCACGTAAAAGATCTTTTTGTGCTAGAAATCTTGGGCAAATAAAAAAGTTTAATATTGATTGCAGGAAGACTCCTAAAAAAAGAGCATGTCTTGCAAGAAAACGTTGGAAATGTTAAAATAAATAATTATGGCAAAGAAAAAAAAGAAAAAAGCTAAAAGAGATGCTTGTTACAGTAAAGTAAGAGCAAGATATAGTGTATGGCCTTCAGCTTATGCATCCGGTGCATTGGTAAGATGTAGAAAGGTAGGAGCTGCCAATTGGGGTAATAAGTCTAAAAAGAAAAAGAAATAATGGCTAAAGAAAGCTTACATAAGTGGTTTAGTAGAAACAAAGGTAAAGGTTGGATAGATTGTAAAACTGGTAAACCTTGTGGAAGGAAGTCAGCAAAAGGTGGATCTAAAAGACCTTATCCTGCTTGCAGACCTACTAAAGCACAATGTACATCTGCAGCTAGAAAAAAAACTAGTTCAAAAAGAATTAGCTGGAAAAAACGTAAAAAGAAATAGTTATGAAAATTAATAAAAAAGATAAATCTTCTAAAGTAAAAGAAGATAAAATTGAAAAAGCTAAACAAAAATATAGAAGTGGTGGACAAGTGCAAGGTTGTGGTTGTCCTTATGGAATGAATATGGGACCTAATAGTGTATTATAAATTATATAAATATGTCATATCATAATAATCAAAGTAGTAATAGTAATTTAAGAGTAAATAGAGGTGCAAGACGTACGGTCAACCCATCAGCTTTATCAGAATCAGGAGCAATTTATCAAGATCCAACTGTAAGAAACACTAGAGTTACTTCACAGATTCAAACAATTAATCAAGAATTAATACCTTATGATAATCAATTACAATCAGAATTATCTACAAGTGTAGCTATTAATAATAGTGGTGCAAAATCTAAATCACAAGATCTTCTTTTTATTTTAACTAATAATAATTTAGAAATGGGTGTTAGATTTATTTTTGAAACATTAGCAAATAAAAGAGGTAAGAAAACTCAAGATATGTTAAAAGATGGATTAACTTTTAATAGTTTATATAATCAACTACAAGATATATTAAGTTTAGCAAAACAAGTTGTTGAAGGTACAGCTGGTGATGATAGAAAAAATTTTGGTACATGTAAATGCACAAATCCTCCATCATTAGGTTTTTGTGTAGAAGGGCTATGTATTAAAGCTAATTTTAATTTTACTAAACTAGAAGGAAGTTTATCAATAACAATACCTTTTTAATTATGAATATATTTAAAGATAATAATGATTGGAATGAAAAAGCTATAATAGGTTTTGTAGCATTTGTCATTATGTGTATAATAATGGTTGCTGATCTAGTAACAGGCTGGGTAGGTAAAGACTTAGTAATTAATGAGTTTGTTTATGATTCATTTGTTTGGGTGGTTCTCGGCTGCTTTGGTATCAGTGGCGTTGAGAAATTTGCCAAAAAATGAAATGGATAGGAAAACACCCAGTATTTAGTGATCTAATGATAGGAAGTGTTCTTCTTACACCTCCTGATAATCAATATGAATATGAGTTAACATTACCTGATAATGATGGTACTGCAGGTCAAGTACTAACCACGGATGGAAATGGTTTACTTACTTGGACTACGGTTAGTTCTGGTAGTGGAACTGTCACCTCTATTACTCCAGCTGCAGATGTAGGATCAGGAACAGCAATTACAACTTCAGGTACTCTTACATTTACGGGAGGTACAAATGTTACAACAGTAGTATCAGGAACAACAGTAACATTTGATGCAGCTGGTACCGGTGTGTCTATGACTAATGGTGTTGATAACCGGGTTATGACTGCTACAAATGCATCATCTATAACTGGAGATTCTGCATTAACTTTTGATAATACGAATGAGCTTTTAACTATAGGTGATATGCAACTTAGAGGTGAAAGTAATACTTATAATGGATCACTTGTTGCAAGTTATATACAACTTCCATCTGATACTTCATTTGGTGCTGGTGTAGGATCTGTTATTAAAGTTGAAGATACAAGTAGTTCTACAGGAGCTAATTTACAACTTGAGGGAGGAGATGCTGATGGCACAGATAAAGCTGGGGGTAATATGATTTTTAAACTAGGAGCAAAAACTGGTACTGGTGCTACTGGTATATTTGATTTTATAGGGGGCAGTGGAAGTCAAATTGCTAAAATATATGATACTGGTATTAGACTACCTATTGCAGATCAAGCAATAGTATTTGAAGGTGGTTCACATGATACTACATTTAAAGCACAAACAACTGCAGGAGCTGCAAGAACAATAACATTACCTGATGCTACTGGAACTGTTGCTTTAACAAGTGATATACCTGCATTATCAGTTCCAGTTACTATAGGTCAAGGAGGAACAGGGCAAACAACGGCTCAAGCGGCTATGAATGCTTTAGCGGGTAGTGTTTTGAGTGGTAAATACTTAAGAGGAGATGGTGCTGATGTTACTTTAACAAACATACAAGCTGGTGATGTACCAACATTAAATCAAGACACAACTGGTAATGCTAACACTGCAACTGCGTTAGAAACAGCAAGGAATATTGCAGGTGTGTCCTTTGATGGAACTGCTGATATTTCATTAAATAATAATGCTATTACTAATGGCGCAGGTTATACAACTAATACGGGTACTGTAACTTCTGTTAGTGGTACTGGAACAGAAAATGGATTAACATTAACAGGTACTGTAACTTCATCAGGCAATCTAACTCTTGGTGGAACTCTTGCAATTAGTAATGATGATTGGTCAGGAACTGATCTAGCTATTGCTAATGGTGGAACAGGATCAAGTACAGCACAAGCAGCAATAGATGCTTTGTCACAAGTAAGTGGAGCAACAGCAGGTCATGTGTTAACTAAAGATGGTAGTGGTAATGCTACATTTCAAGCACCAGTGGATACAAAGATAACATTAACTGGCACAACAGTTGGTGGTTTAGCTACATATGCTAGTGCTGATAATCTTAATATTAATGCTTTTGGAACATTTAATTTTAGTCCTATAACATCTACTTTAAAGTTAATGTCACCACAAGATACAGGTGATCTTCTTCAAATAGATGTAACAACACATGGAGCTACTACTTTTACAACAACAGATGATAATGCTACAGCAGCAGATTTAATTTTTACTCCTGATGGAGATGTTCGTTTTAATATATTAGATGCTGATGTTGATTCTTTGTTTAAAATAGCAACTGTTGGTGGAACCAATCATTTTTTAGAAATTTCTGGAGAATCTGGTAATTATTCTAAATTTAAAATGTATGAAGCTGGTGGAGATAGTACAGATGATTACTTTGAAATTGATGTTCAAGAACATGGAGCAACTACAATTAAAGCTGAAGATGCTTCTGGTGGCCAAGCATCATCTTTACATTTAGATACTGATGGGTTAATAATTCTTGATGCTGATAGATCAGGTATAATAAAAATACAAGATTCAAGTGCACATTATGCAGGATTTTCTACTGCAGGTACTTTATCTAATTTTACTTTATATGAAGCAGCTGGTGCTAGTTTAAATGATTTTTTTGAAATATCTACTGCTGCAGCAGGTGCTACAACAATAAGTACAGTTGATGCTGCAGGAACTGCAGCTAATTTAACTTTAGATATTGATGGAACTATAATAATAGATTCAACTGATGGTGTAATAAATTTTGAGGATGATGGAGCTTCTATGGCACAAATTCAAAATAATCTAGGTACTAATTTAACTGTACATGGAACTAATCTTGGACCTGCTAAATTAAGATTAAGAGAAGTTACAACCAATGGTACAAATGATATTGAAATAAGACCTCCTAATTCAATAGCTAGTGATAAAGTTCAGTCATTGCAAGATAAAGATGGAACTATAGCTTTAACTGATACAGCAAGATCATTTATTGATTTAAGAAAAGATGATTTATATATTCAGTTTATGTCTTCACAAAATAGGTGGTATGGAACAGGTAGGGCAGGTACAAGTATAGGTACAGGTAGTACATTAGATGGTGTTGCTATTAATAATAGAACTGCTATAAGCAACGGAGCGTTTACGGCTACAAGAAACTGTACACTACATTCTGTTCAAATAACATTTTATCCAACTCAAACAAATGATTATGAATTTGAAATACTTAAAGTACCTTTTGTTGATGATTCTACTTCTAGTATCACTTTGGCTAAAATGACACACACAGATCATAATGCTAGTTATACAGCAAATAGAAATTATACTAAAACATTTACAATAACAGGTGGTAACACATTAACAGCTGGACAAGGTATTATTTTTGCTTTAAGAAGAACAGCAGCAGGTAGTACACCTTTTATTAATGGTATGTTAGTAGGAGAAATAGAAATGACTTAAAACAATTAATTATGGCACTAGCAGATAAAAAATTTACAGAATTATATGGATCAAGTAAAAAAACAGCTATAGAGGCTGTTCATGCAGAAGGTTTACTATCACATATGGCAGATAATCCAGAAGATGATCCTTTTTTATCATCTGTTTTAAAAGAAATAAAAGACTTACAAGAAGAGATAGATGCTCTTAGAACAGAGATCTCAACTAATAAAGATAAATCTGGAATAACAACTAGTCAAGCTAATGCTATTACAGCTAATACGGCTAAAGTTAGTTTTCCAGGATTTGGCTCTAAAAATAGTCAAGCGTTAGCAGGTAATACAACAACTATATCTACAGCACAAGCTAACGCTATAACTGCTAATACAGCTAAAACTACATTTCCAGGTTTAGGCACTACTAGCACTACAGCATTAGCAGGAAATACTAATTTAGTTGGTATAGGTGCTAAGACAACATTATCATTTGGAGATATGGTTGCTACAACAGTAAAAGGTAAAACAACATATAGTATAGTATTATCTGTGACTACAGATTTTGGAGGTAAAACAGGAAAGTTAACTAAATCAACAACATTAACACTAATATAACATGATATATAATATAAAACAGAATCACACTGGCACTACAGATAATACACTACTTGGTCATGCTAAACAAGCAAATGGATTTACTTATAAGGTACATTCTTGTAAGATAGCTAATACAGATACAACTAGTGTATATGTTGCTGTAAAATTACATGACGGTACAAATACTATAGATATTTTAAAAACATTTTATATAAGAAAAGGTTATACACTAGAATTATTTAATGAACCATTTGAATATCCGGATAAGTATGATTTAATGATTTCATTAGATAATGCAGCATATCAAGTAAGTTGGGTTTGTAAAACCGAAGTATTAGAAGATATTGCTAAAATAGAATCATAAAAAAATACTTTAAACTTCTTTTATTTAAATTTTTTTTATTTATATTTGCCTAATTATTAATTTTAAAATATATTAAAATGGCAAAAAATGAAAATATAGTTGAGCAAGATGAAAAAGATCTTGTTGAAAAAAGAGAGGAAATAACAAAATATTATGAAGAAAATATTCCTCATTTAAAAACTCAGCTTGAATATGAATCTATATTAAGAGATATTGAAAAAACTAGAGCTGAAAGATTACAAGCACAAATGTTTATGGCTAAGAGTCAAGCTGCTCCACCTGTACCACAAGCACCTCAAACTGGACAGACTCCAGAAAAAGCTGCTTCAACACCAGCTAAAAGAACCTTAAAAAAAGCAGAAACTAATGACTAAACCAATTAATATAACAAGGGAACAAATAGAGCAGACTATAAAGCAAATGACTGATTACTTATGGTTTGAGAAAGGAAACTATAATCTTAATATTGTAGGTATCAGAAATTCTAGTACTGGCGCTAATGTTACTAATAGGTTTGATGATAAAATTACATTATCATATAAAACTGGTGAGGTTAAAGATGACAATGGAAATATAATTACTCCTGGAGTATGGAAATTTCATTGTTATGACTGTACTACAGATCCTGGAACTCATTGGGTAGAAAACATAATGAGAAAAGCTGGAGTTGCAATTCTTAAACCTGGTCAATATAGAGGTAGTCACATTATAAGAAAACATCAAGGTAGATATGATGCATTAGGTCAAGATAGACCTGTAAAGGTTTATAGAGATAACAATAGAGATGGTCAATATAATCTTTATGAAGAATCTGTGCAAGAAGGTTTATTTGGTATTAATATACATAGAGCTACTAAGTATGCAGGTAAAAAATCTACACAAGTAGATAAGTGGTCTGCTGGTTGTCAAGTAATAGCAGCCAATGATGATTGGAAAGAGTTTATGAGTATTTGCAGAAAGTCAAAAAAAATATGGGGTAATAGATTTACCTATACTTTATTAGAGAGTGATAAAATATTAACTACATGGCTTTAGTAAATAAAGTAGACAAGAAAGTTAAAATGAGTAAGGATGAGGTTATTAAATATCAAATCCTTACTTATTGCTTTTTAAATGATATACAAATTAGCAATTCTGATTTAATATGTTTATCAATTTTAGCAAAGAATAGTAATGTAGAACTTACTAAATTTTGTGAACTTATATCTACAAATGGTATTTTTAAAAGTGCTCAATCTTGTAGAAATGCATTGACAAAAGCAGAGAAAAAAAATTTAATAGTTAAAAATGGATCTAATAAAAAAACTATATGTATAAATCCTATTATGAATATACAAACAAATGGTATAATATTATTAGATTATAAAATTTTAGGGTTTGAAGCCAAAGAGTCATAAAAGTTTTTTTAATGATGTTGCAAAAGAAGTGGGTGTACATAAAGATGTAGTTGAAGATTTAATTGCTTTTTATTATGGTAAAATAAGAAAAAATTTATCTAACTTAACAGATACACATATTAATATTTCTAATCTTGGTACTTTTAAGTTAAGAAAAAAAAGATTAGAAAAAAATATAAAAAGAAATAAAGATATTATAGGTAATCTTGAAAAAATGACCTATAAAGGTTATGATAAGTATATACCTGTTAAAAATAAATTGCAAAAAATGGAACAAGCTTTAAGCATGTTAAATAAAAAATTAGAAAATAAAAAAAAATTTAGAAATGAGAATAAATAAAATTATTGGAGCTTTTGGAAATTTAGATCAAATCTTAGAAGGTGTAAAAAATAAAATATTTAAAAAGGAAGATGTTGAACAGATAGCTGATTTAAGATGGATGAAATGTGTTACTTGTAAAGCTTTAGATGAAACAGGTAAAGATTGTGCAGTAAGAGGAACTCAACCATGTTGTAGTGATTGTGGTTGCAGTTTAGGTTTAAAATTAAGAGCATTATCATCTAGTTGTCCTCAAGGTAAATGGCATGCAGTTACAACAAGTGATGGAGAAAAAGCTATTAAAAAACAAATTAAAGATGGCAGTAATATTTAAACAAGATGGTCACATATATGAAAGTCTAACTGATGATCTTGAAAAAGATAAGATAAAATGGACTAGTGTTACATCATTTGTAGGAATGTTTAAACCTAAATTTAATGCTGAATCTCAAGCTAAAAAATCATCTAAAAATAAAAGATCTAAGTGGTATAAAATACCACCAAAAAAAATATTAGAAATTTGGAATAAAGAATCAGAAAGAGCTATTGAGTTAGGTAATTGGTATCATGATGAAAGAGAAAAAAGATTATTAGAATTTTCAACAATAGAAAGAGATGGCGTTGAAGTACCAATAATAAAACCTATAACTGATAATAATGGTATTAAAATAGCACCAAAACAAAAATTACTTGATGGTGTTTATCCAGAACATTTTGTGTATTTAAAATCTGCAGGTTTATGTGGTCAAGCAGATCTTGTAAGTATAGTAAATGGAAAAATTAATATACTTGATTATAAAACAAATAAAGAAATTAAGAAAAAAGGATTTACTAATTGGGAAGGTATAACATCTAAAATGTATAATCCTGTTAGCCATTTGGATGATTGTAATTTAAAACATTATAATTTACAATTAAGTTTATATGCTTATATAATTAAAAAACATAATCCTAAACTTAAAATAGGTGAGTTAAAAATACAGCATGTTATATTTGAAGAAGAAGGTAAAGATAAATATGGTTATCCTATAAGTAAATATGTAAACGGAGAACCTGTTGTAAAAGAAGTTATTATATATAAATTACCATACTTAAAAGATGAAATACAAAGTCTTATAATGTGGCTAAAAGATAATCCTCTATGCTAATAAAATTATTTGATATACAGAATAATAAAGTTGTACCTACAGAACATTGTTATACACTAAAGTCTTTAAAAACTATTATGGATCAATATCCTAATACATATCTTTCCATATATCAGTATATATTTTATATGACGTGTCCTGATCCTGATATGAATCCTTTTTTCAATATGCCTGAACATGAGAAAGAAGATATGATTATAGAAGAAATAGGATTAGAAGACTCTCCAGAAGATGGTGCTATAAGACATGGTTTAGATACATGCAAAGAATTATATCAAACACCTACATATAGAGCATATAAAGGAATTAAAACAATGTTAGATAGATTAGCTAGATATATGGAAACTACATCTATTGAGCATGGAAGAGATGGTAATCTTACATCTCTTGTTAATACTGCTGCTAAATTTGATCAAATAAGACAATCATTTAAAGGAGCGTATAATGATATGAAAGATGAACAAAAAAGCTCTGTCCGCGGTGGGCAAGGGTTAGCATATGATCAATTATAAATTTAAAACTATGATAAAAGAAAACGTAAAAAGTTATAAAGTTATTCCTATTGGTAAAAGAATTTTATTAAAACCAGTAGAAGTTGTTGCAGAGACTACAACAGGTATTTTATTACCAGAATCTCAGATTCAACAAAAACCACAGGGAACAGTAGTAGCTGTAGGTCCTGATGTAAAAGAAATAGAAGTTGGTGATTTTATTCAATGGGTTATTGGAATGTCAGTAGATGATAAAGAATTTATACATGAAGGAGAGCGCCACATACTGTTACATCAAGATGCAATAGTATGTAAACTACAAGATGTATAAAAAAGTACCTACATATAAAAATAATAAATGGGGCTATAAAGAGTTTGAAACTAGAGAAAGTTTTATACAATTTATATACACTTTATTTAAAGAACCAGGGCAGTATGATTTTGATGATACTGCCTATCTTTTTAATAAACAAGCTCAGATATTTAATGATCAAGGATTTTATTGTGATAAGCCTTTTAGATCTAAAGATTATATTGCTTATTGGAATGATCAAAAGGAAAAGTGTCAAGAAGGTGTTATATACTATGGATCAAAAAATGTATTCTATATAACCAGAGATTACTATATGTGGTTAAACTTCTTACCTATATTTGATAAAGAAGAAAAAAAATATGGCTTTGCTAAAGTAAGAGATGCTCAATATCATATGGCACTATATGAGTTATTAGCTGAACTACATTATAAGCATGCAGCAATATTAAAGAAAAGACAGATAGCTTCTTCATATTTTCATATGGCAAAACTAATAAATCAATTTTGGTTTGAAGAAGGATCTATATGTAAGATGGGTGCATCACTTAAAGATTATATTAATGATAAAGGATCTTGGAAGTTTTTAGATGAATATAAAACTTTTCTTAATGAACATACAGCATGGTATAGACCATGTACTCCTGAAAAAGTATTACTATGGGAGCAAAAAATAGAAGTAAGAATAAATAATAGAAAAACCAATAAAGGATTAATGTCTAAAATACAAGGTGCATCTTTTGAAAAAAACCCAACAACTGGTGTAGGTGGACCTTGTACTTACTTCTTTCATGAGGAGGCTGGTATTGCTCCTAAGATGGATCAGACATATGAATATATTAGACCTGCTATGACATCAGGTATGATGACTACAGGTATGTTTATTGCTGCAGGATCAGTGGGTGATCTTGATCAGTGTGAACCATTAAAGAACATGGTATTATCACCAGAAGCAAATGATATATTTGCTGTTGAAACTGATCTTATGGATGATAAAGGTATGATAGGTAAAGCAGGATTATTTATTCCTGAACAATGGTCTATGCCTCCTTTTATTGATAAGTATGGTAATTCTCTAATTAAAGAAGCAATAGAGGCTATTAAAAATGAAAGAAGTCAATGGCAAAAAGAATTAAACCCAGAACAATATCAACTTAGAATTTCACAGAAACCAATGAATATTGCAGAAGCATTTGCTTACAGAAAAGCAGCAATATTTCCTCAAGCTATAATATCTAAACAATTAAAAAGAATAGAAGATAAAGAATATGCATATGAATTTATAAACTTAGAAAGAGAGAATAATAAAATAAAGGCAACTAAAACTAGTAAACTTCCTATATTACAGTTCCCTGTTAAAAAGAAATTAGAAGATAAATCTGGATCTATAGTAATGTGGGAGAAACCTGTAAAAGATCCAAAGTTTGGAATGTATTATGCATCTATTGACCCTGTATCAGAGGGTAAGACAACTACATCAGATTCTTTATGTAGTATATTTGTTTATAAGAATGCTGTTGAAGTAACAAGAGAAACAAAGGATGGATTAGAAACATTTATAT